AGTTACCGCAGATACCGGACTTTCGGAGTCATGACCGAAAGATTGAAGCTTCTGAAAATATCTGCAACCACTTTTTTGGGTGGATGGAGCAGTATGAGTTGGGAGAGTTAATATTACTCCTAATACGGGGAGTTGGTACCCCAAAGCCTACTCAGGCGGAGCTCTTCGGATGTTCGAATCGTCCTCTACCCACCAAATTTTGTACGAAAGAAAGGTCTTCCCTAGCGCGATCAGTAGGGCTTGTAAGAGCGGTAAAACTCCGAGCTTGTCTTTAATTCCAGAGTGGGATAACAGTAGTCCTCCGTCCTGTTAAGACGAAAGGTGCTGGGGCAGAACCAGCCTCTGGAGCCATGGTACATTATACAGCTAAAGTACGCTGCACCGGCTGTAACCCGGTTGTCCAACGACTGAGAAGGAGCGTTACCTTCATGTACCACCGCTCGAATTGAGAATAAGAAATTATTCAAGATAGTTCGATACGTTGAAGAAATTCAACGTAGAGGGGAAATGTTCTCATTGGCGGTCTGTAAAACCGTTGCCTTTTAATAATAAATGAGAAGTCGGGCAACTGGAGCGTTACCAGCATTTCCCACCGATTCGGAATATAATGTCAATAGTAGACGGCCTGTTTTGGAGACAGGAGGCTGAGAGTGCAAGTCTCTCTATTCCGACCGATTCGCTTGAAAGTTTTAACGTCCGTGAACAGGGTACTATGATGACCAAGGTGCAGAGGTAACGGGCTGCAGGAGCGAAAATGGAGCTGTCGACTAATTCTAGGTCGCTACCACATGCAGGTAGAAATATTGGTGCAAATCCAATCGGCTCCGCCAATATGTTGAAGAGGTATAACCCGTAGTGTAAGCGGTAACATAGCCCTATTTAAGGGTTGTAAGAGGTTCGAGTCCTTTCGGTTCATTATAATACTCACAACGACATCGAGAGACAACCTCTCATATCTAATAATTGGAAACCTTCGAAGGGATATGATGTTGGAACAATAATGTGAAATCCGATAATATTTTTGGGCTAGGAGAAGGAAAGTCGATTCGACCGGCTGTCTACCGGTGTATAGTGGGCGCGATACCCATCTAGCCCGCCAAAAGCGCATATATAGTATAATGGAATTACACCTTCGCAAGAAGAAGGAGATGTGGGTTCAAATCCCGCTGATGTGTTTCGATTAATGGTATTTGGTGTAACAGTAACTCAGCCGGCGCCGTCAAAGCCGGAGTCAAAGGTGCGAATCCTTTAATATTGTTAATTATCTCTCTATCGCCTAACTTGGTATGGCACTTCATTTGGGGTGAAGAATAATGCTGGTTCAAATCCAGCTAGGGAGACCAAATTCAAATATTGCAATCTTATAAATGAATTCATAATATTTATATGGTTAAAAAAGACGAAATTATAGTCGGAACAGAAGCAGAGTTAAGAGAATACTTTTCGAGTATAATCTCATACTCAGAGAGAGATAGGCTCTACAAAGAAAAGTCTGCTAAGTTAACAAAGCTTACAGCTCTCTGCTTTTGGGTGAATAATGAACTGGATTTTGAAAAGCAATTGTCGTCCATAAAAGACCCCGCAAACGGTGGTGCTCTTAATGTCGGTAAAATCTTTTACTGTGAAGAGTATTTAGGTGGTATGCACGAAACACCGCCACGTATTGACATTATAATGCGCGGTGTCTATGTTAGATTAAATGAAATAGGTGCTAACTTTAAAGCAGCTATAAAAGAAAGTAAGTAAATCACATTCCAGGGTAGAAGAATTGGTAAACTCAGCGGACTGTTAATCCGCAGCCGTAAAAAGCACTGCTGGTTCAAATCCAGCCCCTGGAGCCACTATACATAAGTTCAACTTTCAGACCCTTGGCAGTTGTGCCTGGGAGTATCGGTGTAAATCCGATTGTATAGACCAAATGATTACTGAAGCAGTTAAAATCGCAGAAGATCTCTTAAAAGATTACCCGCGACTCTCAATTGAAAGAATGACTGATATTGAGTGGTTTGAAGGTGTAAAATTTAAAGTCAAAAAAGATGGTATAGATACTGGTCAACATATCAATTTTGAGATACTTCATGATATGGCCTATCAAACTGCCTTTAGTAAAGATGAGATTCTTTTAGAGTTTAGACAGATATGTACGAATTATTTTGATTTGTTAATGAACCCTATTCTATATAAGGTGTGAGATAAATAAGCACGCACGGCTAAGAGGCTGTGAAGATTGAGCGCGACTCTCAATGTATAGACCGAAATGAAAACTTGGTATAGAGCAGTTTGTGATACACATAAAGAAATGTGTCATGTAATGGTAAATAATCCTATTTGCTCATTTACATATTTAGAAGAGGATTCTGATATAATTGATACATTTCTCAGTAACCATTATGGATGTAGTCTACGGTTAGTTCATCATGATGAAGACTTAGAAAAGTTATATGATGAGTATTTAGATGTTACCGATGTTTTAGATCCTGAAAAGCCTTTCGATATCAGAAAGCCAGAATTTAGACATATTAAACCATACTGTGGATATAAAGAATATCCCAAACGAGAGAAAAAAAGATAATTTTGTAGCTCCTTAGAATAACAGTTATTTCGCGGGCCTTTGAAGCCTTGAGACACTGGGGCAGAACCAGTAGGAGCCGCCATTATATCACCCTCTGAGGTGAGACAGATACGAGTAATTACAAGTTTTACTAATCGCGCGTTCAATTCACCAATATCGGGTAACTCCCGACGCGTATTGTAAGAATGTGGTAGGTTAACGGGGTGCAGAATGTATTCCCCTTGCTGCATCGAAACTACTTAAAAGACTCCGGCTAGATAGGAATACTAAATCCGGATGAGGATGATGGAATGAAAGTAAAAAAGCTGTTTAAGGTGATATAATTTTTTGTCCTGGGGGGACATGTACTAAGGCTTAGCGATGAACACTTGCAATGTTCGTGTTGTGGGTTCGATTCCCACTCTCTCCACCAGCTGTTAGGTGATTTTAATACTTTCTCACCTTTAATCTTATCTAGAAGGGAAGTATGGCATAGAATGAGAACAGTAAACTTTATGCTGTGAGTTATTTTTCTGAGCCTTTACGGCATCTCGTAACCAATCGAGAGCATATATGAAAAAGGTGGTATCAACCTTTTCTAAGGCGGGAATAACTGTTGCTTCAAGTCCGGTAAGCTACAATGAGCCGATACCTTGGTTGTAGTGAAACGGAAGAAGACGAGTGTGTAAATCACTCAACAGCACCTTTTATTTACAATGGGCCAGTAGCATCAATTGGTAATGCGTCTCATTTGCATTGAGAAAATTGCGGGTTCGAATCTCCGCCTGTGTCCACCATATTTTTGGGTCTGCAAAACCAAAGCATAGACGTAGAAGCCCTACGCAGCTATAGAGAATGGGTAACTCTAAGATCCACCATATGATTGAAGATAGTAGACTAATTACAGGTATTCATCTAGATGCGAGTGATGACGATATAGAAGTGCTTGAAAAAGTTCTTGGTGTTAAGTTTCAAAGAGTTGAGCCAGCGATGATACCTGCTGAATTAATAGAGGTATGTCCGATGGAGCCATCGAGTGATGTCGGCTATTTAAAATATGTTTAGAACATATAAGCTTTTGTTCTAAACAATGTATCAGAGAGTTATGATACTAAGTATAGTAATTACTTAGAACAAACGTAATAAAATAATTTGTACCCGGGAAGGCGATGAAATAGATAGATGAGTAGCTCTCAGAACGTTTGTGAAATCCTATCGAATCGTAGGCGAACCTGCACGTGAAAGAGAATAGATGACTGTCGCCAGTCAGAACGATGCGAAGTACTTGTGGCTTCGATAAGGTGAAATCTCTTGAGTAACGTGGATTTATTGGGAAATTAGTTCAAAAGCAGAACACCAGATTTACACTCTGTGGACGAGGGAGCATTACCTTCATTTCCTACCATAAATTTAACCATATCAGATATCGCTCTGATTTATAATACCTCTGGTGTCAGAGGGTGGTGATCATTTAATGTTAGAGAGACGCGGTACGTAAATGTTGTGGTAGTTTAATATGGTCAGAACTCCGCGCACTAAGCGCGGCAATGTGGGTTTTCGAATTCCCACCCTAATACATTAGCGGAACATACATTGATTTTCTTAAAGGAGTAATTATCCTATTTGAAATAAGATGGTGTGAAATCCTAACTTATTCTTTAAAAGAAAATGCCTGAGTGGACGAGAGCGAAATTAGAAGAAGCGATTGGCTTAGAACCATTTGTCCTTAGGGGTGCAAGTCCCTTCTCAGGTACCTATTGCCAGCGTGGACGAGAGCGAAATTAGAAGAAGCGAACGCCTTAAGAGTGTCTGTCCTTAGGAGTGCAAGTCTCCTCGCTGGTACCAATTATGCAATGTAAGCAGTGTAACGAAACAATTCTAACAAGAGATGGTAAAATATTTTGCTCATCGTCATGTTCTGCTATATACAATAATAAACAAAGAGTGAAAAAGAAATGTAAAACATTAGATGATTATAAAACTGAAACTTTAATTTGTAAATTCTGTAATTCTCAATACACTGCAACAGTTCAGCGTTCTAAAGTATCTCAATTTTGTAATATGAATTGTTACGGTGCATATAATAAAAAGATGTGTTTTACTAATGACACTAACCTTTTTAAGAGTGGAAAATTAAAGAGTAGAGCTCGTATTTATTTTCAATTAGTCGCAAGAGATGGTAATAAGTGTAGCATATGTAATCTAGAAAATAATTGGAATGAAAAGCCAATTCGTCATAGAGTTGATCACATTAACGGCATTAACAATGACAATAATCCCTCTAATTTAAGATTAGTATGTCCTAATTGTGATTCACAGTTAGATACATTTTGTGGAAGAAATATCAAATAATAAATGGTCCTTTCGTATAGAAGTAAATACATTAGATTCTCAATCTAAGGATGTCGGAGCGTTACCGACAAGGACTACCGAAGCAGTATTAGTATATTGGTTGGATTATGCGGCATTGCCAATGCTGGGAGAAGGGTTCGATTCCCTTATACTGCACAAATGGATAGTAACGGCATCGGGTGATGTCACCGGTTTGCTAAACCGAGCGTGAGCCCCATAAAGGCCATGAGGATCGTGCCCTCTGCTATCCGCCAATAAGCCCTCTACCTCTAGATAGCGAGAGCCCTGTTTCGTAAACAGATGAGAAGTGTGCAAGTCACTTAGAGGGCTCCAAATATATCTAAATTAACATTTGAACATCTTCGTAGGCGCTATTATATTATTTGTATAAGTTAAACCTGCTCTAGCTCAGCGGTATAAATAAGTCTGATTTACCTGTAACGATCGTAATCTCGTAAATCCACTTAGTTGACCCCTCGCGAAGGTTAACAGAGCACTCATGTGAAAACTGAGAGGTCTGGGGTTCGAATCCCTGGGGCAGGACCATATAAAATGTACGCAGATATACAAAGTCAAGATGGTAAGCACATTAAAGGCACTCCTCGAGATGTTGCCTCTTTAATGGTTAATTGGCTTCAAATCCATCCCAATCAAACCTATCTAAAAGTATTAGAACCAAGTGCAGGTACTGGAGTATTACTTGATGCGCTTATTGAACATGGAATTGCAAAGTTTGATGTATGTGAACTCAATGAAGCATTGAGAAACGGTCTCCGAGAGAAATATCAAGTAAATCCAATGATAGATTGCTTGAAAATCGAGCATCAGAAATACGATCGGATTATAATGAATCCTCCTCATAAACAAGATGTAGAGCATCTGATGCATATGCATTCATTGCTCAAGCCTGAAGGTCGAGTTGTATGTCTAATACATAATACTTTTAAGCGTTCTTATACCCCGCGCTATATTGCATTCCGTAAATGGCTTAAAGGAAAAACACATCAAATAATTAGTCTCGATAAAGTGTGGTTTAATAATGTAGTCTCAGCAACTCTTATTGTAATTGACCGGTATGAGTGAGGAACATAGAGAAGATTTAAAACCAGAGCGGAAACGCTTTAAACTCTTTCAATTACGATGGAAAGAGGCATTAGGTAAGCCTGAATGTCCTTATGCTTATCGGTATGTCTTAAATTTTGGATTATTTGCAATTAGATTGCATCACTGGATTAGAAGTGATGATAAGCGGTATATGCACGACCACCCTTATTGGTTTTGGACATTGGTATTGAAGGGTCATTATGTTGATGTTTCACATAATGCTGAGTTCGACAAGCCAGATACTCTTTTTGCATCTGAGACTAATATCGAGCACATGAAAGCAGGTATTTTGAGATTTCGACCTGCAAAGCATAAACATTATGTAGAAGTAGTAATTCCAAATACTTGGACATTGCTCTTAACAGGGCCTGCAAAGAGAGATTGGGGATTTTGGGTTGATGGAAAATTAAAACGCCCGATGAAATACTTCCATAAGTATGGACACCCCGCTTGTGATGAAAGCTAAAATATGTACGACCATACGCATTGGACAATTGTAAATTCAAAACCGCTAGATAAGCAGATGGGTACTATCACAGACTCTGATAACATATATCAAGCAGGTGATATTTATTTTTGTGGTAGAGCACAAGATGGTAAACATTATAACCTTACCAACCCAGTTATTAAGGTTGTATATGAAAGATTTGCAGGATTAATTGAGTACAGTTTAAGAAAGAAAATATATAGATAAATGCTGAATTAGCATATTGGCTTATGCAAATGCACGACGCGCATTAGAAGATTGGTTCGATTCCAATATTCAGTACCAAACAGTGAGAGTTATAAACTCACTGTTAGCGATACAAATTTAATTCCTCTGTAGTATAGAAGTCACTACGCTTGTCTCTGAAACAAGAGTTGCTGGAGCGTTACCAGCCGGAGGAGCCAAAGTATTCTACACAGCAGACTTGCTATCTGCATAATAGAATATAGGATAGACATTCTATTTGTATACTGAGAAGAGTTGGTTCGACTCCAACCTAGCCCACCAGATAACTTGGGCTGGAAGTGTATGGCGCACGCTCAAAGAAGAATAGGTGGAACAATAGTGAAATCCCGTCGATGCTTCCATAGACCAATTAGCAGGAGTCACTTGTCTCAAAAACATGGATGTGTGAGTGCAAATCTCACTGGAAGTACCAATTAATAAATTGCAATCTGAGAGAGAACATTTATATTACGATTATGTTAAAAGTTAATTGTGATGTGTGTCATAAAGAGATAAACGAACCAGGTGGTTTGTTATTTTCTCCACCTGATAAGATTACCGGAAGTGTTTGGAAGTATCATATTTGCAATAGCTGTTATAGTCAGATTGCTCATGATCTTTTCATGAAAAGGGTAGAGCAACCAGCAGATGAATCATGCGATGCTAAAGTAATGGTGAGTAGCCACCATCTCATACCAATACCTCGAGAAGATCTATATAACTCCCTACTTGAGATAGGTGAGGAATATATAACTGAAGCACAACACATTTACGGTAATATAAATGTAGAAGAATGTAAGAAAAAATGGAAAGACACTATTAATTGTATCTTTCCTCGTATTAAAGAATCTAGAACAGGATACAATTTAGATTATACAAACGTTCAAAAGCATCCAGGATATCCTGATCCGGGATGTGAAGTAGCAGAAGTTCCTAAAGAAGAACTCAGAGCTGCATTAGTGAGTTTAGGTGAAGAGCAGACTCGCAGGCTTCAACAAGCTGGTTTAGATAAGATGTGTAATGATGCAGAAACAAATGACCCAACTCTGCATGATTCAGAAGTCAATTTGCATTTACGTGCGGCTGGGGTAGATATTAGAGAACCTCGAAAGTCACCAGGAGTCTCAACTAGAGAAAAGGACATTAACGAATCTCAGGAAGTACTTAAAAGTTGTGAACAATGTGGCTTTCCTGCATGGGATGGATATATTTGTCATGAATGCGGCTTAAAGAAAATTTAACATAAGCGACCTATCGCGGATAGAAATATCTGAGGAAGTTCAGAACATCAAAGCAGCTGATGGGAGAGTATAAAGTAGTGGCGAATGAAATTTACTCGTTAATACCACAAATAGTAGATGCAAGCCAAACAGGACCGATGAGTAGTGCTTCTCGTTATGGTAGGTCCGGGTTGGTGCTTAGTCAAATGATAGGATAAAACAAAATTCTGGCTACGGCTGTGTTAAATGGGACTATAGACCAACTAGAAGGAGTCACGAGTCTGAGAAGCTCGGCAGTGTGGGTGCAAATCCCACTAGTCCCACCGATATGTTTAAAAATAACACAACCAATGAAAAGTTCTCAACCTTTAATTTTGAACCCTTAGTATATCGGATTATTATTAATTGTGCTGAGTTTAATGAAGGTAAAATCACTCTTGTAAAGCGTATATTCAATATTACTGAGATTGATAGAAAAAATAACCTCATTAAAACAAATTGTGGATGCATCTTTTCTAAAGAATTTATTGATGAAATTGTCAAAACATCTGTAGGTAAACTCGAAGCATTTTAAAATGAACTATTATGCAGGTATAGGTACTCGTGATATTGACCACAAAAAGGTCTTTATTATGATTGAAGGTATCGCAAAGGTACTTGCAACTAAAGGATGGACGCTTAGATCAGGCGGTGCAGATGGATGTGATAAAGTTTTTGAAACACACTGTATAGAGCATGCTGGATTAAAAGAAATCTACCTTCCTTGGAGAGGATTTAATAAAAATCCATCGTCCTTATATCTTGATAATCTAGGGAATGTAGCTGATGCAGAACAAATTGCAGAGCAACATCACCCACATTGGAACTATTTAACTCATGCAGCACGTAAACTGCATACGCGTAATGTTTATCAAGTTTTAGGTAGAGATTTAAATACTCCGGTAAAGTTTGTAGTATGCTATACTAAAGATGGTAAAGCATCAGGCGGTACGGGACAAGCAATACGGATTGCTGAATCTTTAAAAATACCTGTTTACAATTTATTCAATTACATAAATAATAATGAACAGAATGGCTGCAGTTCTAGTGAACCGGAATCTCTCATAAGGATTTTGAGCTGAGAGCGTAACTCAGGGCAGCTACCGAATAATATGGATAAGTCTATTTCAATAGCGGATGAAGTTAGTAATATTAGTGCATTAGTACTTCAATACTTTAAGCATGGACATGCTCTTGACTATAAAGAGCATACCACACTTCTCGATTTAGGTTATCAGCTTGAAAATGGTAAAGTATATAGCAAAAATATCGAAAATACTACTTGGCCTACAATTCATATTCTGTTTGCAGATAAGTTTACTCAAAAATACGTTTGGTATCTCGATATTGGTAATTCTGGTAATGCATATAATATCGGAAAAACCTTCAACAGCTTTCCTGAAGTATTAGAATGGTCAAATACTAAAGGTATTGAGTTAGTAAATAGTTATTTACAAGGAAATTAAACACATTGCCCGTGTAGCTCAACTGGATAGAGCACTTCGCTACGAACGAAACGGTTAGAGGTTCAAATCCTCTCTCGGGTACCCATGAGAGTTGCAACGCGAGTATTCCTTTATCTTATCTGCGCAACTCTATTATTTTCGTGCATTTCTAATAGCCCCGTCAAATTCATATCCCGGCAGCTCGAAGTAGATGGCATATCTTACACCAATAAGATAGTCTTAGGTCCTCAGTTTACAAAAGAACAAACACAAATAGCCCTCATAGGCTTATCCTACGTATCAACTATTACCGACATGGATTTCAATGTCGATTTTACCTATTATTATTGGGCTACTAATCTTCCTTCAGATCTAGCCGCTATTACTATTAATATGGATAAGAGTAAGCACTTCCGTACAGTACTTGTTAGTCCGAGTGTCTATCCCGTAAATACCAATAATTATATACCTATAGTTCTCTTCGGTACCACCGTTGCTCATGAATGGCTGCATCTTCATCATGACCTCCACCACCCCCAAGTACAGCAAATTTGCGATGATAAAGTTGTTGAGCACATTAACAAAGTAGTTGATGCGTTTGTCAAATCACAAAAGAGCCCTTAATTCTCCCTGTGTATCCCTTGTTCTAAACGGGCCTAATAGAGTTTTAATAATAACACAGTGTATTAATTAAAACTTATTTAGAACAAAGATAAAACCTGTTGCACTTATTGGTAATATATCATACATTCAATGATATATGAGCTGGCTTAAACAATTACGCATATGGGCATTCGGACCCTTTAAATCTGATTATGTCATAGAAGATGAAGTCTGGGAGACCTTTAATGTAATTGCTACTGTTCAAGTTTGGAACCATCAAACCAAAACAGTTGATCACTTTACTCGAACCTTCGAGTCTTGGGTAAGAGATGGGAATAAACCTATATGTGTAGATAGTACCGGTATATTTGGTGGTGATTTTGAACTTAACATCAGACGCTACGAGGCTATTGACTATTTTAGAAACTGGCTTAAGGATCCTATTCTAAATATGGATAATGGTGTTTATATTCCTCGAGAGCAAATATCCCTCATTACCATCACTAAGCCTCAAGTGAAATTAATTCAAAAAGTTTATTGTTACTACCCCTCTCCCAAATAATATATGAATATCTCAACCTGCAACCCTCTTGCATTTGCAAAACAACTCTCAGTGAATGAGAAGAAACCGAATATCACCTTTATTGGTGTAGGCTCAGCCTTTGCAAAGAAGAATAATCAATCCTCATTCTTCATCTGCAAGAATGGCAAATCTCTTCTAGTAGATATAGGTACGACAATTCCTATGGCTCTTCATAGTAAGGGAATTGGATTGCATGAGTTTGACTACTATCATATTACCCACAGCCATGCAGATCATATGGGTGGAGTTGAGGAACTCGGCTTTATGGGACGCTATGTTCATAAAACAAAGCCGAAGATGCTCATAACTGAAACATATCAGAGACAGCTGTGGGATAGTTCTCTTGCAGGCAGTATGGCATATACTGAAGAAGGTCTTCTCAAATTTACTGATTACTTTGAGGTGATTCGTCCTGAGTGGGTTAAAAAAGCTCCGCGTGAGATGTTTACATTTGATATTCTCGATATGGATATGCAGATGACTATCTTCCGGACTGCACACATTCCGGGATTTACTGAGAGCTGGGAAAAATCATTCTGGTGCAATGGAGTGTTAATTGATAGTAGAATTATGGTAAGCGGAGATACACGGTTTGATTTAAGTCTCTTTGATGATGTGGGTAATAAGAATCTCGATGCAGTGTTCCACGATACTCAATTATTCAATCCGGGATCAGTTCATGCAACATATGATCAGCTTAAGACTTTACCTAATGATTTAAAACAAAAAATGTACTTGTATCATTATGGAGATAATTATACACTCTTTAATCCTAAGAGTGATGGCTTTGCAGGGTTCACTCAACAATGGGAAATCTATAGTTAAGTATGAAAAATTACGTCGAGTGTATCAAATTAATTGCAGAAGTTAAGACTCAGTCACCTTATGGATATAAGAGTGAGAAGTCATTTGATGAGCTTTTAGATATTGCTATAGAGAAGGGAGATATAATCTCGATACATACTAACCCAATATGGGGTGGTGACTTTAAATTGCTCGAAAAGGCTCGAAAAAAGACAAAAAAGCCTATACTTGCAAAAGGATTACACTTAAATGATTGGGAATTTTGGAAAGCTACTGAGTATGGTGCAGATTATGTATTAACAGTAGGAAGAGTACCTATAGGGCTTACACTTAGTAAAGTATGGTATGAACCGCTCTTTTTAGATGAGTTTAAGGAAAATCTTAAAATGCCTCTTATTAGTGCTGTTGATGCTGTGGTAATCAATCAACGCAACCTTCTCTCTGGAGAGAACAGAAATACAACAGACTTCTTTGAATTATTTTTATCCAAATATCCTGTAGAATATACTACCCTAGATGAACTGTTTACAAAATGGAGAAATATAGAGCGTCCACAACTTTATCTCGCATCAAACATCAAACATAAACGAGACGTTCTAATGCGCTATGATGGTGCAATTATAGGTACTCATCTAACATCATTTTAAAATGAGTATTGAAATTAAGCGGAATGTGTTTGGTGACGATGTAGTTTGTTATCCATTGCGATTTGAATACTACAAAAATAAAAAACATGTTCGTCACATGGTCGAAATTTTTAGAGGTGCATCATTTATTGGATATATTGCATTAAACAATAATGCACCCATTATTCATTATAAAGCAGATGAACCAGTGTTAAATTTTATAGGTGTTAGTAACTTTAGTCTTACAGAGCTTCAGCAAATAATCGATGCATGGAAAACATTACAAGAAATGCCTTTTCAAAATGAATAAATACCCTAAAGAATCAATTGTTGCATACTGTGCAGAAGCATGTAAAGCATTGGAACGCTCCTCAAACTTTGCACAGACATATGTAGACTTGAAACAAGACTTCTTTAATAAATTTCAAGCACCTTACGTATTTTCAACAACATTTGGAGCTGCATTCTTTGAAGAAATACATTTTAGGCTACAACACAACAAACCTCTCACTAAAGAAGAGCTAGGCGTGAAGCAATTAGGAGAGTATGATAAAAATTTTAATATATGGCTAACCAATATCGTTTAAGAGATTACCATAAAGAACACAAGCAACAAACCATGATTACATTACCTGATAAGATAGCAGACGCTCAATATTATTTCTTTATAAAGCACATAGTGCCTGAAGGAGTTGAATATTCTTCTACTACAGTGTCTAAATTAGATGAACAGAAGGTACAAGACTTCTTAAAAAGTCTAAACGTAAACATTATATGGAAAGATGTAGGGTATCACTCATCCGAAAAGTCATCAAACAAACAAATGTATGGTATTCTTTCTATTGAAGAATTAACCCCTGTAAAAGTGTTTATACACATACACTCATATACTGACGATAAAAAATATGTCTCGATAGTTACTATCTATTACCCTACATCTCTCGCTAATGACAGTGGCATCACTGATTTAATAGACACCTTACGTAAGATTCAAAGTGAGTCTTGTAAGTATGAGTTTAAAGTATCGACGATTGTATCAGATCAAAGTCTCTATTTTGCGGATTTTGATCTGATAATTCCTGATACTAATATAGAAATAAATTATGGTAAAAGCTTCACAACTGTACATGAATCAATAGTTAAGAAGCTTACTACAGAGCAATCAGGAATTTATATATTTGAAGGCCCTCCGGGTACCGGTAAGACTACCTATATAAAGAACCTTATCAAGTATGTTAAGCGTGATTTTATCTTTATTCAGAATTCTATTATCGAGCAGTTAGATAGCCCTCAGCTCATTAAGCTTCTTATTCAGAAGCCTAATGCAGTGTTAATATTCGAAGATGCAGAAAAGGCCGTATTAAGAAGGGCTACTGATAATCAGTCATTTGTATCAACGATTCTGAGTCTTTCAGATGGATTCTTAGGATCAGTATTAAATGTGTCTATCATTATCACCTATAATGCAGAAGTGAAAGATGTAGACCAAGCCATCTTCCGTAAAGGTCGGTTGAAGTACACACACCGCTTTGACAAGCTCTCTATTGAGGATGCTCAGCGGAAGATTGATCATGATAAGATCGAGGGTATAAACGTTACTCAGCCTATGAGTCTTGCAGAAATTTATGGTGCCCACGATGATAATGGGTATGACAACAGTAATGTAAAGCAAATCGGGTTTGCCAAATAAAGTATAAATGACCGTTGCATTCTTTTCGGTATCATTTATATTATTCACATCAATTAAATATGATTAAACATAAATAATTGATACAAAACGATCATTGAAAGTCAAATATTAAGGGTGGTATGACATCCTTACCTCGCAGGAGGGTTTCTTGGTAGGTGGTAGCTTAGCAAGGGATAAGATAGATATCCGTAAGGGTATTTAAAGCGTGAACTCTATACAGTTCCGCGCCTATTTAACGAATAGGACATTTATACAAAGTGTAAGTCTTGTAAGTTTAACTCAAAAGGTTGAGCTATACTCGAAGATGGAATTAGAAACGGTTTTAAGGCATGGGCAACGCTGGTGCCATAAGACTTCTAACGGTAGCGCCGAGAACACTAGTTTATGCCAAACATCGCAAGTTAAAGACTAAAGCACAGATAGTGGGTTCGAACGATAACAAGTAAGAGCTTACGATCATTACGCGAAAAGAGGGGTGCTGCTTTACAATACCCTGAATTTCAAAGTATCGATGAGTACCCGTAAGGGAAAGTTATGTGGTGTTGCGCATTTTGTAATCCAAAAGGTTATGAAACGCAGGGAATCGCACATCACTGTATAGTGCAAAAAAATTAAATTGTATTAATCTAATAGCAAAAACGCAAAGCCGGTTCCTATCATAGCATGAAGGTGCTTAAGCCTTAGGCTCGCAAGGGTAACTGAGGTTGTCGAAGACTCGCAAGGTCTGAGATGATTAATCTGAGTTCGCACGTAGGGGGTAATTCCCTCGAACAGCTCGCAAGGTTGGCGGTAGAATGACGGTTGAAGGTGTTATGATGAAGAGTGTTAAAGCCTCACTCTAAAAAAGGCAGCACTGTTAGGATACGCTGTGAAGCGTGGAAAAGTTCGGAAAGCCTCTCGCAAGGAGGTAATAATCGAATAAAAGACCTAACTAACAAGCGGTATTCTCACGCCGATAATACGACGGGTCTCAGCAGACTGACGAGTCTCCAAAACTTGTCTTAGAGAGGGCAGCACTCTCACGTCGTGCCACTATTCCATAAATAATATTAATGGAATCCTTTAAACAATATCTTCTTACTGAAATGCCTCACGTGCTTTCTGTAGACTTTAGCTTTCCTAAGCAGGTTCTCCACGATCAAAATAAAGATCTTCTCCGATATTCTAGTTCAATAGAACATTTGACATATAACAACCGCACCATTGAAATTCTACAGCATTTAAGTCGTAAGAGTGATCATACTTTAGTGCGGTATCTTGCAGTTGATAGAGAAACTAGAAAAATTGTTGCATATACTGAAGGAAGGGTACCTAAAAATAATATAGGCTTTACTTCTTTGTATGTGTGGAATGATCCTGATAAGGTACCCGGTATAGTGAGATATATTATGTTCACTCATATCTTACCAGCATATAAGAAGATCTTTTCAGATCAGCATCAAAGTACCGAAGGTAAAGCATTCTGGAAGAAAATTATAGATGCAGCATTAAAAGAGCCTAATAAGTATACTCTCCAGATATTTCATGATAACGTGGTTGAACCTTTCTCTATTAAGAAGTATGACTCATACTACTCCAACAGTAAAGACACCCTAAAAGACTCTACTGCTAACAAGAGTAATATTCAGTTCATACTCTCACTAAAAAAGTAATTGCATACCTAGATAAATAATATATATTACACACATTAATAAGATTTATCTTATTTTGATCTTTTACAATTTATGGGCTCGTACTGGTTTCGACTAAAGGTAATTATATCGTGACCACAAGCCGAGGAGACTACGTTGGCCTCGTTAAAACTCTCGTGGTAAAAAATTAAATGCTAAAAATGCAAATAATGCAGGTGTCACCGTTGCAAACTCTGTTGCAGGATTCGTCCGCAGCATCAAGGGCGCATTCGTTGCTCAACCTCAAGTCGTAATGGCCTAGTGCTGTTTCGCCGGGACTACTTGATTCTAATAAAGTAAATCTTGTAACATTAGAAAGCTAGAAACACTTTACTAATTTGGTTTCTTTCTATCCAATTTTAGGAAACGATTACTGGGTGGTGTCTGTTCTAGTCAGTGATTGTATAATAACAGAATAAGCTTGTACAATGTAAGGTAGAATTAAGTTTAGCACGCGAGTTCAACTCTCGCCGGGTCCACCAATTTCACAAGTTACATATGCTCACAGAAGTAGAAAAGTTTAAACAACATGTTACAGAATTAGCAAAAGATGGAGGACGCATTGTCCACATCTCTGTTGATCCTAATAACCCGCCTAAAGATCTCGAATCTACATGTGCAGAGTTAAATCGGATGCTTGAAGCACCGAGTCTTCCTGATCCTGATGTTCTCGGAAAATACTCTCCACTATGAATCGCAAATCATTCCTCAAAACTCTTATAGGCGCAATTGCTACCGTACCCTTTGCATCTGCTCTCCAGGCACTCCCGTATAGAGAAGTACCGCCATTCAAGCTTAGTAGGCAACCCTTTAAGTTCGCTGATGGTTATATCTTTTATACAAGAGATGAAGCTATAGAGTATAGAGATTGGAATAATGGTATTGTTAGATTTTTTGAAATTTTAACACCATTTGCTACTATTGCGTTTTTAAAAGAAGATCGAGATAGAGGTATACTTTGGGGTACGAATATAGAAAATGAATACGAAAAATACATTGGAAAAGATACATATTTAGTGTACTGGGAGGGCATCTATAGAGATAATGGTCCCTCTGCTATGGAGTATAGAGGTCTTTATGCTAAATATGGGGTTAATAGTATATAATATCTAAGAATCTATTTGATTTAACAGCAATCGTTTCATATATTCATTGTATGAAACGATTTCTTATTTTGTGCGCTCTCTGTTTAACGGGTTGTGAACCAGCTGATCGTGTAAAGCCTTCACCTAATGAATATATCAACAGTTGGGAGGTAACGCAATTTAAATATCAGGGATGTGAATATCTCTCAACGGGTGGAAATTATAGTCAAACCGTAACTCACAAAGGGAACTGCTCTAATCCGATTCATATTTACAACAAATGAAGACACAACTTCTTACTCATATTCAGAATGCTCGTAAGGATCGCAATCCCACTCGAGTTAAAGCCTATCAATATGTCCTCTCTGCCATTCAAGCAGTTGAAGGGCGTGAAGCTCGTGAACTTACCTTTGATGAATGTCAAGCAATAACTGCAAAGGAAATTAAAGTTCTCAAGGAGATGATTGAGAATAAAATCGCACACGACAATGAACATCTCATGATTGAAGTTCTTGAAAGGCTTCTCCCTGAAAAGATTGAACTCAACAAGTATCCTGAAATCGTTGATCAGGCAATTGTTGAAGCAGGCGCAGCATCACCACGTGATATGGGTAAAGTTATTAATTTTATCAAGGTGAAGTATGATACTCGGATTGATGTCAAATATATCAGCACCTATGTGAAAGAGAAGCTCAATGCACTTAAACCTAGTTAAACATTTTCTCAAGACTAACCTTGACGTGATGCTTCAGAAGTCTCTGATAAATTGTCATGCTCGAGGAGTAGATTCTATTCTGTTTGATGACACTCCGGGTGCACGTATCAGAATGTTTATTGCTCATGAAAATCACGAGCTGTGGAAAAATCATAGAGATAGTGATGAACTTTCAGTTGCTATTCATCCTCATCACTGTGAACTAGATATTGATGTAATACATGGCTGCATTCACAATAGAAAATTTACAGCCAGCAAAGAAGAACACTATCTTACAGGTAGACAATATAAAAAGTATCTCTATAAGTCAAAGATTAAAGAAAATGAATGCAAATTCGAGTATCTCGGAGATGCGCCTTTATATGCATTTGCAGTAGACAGAGTTTATGCATATAACCCTTCAAGGATACATCTAGATGCATCGGAGCTCCATACCGTATTTGTAAATCTTCATGAAACTGCAGCATGGGTAGTCTACGAAGGTAAAGAAGATTCAGAATATCAACCAATTTGCTATTCTAATACAGACTTGACTAAGTTTGATGATAGTGGAATGTATCAGCTTATGACTCATGACTACCTCATGAGGTTACTTAAACGAATTTACCCAATTTAATATTATGCTAATACACCCTGAATCAAAAAAATCTAAAGCTGAATTAGTAAAACAACTTGAAGAAGCTTTTAACGATGAAAATAAAAAAGAAGTAACCCCAGGTGAATTATTTAAAAAATTTAATTTAAACATTACACCAACTGAACAATTGAGAGAAAAAGCTGCGAAATTTATGGGATACTTTTGCTGGCTCTGCGTAGGAGCCTTAATTTTGATGCTCTTCACTATTACGTATCTCTTTGTAGAACTGTTAACATCTTAGATTGGAATATTTAAATTGATATGAAAGATACACTTGGAGATAGAATGAAGGCTCAATACGAGAGCCGCACTCGCTATTCACTACCCCGTAGAACCTATACCATCATACGCTTAGACGGTAAAGCTTTTCACACTTACACAAGAGGGTTGAAAAAACCATTTGATAAAGAATTGATTGATGATTTAGACGATGCTGTAAAAGCAATCCTTCCTCAAATTCAAGGAGCAGTATTCGCATATGTCCAAAGCGATGAAATTTCTATCCTTTTAACGGATTTTGAAAAGGAGAATACAGATGCATGGTTTGATGGTAATATTCAGAAAATCTGTTCTGTGTCAGCAAGTTTGATGACTGCTGAGTTTAACCAATACAGGTTCAAGACTTGGGTTAAAGAGTATTCCAAGGCATTATCTGAATCGGATTTACATACATTTTCAGACGGGCAAGTGGTGGGAGTAGAAGAGTTTCGTCCGGCTGCGTTCGATTCCCGTGTATTCACCATTCCTGACCGTACTGAAGTGATGAACTACTTTATTTGGAGAAATCAAGATTGCGCCCGTAATTCTGTTTCTATGGTCGCTCAGAGTCTCTATAGTCACAAAGAATTACAATCTAAGAATTCCACTGAATTGCAAAAGTTGATTTTTCAGAAGGGAATCAATTGGGCTGAGTATGATCCAAGTTTGAAGAATGGTCGGTTGATTATCAAAGAGAAATTTTTTGATTTAGACGAAATAACACCTACAAACATCGCACCACCTGCAAGAACGAGATGGATATCATGGCCTGCATGGAAGTTTACTGAAAACAAAGATCAATTACTCTTAATGATTCCTAACTATACACCTTAATATGAGTCAATCTATATATGGCATTCCTCGAGAGGAAATTAATCGCTGTGTAAGATATGTCTATGACACTACATCATTACCTATTAATAAAGCGAATGATATCAGGTTTGGATACAGGTCTGAAGAAGAGATAATTAGCGGCATCGCCACCCTTAAAGGTGATAGTGCAGATAGGGTTCATATAAGTACAGTGTGTAATTATTTACATAGTATTCATACCGGAAAGATGGGAGCATTCGCGAATAAAAGTTTGATTCAACTAGAAAAGCTTATAAAATTAAATCGAATTGAATTATGAGTATTAGTCAGCAGTATAAAAAGTGGATGCATTCTAACTTGTTCATAAATCTCATTGAGAAAATGAGCATGGTTAATCGACCATATCACAATATCCAGCACCTTAACAATTGCTTTGATATCCTCTATACTCATCCTAAGCTGAAGGAGTTAAATACTCCTATTCTCAGATGGGCTATCTGGTATCATGACTTTGTGTATTCAACAGACAATCCAGGATATAGAGTTAATGAAGAGTTGAGCGCTCATCGTGCAGCATTAGATCTCTCTATAATTGGAGTGTCTCCAAAAGATATAGATGCTGTTACTGAAATTATTCTTGCAACTCAGCACCATTTACCTACAGAGAATGAAGTATCTAATGCAATGTGTGATTTAGATTTAGCAATTTTAGGCTCATCACCCAGCGCATATTCTCTCTACCGTGCTGCAATTCGCAGAGAATGGGTACATATAGCGAATAAGGAGTTTAATAAAGGAAGGATAGCGTTTCTTCAGCAAGCTTTAGCTCGTCCTAAATTATTCTCTATTTTAACTGATTTTGAAGATCAAGCTCGAATCAACATTCAATACGAATTAGATACAATTTAATTATGAACTTTATCAGCTTTATTGGGATACTTATACTGTGGTATATATCTGGGGTAATTATTATCTTTATAATAAACAGGTGTAATATTAAGTCGATGGGTAAGTGTGGTATTTCTGATGCATTAGCAATTAGCATTTTAGGCCCTGCAATACTTATACCTGTAATAATTAATTTGATAGCAGACATATATGATATCCACAAAGAGAAGGTTGATAAATTTTTTAGAGGAGATAAATGAAAACTTGCGTATACCCCGGCAGCTTTGATCCCTTCACACTGGGACATTTAGATGTTATTAGACGTGCATCTGAAATGTTCGATAAAGTAGTAATTGCAGTAGGTAAGAATTCATCTAAGAAGTATCTCTTTACTGAAGAAGAGCGGATTCAGATGATTAAGAAATGTACTCAAAACATTCCTAATGTTATAGTTGATACATTTTCAGGATTACTTGCAGACTATGTTTATGAATTAGGAAGTAAAGTCATTATTAAAGGGATTCGCAATCCTCAGGATTATGACTATGAGAGGCTTCTTCATGAAGTAGGGGCTACCCAGCAAAGAGGTATTGAGACCTTTACTATCTTCGCAAAACCAGGGCTTAATCATGTAAGCTCAAGTGCAGCAAAAGCAGTGTGTGAAAACTTTGGATTTGTAGATGAATATGTACCTCTTTTAGTTAAGCGTGAATTAGAGAGAAAGATTTGGCATAAAGACATTTATGGAGTTACTGGTACTATTGGATCTGGTAAATCATACATAACTGATAAACTTTGTAATTCTTACTACTCTGCTGAACGTCTTAGTGCATATAATCTCGATCTTGATAAAGTTGCCTATGATATTCTACACACTCGCACAGAAGAGGTGTATATTGAATTGCGCCGTAAGATAATTAAAGACTTTATGCTTACCGGAGGTCTTGATGGTATTACTATTGACCGTAAAGAATTAGGAGAAGTTGTATTTAATAATAAGGATGAACTAACTCACCTTAATGATTTAATGAGAATACCGATACTTACTCGAGTTCGGAAAACTATTCAAACACAAGCTCTCTATAATCAGATTATTTTATTAAATGGTGCCCTCTTAGTAGAGGCAAATATGTTACCAATCTGTAATAATAACATAATTCTGATTACTACCAGCCCCGAGTTACAGGTTGAGCGTCTCAAAAAGCGGGGATATACTCAACATCAAATCGATAAGCGTTTTGAGTCTCAACTCTCAACAGTATCAAAACGGGCTCAAATTAATCAGAGCATCTCTCAAGCTGGATGCGGTCAACTCTATGAATATAGTAATACGTTTCAAGAAGGTGAGTATTACAGAGATCCGGACTATGAACGAATTTGTATGCATTTGTATGTATCAAAGCGAAATGTTTGTCAGAGAATGTAAGAGCATTAACTAGATAAGCGAATATTATATCATTGTAATATGAACGTCAAAAAGATTCACATTTTCGGTGGTGGTACGATTGCACACATTGCTAATCATCTAGCTCTCTGTGCACCTGCATATGGTACAACTGCAGGATTATTGTATAGGTTTGCATCAAAGCGATTTTCTGAAATGGATGTTTGCCTTCATCTTACAAAGATGTCTGGACGTGAAGTATCATTTTATGGTCCTCCTCTTGAGACAAACGAAGATGTTTTAAAGAGAGTTGAACTCCTTAAGGCAGATCTGAACACGAAGATTATATTCTTTAACTGTGCATTAGTAGATTGGGAACCTACAGAGGCTCATATACCTGTAGATAATGATGATGATATAGAGCTCGATAAATTCGGGAAATATGAACCCCGTCTCGATACTCATCAAACTGAAGAGGTAAATCTTTGGATTGGTAAATCGAAGAAGATTATTCCTTATATACGTGAGGGTCGTAAAGACATCTTCCTTGTTGGATTTAAGACTACTTGCGGTGCATCTAAGCAGGAAATGTTTGAGAAGGGTCTGAGACTCTGCAAAGAAGGCTCAGTTAACTTAGTTTTAGTCAACGACACTAAGACGAGATGGAATATGATTGTCACTCCTGAAGAAGCAGCATATCACGAAACTAATAATAGAGTAGAAGTATTAGAGAATCTGGTTGATATGGCTTATTATCGGAGTCATCTTACCTTCACCCAATCGACGGTCGTTGAGGGTAAACCAGTTAAATGGTCCGATGAGAGAATTCCTGCTTCAGTAAAGGCAGTAGTAGAGCATTGCATTCGCGGTAATGCTTATAAACCTTTTGCAAATGCAACGGTAGGGCACTTTGCAGTCAAATTGTCTGATACTGAATTCTTAACCAGCATCAGAAAAAGCAACTTTAACGACATCATGAATACGGGAATGGTGTATGTAAAGACTGATGGGCCTGATACGGTTATTGCATATGGAGCAAAGCCTTCTGTAGGGGGACAGTCTCAGAGAATTGTATTCAGAGATCATCCCGGTATGGATTGTATTGTACACTTTCACTGTCCATTGAGAGAGAATCATCCTGATGAGATTCCGATTAGGTCTCAACGTGAGGTGGAGTGCGGGAGTCATCAATGCGGTAAAAACACGAGCGATGGGTTGAAACAATTTGGTAACCTTAAAGCTGTAATGCTTGATCAGCATGGACCTAACATTGTGTTTAGTAAAGATATCGATCCTCAAGAGGTTATTGAATTTATCAATCGTAACTTCTATTTGAATAAGAAAACCGGAGGATATCAATTATGATTGGTATCATTGCACTACTACTTGTCTGTATTCCGTGCTCTTACAACATAGGCTACAGCAAAGGACGACTAGATGAGAATAAACTCAGATCAGAAATTAAAAACTAATAAACGTGTATGAGTAATTCAGTTGTATATATTGTCTTTAATAAATCGAAGAATATGGACTTTGCTCCCTTCAATGAGCAGATTAAAGTCTTTACTGACTCACAGCAGGCTCTTGATTATGCAAAATCGATAGGATTTGTTGTAAGCTATATACCTCCGAACTTTCAGCCGGGCTTTAAGTCAGTATATCATGCTGGTGATGTTCATGTAGAGATCTTTACTACAATAGTTGAAGACCCACCTCACAAAGTATCAGAGTTTGAAATGCGTGACGGTGAAACTTATGTTGAGTGGGAATTGAGAACTAAAACGCAACAATATAATCTCTACGAGAACTCCACACCATTCTACAAATGGTCGGAAGAGAATGATGTATGGTGTCACCATTGTAAGAGTTGGTTACCTGAAACGTGCATTTGCTATTCAAGATAATTTATGATAAAATTAGCATTATTTTTATTCACTTGGCAAGCCATCGGAATGGCAGCATTCTATATAGATTGTAAAGTGCGTGCAGTAAAGAGCATTTCTCTCTGGGACGTATTTAAGACTGGCACTGCAGGTGGAATACTTGCAATCTTAATAGCGTTTAATATTTGCTTCGAGAATGATGGTAGATGGCGCAAAAGCCCTTATCAAACATTCAGAACTGAGTGCGGAGAGAAGATGAGTAAGTTCTTACTATCTTTAAAGCCGATCCGCATTGTATATGAATTCTTCACAAAGGATCGTAAAATATGATACTCTTGTATATTCTATTGGGGTTAGCAGTCTGGTATATAATTGGGTGCATCTCTATGTATTATGCCGGTAAACATGGATGTGACCCTGCGGGTGGTGTAACGACTTGGGGTGATGTATTTCAATGGGGTGTACTGGGAATTATCGCGACAGTATGTGTTTTTTGTACACTCTATGACGAATGTGATGAAACAAAGGACACTCATCTAATTGCAAAGCTTAAGAAATTTTTAACCTCTAGCGTTCGTTCTAAATAACATAATTTAAAAGTGATAACAAGTTACATATTTGAAATAAAAATCGATTAGAACAAGAGCTACACATTAAGAACAATAAATTAATATGAGTGATACAATAGTAGTAAATGGAATAAAATTTACAAAATTTAACTTAGTGCAGTTAAAGGATAAAGCGTTGTACATAATCATGAATGATCATGTTGTCGACTTTGGATATTGGGTTTCAGTACGTGATCATCTAAAGGGAGCGACTAGCGCATGGACTAAGCAGCATCTTGAAAAAGAAGCTAATGGATTCTATATTGCGTTAATTGCAGAGGAGCTGCCTTCGGATAAGCCAACCTTTACAACTGCAATACCGGGATGCAACCCTACTGATCGCAAAATAAACATTCAGCATGTTACTGCTCTCATGGAAATGTATCACAACATGAATACAGTAATCCGTGCAGCAGGAGGTATCGGATTTAAACCTGAAGAGTTACAGCGGATGTCGGCATTTGATTTTCTCGCAACTCTTGCACCTAATAAGATTCGCTTTGCTAATATAAGTGAGAAGTAGAGTTATGAAAGAACTACCAAATGTTGTAATCGCTCAAGTTGACGTCTTGTTAACAAGAGTAGCAAAAGAGCCTGTAGCATCTCGGAAGCGACCTCAACCTGTTCAAATGTTCTATAAAGATCGCATGATTTCTACATCAAGTGGAAGAAAGCGGATTTGGAATGGTACTGGGCCTGCACGCAATGCACTTCGCTGCCATCTAAATCATTTCGTCAAAAACATCATGAGTAGTCAATTCCGCTTTGAATCATATGGTTACTACTCTGACATTAACAATAATGTGGTAACATCTGATGATTATAAGAAATATGAAGAAGCACTTTGGGAGCATATTTTCAAATCTGTAGAATTTAGACCTCTTGTTAATTATGAATGATATAGATACTCTAACTCTTGATCAGCTCGAAGAGTTGTATAAAAAAATTGCACAGAGAGTTTCTCATATAAAAGCTTTCTGTGTTCATGAAGCTAATTTATATAGAAGTGGAAGAGATATAAAGTCAGCATGGCCTTATTCTCGGTCAACTTGCAAAAAGTGTAAATCACCATTAGGGTATATTTGCACCGGTAATCCTGCATCACCTGATGGTATCTGCAAATATGCAGATGACTTAGTAAACTCTACACTTACTGATACCGTTGGTCATAACAAATATTTCACCTCTGATACAGTTAAGTTACTAGATGGTAGCCACTTTAAGTTGCCTGCACCTATTGAATATCAAGAATATGATTGCGACCCATGTTGCATATTTTGCCACAACCCTGCAGATCCTCCACAATAATAATTGCACTCTTTAGAGAATCTATTATTATAAACACACTATGGATGACATAAAGATTATAATGACAAAGAGTCTAAGAGGTGAGACAATAAAACAGGTCAGTATCTCTACTGAGACTCTTCAAAAGCTTCAAACCTTTCATGGTGAAGAAGCGGTCAAAGAAGCTCTTTTTGAGATGCATAAAGAACTCAATAAATAATAACACACTGCTCTTGTATCGGTACTGTTTCCTAAACAGTCTAACCGTAAGTGGATAAATGTAGGTTCGAATCCTATCTTGAGCACCAATATGAACCCGAACTATGATTATCAAAAAATATCGCGGTCTTGGTCGTATTCATTTACGCACTCATCAGTTAGTGCTTAATGTCTCTCCGGATTTCTCTGCATACTACCGTTGGTGGGTCTTTAAGGAGAGAGCTCTCAAGCTTCATCCCCCGAAGTATGGTACTCATGTCACTATCATTTCTGGTAAACATGAAGGACATATTGTAGATAACAATATCAAGTACTGGAAGAAGTTTGAAGGTGAATTAGTTGAATTCAATTACTCACACACACTCTTTAACAGCTGGGATGATTGCACTTTCTGGATTGTAGTCAAATCTCCTAAGCTTGAATCGTTAAGAACAGAAATGGGGCTTACTCCATTACCTAAATGGGACTTTCATATCTCAGTTGGTAACCGAAAAGCAGAAGTCCGCATTCCTAATAGGTCCTAGCATTTTATAGAATTTCAATTATTATATTTAATATGATTAATAAGCTCTCTTTCGAGCGCATCAAGCTTAAAGGTAATAAAACCATATTAATGGTTTCCTCTTCCTGTAAAGAATTAAGTGAGATGCTTATGTTCTTTCAAGAGCTGTATGAAAATCCTCTCTTAAGAGGTAAGTACGATATTACTCATGAGCAGATTAATAAATGGTGGAAGAGTATTATGCCGGGTTGCAAATATTATGAAGTCATTCATGGGTACAACTTTCCTGCTAAAATTCTTAAAGACAAGAATTTCAAATTAGGTAATTTGAAACCTAAAGAATTTGAATTTTTACAGCTCTTTAATGATCGCGTAACTCCTCATAGAAGTCATTACATAATTGGATTTCCTGATGATATTGATAAAGCACGACGAGATATGGTAAGAGCTCATGAGTTAATACATGGGATGTATTACCTGCTCCCTAAGTATCGGAAAGCAGTAGATAAAATTGTTATAGACTGTCTTGATCAAAATTCTCCGATTACCGAGATTGCATATAAAGCATTTAAGTCTGACGGTCTCTATCATCCTGATGTATTTCCTGATGAACTAAATGCCTACCTTATAACAGATAGTAAGGAAGAGTTCTTTGATAGGTTCCCAGAATGTCTTGAACATCAGAAGCAATATAAAGCTCTAAGAAACCAATTATTAGACTGTTTCCTTGATCATGATAATGGAGTAATTGAAGAATATCTAGGAGAATGAGTTGCAACCCTTTAGAACACAATAAATAATTACAATTGCCTGTATAAGCTAATAGTAAACTACGACTTTGGTAAAGTTGAATCATCGGCGCGAAACCGATTATAGGCTCCGCAAAAATATGCCACAATACAAAATACATCCAAAATTCAAAGATGGTGGGGACTTAGTTGGAATCTTCTTTGAAGATGACGGTAAGGAACGTGAACTTCTCGGAGAAGGTAAAATTGACTTCCGTCTCCATAAAGCTTTTGAAGCACATTTAAACAATGCTCTTACCCGAGGTATTGAAATCGGTAAGAAAGAAGCTCTTGCATCTGTTGATAAAAAGAAGGTTAATCCGGTTTGCGGTGTAGAAGGGTGTAAGATTAAGGACGCTCACCAACATCAGAAATAATAATTGATTTAACATAAAAATCATATAATATCATTGCTGTAATACAAATCGTTATTACAGCAATTTTTTATTAACATTATGGCAGGAAAAGGCGATAAACCGAGAAATTGTTTCTCACAGAACTTTCGTTCACATTATGACGAAATTGAATGGGGAAATAAAGTTGAATTAAAGACACCAGATGAATGGTGTAAAATTCTTGATATTCGAGTGCTCGATCCAGATGGCTGGAGAGAGGATAAGAAGAATTGGAACGATCCAATTTCAAAGGCTGAATTCACTAAAAGAATGCTCCTCTCTACTGTCAGTGGTGGATTAAGGAAATAATATGAACATCTTAAACCGCAAAGTAACATTAAAGCTAAATGCAGCATGGCAGGCTATTGACTCATGTACTGTAGCTGAAGCTCTCAATGATATTTGGAGAGGCTCAGTAAAGCCGGTGAGCATTACCTATCTGCGGAAAGACGATGGATCTATTGATTTTGATCGAGATCCACAGTTTAATGCATGTACTTGGGAAGAGTGGATTACTTTACCTGTTGAAGAGCATCATCTATATATTCAATCTGCGCGTCAGCAGATTCGAGTACCTACAATTACGGTATGCTGTAACTTCAATAGAATGCCACAGATGAAGGTCAGCGTCACTAATAAACGTATTTGGGAACGAGATGGAGGTATTTGTCAATACACCAACGTCCCTCTCACTAAGGCAACAGGTAATCTTGACCATGTTATTCCTCGAGATAAAGGAGGTAAAGATACCTTCGAGAATCTGGTATTATGTCATAAAGATGTTAATACTAAAAAGGGTAATAGGTACAATCACGAAGTAGGATTGAAGTTAATTAGAAAACCTAGAGCGCCTTTACCTATTCCTGCATGCGCGCGCTTTAAAGAAGTAAAGCATCCTGATTGGAAGCACTTCTTGTATCTCTAAGAGTTACTTACTATTAAGGCTATAGGGTCAAACCTATAGCCTTTTCCATGTTTTTAGTTAAATAATTACATGGCTTTATTTGATGATTATTATGCAGGACGGTCGGGTGTTAAGGTAGCAGTAGGTAATTCTCCGTCCCTTGAGCAGATTTATATATCCGAGAGATCTATTCCTTCCATAACTCTACCTAAGCGCCCTACGCGTTCATCAACTCAAAATGCCAATGGTGAAAATTACCCGCAGGATTATACTTTATCAGCAGCACCTATAAGCTGTGATCGAGTATTCATATCAACTGCAACCTATACTACGGTAACGTCACCTATTACTTCATACTTTAATAGTGGTACTTCTTTAGATGCAGGTACTTACAAAGTAATATATCTCAGTGGTGCGTTTCAATATGATACTAACCTCTGGGCGACAGCAAACACTAACATGTTCCTCTATTACAACAATGGAGCTGATTATATTCAAATTCCTGCTAACTTAAATTATAGCACATCTGCAAATGCAGTAACTAATGGAGATTGGGATTATACAATTACTCATACCGGAGGAAAGATTTCATTAAGATTGAGTGATACTCCAGGTGTATCTGACTATGATAGTCTTTCAGGTAATATAAATGGTGATCCAAATCCTACATATATTCTCTATAGATTACCATGCGGTACTGATCCAATTGCTGATGAAAATACCTTACTTGATGGATTGAGAATGTACTATGCATTTGAAGGTTCAAATGGGTTAACATTTAATTCAAGCGTGTCAAGTACTTATAATATTCCAATGACTGCAACCAATGGAGATATTGACACAACTACCGGTGTTGTTGGTACTGGTTTATCATTACTCAGGAGTCAGGCACGTTATATTAAGACTCCTAATAGCAGTCTAGTTCAGCCTAATACAGCAAGCCTGAGCGTTGCAGCATGGTTTAATGTAACCTCCGCACAAGCAATACAAGGCATCATTAATAAATGGTCTACAGCACCAGGAAATAGAGATTATTCTCTTTATATTAGTGACTTTACGACAACGGGTAAAGTAGCATTCTTAGTATCACCTGCAGGAAGTACCTATTCTCAGGCAACCTATAGTATTCCTCTCTCATCTAACACTCGTTACTTTGTAGTAGGTGTATGTGACCTTGAGAATGGGTTCTTAAAGATATCCGTCAATGGAAGCTTGTTTGAATCAGTTGCATATAACGACTCTACTATAAATTCAGGATCGTCTGACCTCATAATAGGTAAAGATCAAACTGAAATCGCATATTTAGGGGGTATGTTAGATGAAGTAGGTATTTGGTTCGGTAAAGCACTCACTTATAATGAAGTGGTTACCCTATATAATTCTGGATCTGGTAAGACATATCCGTTTGCGTAATCTAGTAATTTAATAAATACAATAAATGAGTTCAATACGCATTAATAATATTTCAGTACCAGTAATATCTTCTAAAGAGAATGTTATTATTGTACCATCTATACGTACTGAACTTCTCCATGCAGAAATAACAATAAATGAGAGCGTTCTATTTGGTGAATATTTCACTAAAAAGGAGCAGATGTTTATTAAGCTTCCGGTTGAGATAGATGATCGTTTAAAGGAGTATACCTTTAAAGTTGTAGTTTCTGAAAATTCAGAAGATTGGGGAGTATTCTTTAATGAGAGATCAGCTAATACCTCATTGTACTCTATTACTAATTTACCTCCCGTATTAGTTGAAGAAGCAGTAATTCCTCCACCTCCTGCACCAGTAGTTTCAGTGCCTGAAATTCAACCAGATGTTGAAAAGGTTGAATTAATTAAAGAGTGTCAAGAGCTTAAGAATCAACTTGTTGAGAAGGAAGAAGAGTTAGAGTCTCGAGATTCACAAATAATAGAGAGTGATCTCCAGGAATATAAATCTACACTCTTACAGGAGTATTTCTCAGTTACTCAAAAAATTATACAGGAGTCAGAAAAGTTTAAAGTCGATCTTAATAATGTATTTGAGAATTACAAATCTACTGCTGTAGATAACTTTTTAAAGACCATCGACCAGAATAATAAGGAGCTCTTTAAGCAGAGTACTGATTCGTTAAAGTCAAATCTTTTAAAAGAGTTTGCACAATTTAAAGACTCTCTTACCCAGGAAGCACTCACTACAACTACTACGATAGCTCATAATGCAGAAAAATCACAGCAAGAGTTGACTGAGAGAGTTCAGCAAATTGTAGAAGAATTTACTGATGGTAGTATTACGACTTTAAATGAGGCTCGTGATGAAATTTTACATCAGATGCTTTATAGTGTCGATGAAAAGGTTTCATCTAATATAGAGACTCTTTCTACAAACCTTTTCACAGGATTATCACAACCACTTAATCAGCAATTTGATGAATTAAATGATGAGATTTCTCAGCACATTGATGAACAAGTATTTATCCTTAAGCAAGATATTTCATCTCAAGTAACACTACTTACCACACAAGTAAATGAGATCTCAATACCTCACATTCAAAATGAATGTAACCTATATCTTGAATCACGTATTACTGATAAATTCAACCAACTAGACAATACAGTTACTCTAAAGGTTGATGGGCTAATTAAGAGTTCTGAACAACGCATTAATACAATCATAAATGAGTGTGTTAATCTTTTAAAGTCAAACCTTGATAATCAAATATCTTCTTTAGTTGTTGAAAAGAAAGTAAACGGATCAAAGAGCTTACCGCAAAAGGATTCTGATCAAATCTTTAAAGACTTACAGCAGTATGTTGATAAGAATGTAAATCGGTTAAGACAGCAAATTGCTCGTGCTTCTGATTCTGGTGGTGGTTCGGGAGCTCCTAATACTACTACCGTTATATCAGGAGGAAGCGGAAGTACAGTGCCTGGTGGTAATAATCTCGAATTACAGTTTAATGATAATGGTGCGTTTGGGGGTATGCCTAATACTACTTATAACTCATCTATTCAAGGCATTCAATCTGTTGGTGCAAAAATTACTAATCTTTCTGCAGCAAACATAAACCTAACTAATACTACATTAGTCTCAGGATCAATGGTCACTAACGGTGAATTCTTACAGATAACCGTTAATGGTATTACCAAATATATCAGGCTCTGGGATGTCTACACCTCATAAATAATCATAGTAGATGAATAATTATTACAATTTACCGCAATATTTTCTTGATGGTGTTTACGCAAACACACTGAGTGCGAATGTCTATGTTTATAGTCCTCTACTCTCAGGTATTAACTTAAATGACCGGAGTATTGCTCTCTTATTTGCAAATATAGATAGTGTATTTACTACAGTTCAAAGTAATAGCTCTATATGGATTTTAAGTGGAGGTAATGGAAGCAGCTTTAATTCAAGTGAGATTGCTGCAAATTCTGCAAATTGGAATAACACCTTTACTATTGTTTCAGTATATAGTGGTGACTGGCAATATATTACTACATTTGTTCATGATAATAGCGCAAGCTGGTTATTAGACAATAACTTTAACTCTATCGATTTAGTTGCAAATTCTGGAAATTGGCAAAATACTTACTCATTAGTCAATTCGAATAGTGCAGATTGGGTTAGTACTACGATTACTGTAAGAGCTAATTCTGCTAGCTGGGTCGGTGGTGCAGGGTTTGACTCAAGTGATTTAGTGGCAAATAGTGCAAACTGGTCTTCTGTTTATACTACTGTTAGAAATAACAGCGGTGATTGGGAGAATACAGAAACCACAGTAAGAAGTAATAGCGCATTCTGGAATACTGATTATCATTCGATTGGTATAACTCTTGCAGGTGTTCAATCTATCACGACAGGAATTAAAGGTGATGTTGAAATACCATATGCTTGTACCATTCAGAGGGTTACTCTTTTAGGTGACGTATCAGGAACATTAGTGGTAGATATCTGGAAAGATACCTATAACAATTTCCCTCCTACTTCTGCAGACTCTATTACAGGAGGAAATTATCCAACATTATCCGGAACTAATAAATATCAAGACACAACGCTTACGAGTTGGACGGTAAATATTGTTGAAGGAGATATTTTACGGTTTAATGTATTAACGGCTGCAACACTAGCTCGTGCTCATTTAATTTTAAAGGTGGTAAAGGTTTAATTATGCTTTCTTACAAATATATAATAGACACACAACAACATGGAGTATCTGATGATTATATTGCCCGAGTTTGTGTATGGCATAATGTATATGGAGATAAAACAGTAATGTTTTATTTTTCAGAAATGCCTACAGAAGCACAGATAATTACTGAAGCGAATCGGTACATTACTAACATCAATACAATATCTGCTAACGGATAAATATGCCTTCAACAATTTACGTAGACTATCTCAGCGGAAATGATGCTAATAACGGATTAACTTTTGCAACTCGAAAGAAGACTTTGAGCGGTGCAAGTTTAACATCTGTTGCATCTGCCGGTGATGAAATTAGAGTAATGCAGTCTGATAATCCTATTAATTTAGATAATGGTGCCTGGACAAATTTAGGTACATTCGTCACATTAACTGCAAACCCTGTACAGCATCTCTATTATGATGGTGCATGGACTGCAGGGTCTGGTGTAACCGCCTCTACGAGCACTACCCGTAAACAAGGAGCTAATTCGTCTGTGTTTACTGTTGCAGCAGGATGGGCTGCAGATACTAATTTAGGGTATTATCCATTAACTGCAGTACGTGACCTCTCACCTTACAGTGCAATAAGCTTCTGGTTATACTTTGTTACTGCATCTATTAATATCGATGCACTCAGAGTTAATTTGTGTTCTGACGGCTTAGGTGCTGTACCAGTTAATACACTCTATGTATCAGCAGGTAAACCGCCCGGTACCGTAGCAGCTAACACCTGGATCCCTATAACAATTAGAGGAACGTTTGGTACAAACATAAGTTCTATTGCTATAACTTCATCGGTTGACCCTGGTGCATTTACGTTTCATATTGATAATGTCTTTGCAACAAATAATATCAACCTTCAAGGAATTATAGGTAAAAATACTGAAGCAGATCCGACTTGGTGGGCAATTCGTGCAGTTGAAAATACAAAAATCTTGATTGAAGGTCAACCGAATTCCTCTGCTGGTACTGCAAGTAGAGGGTATGTTGGGACTACAGAAACTGCCCCAGTATATTATAGAGATCCAATCCCATTAGGAATGCAAATTGTTGCCCTTAACAATATCTTTACGTTTATGGCTAATGGGTCTGCCAATAACTACATTAATATTAGCGGGGGATGGAATAAGACAGATATGACAACACAGCCTGCAGGTGCTGTTACATTCTTTTCACCATTAAATGCATATGGTAATGTGTTCTTCCTGTCTAATACAAATTATTTGAAGTTTTCAAGATTTATAACCTCTCGGGCAAATTGCAGTTATTACACCAGCAATAATAATTGCAATTTTCTTGAAATATATAATGATGGTGGGACCTCTCATACTGGTGCTGCTTACAGCTTAAACATGGCTGCAACGCATGGCCGCCGTCTTAAATTTGTAAAGTGTTGGGCGAATACCAGCGGTGCCGGTACAACGTTTACACGAGGTGTAGGGTGGGAGGTTAATAATATGCTACTCTATTCGAATGTCGCAGACGGCTGGAATTCAAACGTGAACTGGGCTTCTACCTTTTCTGCAGTCGATTTTAGTAATAATGCTTCTGATGGTCTTGATGCAACAGCAATGAGAGACTGTGCTTTGTATAATGTAAAATTTACTCGTAATACATCAAGAGGTCTTGCATTTACCACATGCTCAAATAATACATTCTATGATCCTGTTATAGCTTTAAATTCTAATGTGGCCTTTGCACCTATTAATTCATACAACACCTTGATGTATAATCTCTCGACATATTCAAATACTGTTGGATGCTTTACATTAGGTGCTGGTCCTTCAGAAATATATTTGTATAATTTTAGAAGAGGAGAAGCAACCATTGTCAATACTTATACAGATTATGAGCATGCTCGAATCATTTCTATTAATGAACAAGGAGTGCCTGATAGCCATTTTATATATACTGATAATGGTCTGATAACTACAGATTCAACTATTATTCATGGCACTACAGGTATTTCGTGGAAGCTGTCTCCAACATCAACTATACGAGATGATCTATATCCTCTTACTCAAAGAATTGGACATGTCCTTTGTCAGGCTAATTTACCTCTTTCTGCAAGTGTATGGATGTACCGCAATAATACGAATATTACTGGAAGATTTAAATGTCCGGTTGATCAATTATCAGGTGTTAATGTAAATCAGTCTGTCTTAATGACAGCTGCATCAGGCGTATGGGAAAAGCTTACTTTAGCAATCACACCGACTCAAACAGGATTTGTAGAATTCTATGTTGATGCATATGGCGGTACGACCAGTAGCGTATATTGGGATGATTTCTCTTGTACTTCAACTGTGTTAGATGCATCATCAGGTGATTATGCCTTCTTACGAGAGGGTGTTATTGTTACTCCTGCAGTTTTAGGGTCTGCTAGCGCACCAGTTGAAAATACCCAAATGAATTGGACATTCTCTTAATTAAATCTCATAGAGATTTAGAATTATCATTGATATATCTAGATTATTGATTATATTAATAATGCAAATCGTCAACAATACAAAAAATACGAATAATATATACATATGGCACAAGATGTTCTAAAGGTCACCCCTATATCTTCTTTTAAGACTGGGCAGCATGTACAAATCGAGCTTTCCCTTGGAGGAAAGAAGATGAGTGAACTAGGTATGCTCTCTCTGACTAATACTGAATATGACAAGCTTCTCAATATCTTGAGAGCAGGTTGTGTTCATACTGGTACCTATCTCGAAGAACCTACAGAGTAAAACTTACTCTATGTTAAGTGATATTAAAGATGAGGTACTTAAGATCTTTCATAAGTCTAAAGTAAAGTACATTGAAATATCACCTCAAAAGGTAGATTCAAAAAAGTATATAATTTGGATGTTTAGCAATCGGTTAGCTATCATGGTTATTGAGCATTCAACAAATCCTAATCTGTTTCAGTTTTGGGGTATTGATATAAACCACTATACGAGTATACCAGAATTTATTCCCCCTCCTATAAGAGATAATATGCAACGTTCTGCATTCTCGCAGATTCCTTCTTTAGAACACTTTCTAAAGGTTGCAAGTAAAGTATCCACAATTCAAAACATATAAATTAACATGTATTCTATAAAGGGTTTCTTTGACAAGATTGATGAAACTGGTGCGCGTGAGGTCCACTTTGAGAATATCGAGTGGCCTGAAATTTATCCGAAGATAATAGCGCAGAAATTAAAGATAAATGAAGATGATGTAACAGATCATCTCATGTCTGAAATAACTGAACAGTGTGTAGCATACTATGTATTAGTTGATTTCTTTAATCTCTATTGCTATAACCTCTTAGACTTTAGTTTAGGTAAAGGAATGGAAGAGTTGAAGTATGAGAGGAAAGTCTTTGTAAATGAAAGTCTTGAGAATAAAATTAGAGATAAGTATGAGCATTACTGTGATAAACTCTTTACCTATATCTTTAAAGTTCTAGAGGCTAATTGTTATCATGAGTTTGGTTATATACATAATCAAGAAGAGTGTTACAATGATGGAATTGATTATAATGAAATTGTAATGCATATACCCCTTCATCTGAGAAAGAAAATTTGTAAAGTGAAGTTTTCTTCCAAAGAAACATTAAAGAAGAATTTTTCATATACAGATATAGAGACACTTTTCAAGATTGATGAATTATGGGAAAGTGAATATGGGGGGCCATTGTGGGGTGATGGTGCAGAATTTTTAGCATCCGCACATAAATGTAAAACGATTCATGATAAATTCATTTGGATTGATAAAGTTTTAGATTTATATCATAATACTGGACATATTCTCAATAAATCGATCTTTAATGTTTTATCGTTCAATGATAATAATAAGTGTCTCACAAGTTTTATAGGAAATTACTTTACCCACATAAGAGGTATAGATATAAGGGAATTAGAAAATTCAGAAGAGAGCGGTAGAAAGGTAGGGCTTAAGGCTGCAGTGAATCCTCTTGACCTGAGAGCAGATCATATTAGAAAAGTTTCTGATTATTGTGAGTACTATTCAAAGTATTTTATTGATACATTTGCACGTAATGTTATTATCGCAAACAAACATAAAATAGTATGATCTGTAGATGTAAAAAAGAAGTCGAAACTGAGCGGGCTGAATTAGGTCTTACGGTGTGCCTTTCTTGTGCAAAGAAGGGTATTGCGCAGCCTGCACCCTATAAGGGGGTTATGGTTTATAGTCATAAGACTGCAGGAGAGGTGAATATTATGTCTCCGGAATGCTTTCGAGACTTTAAACGTTTAAACCCTACTCATCGTAATGCAGGACGGGGATCTGGAGTTCATGTAGTAACTAAGACAACATCGAGAATATGAGGAAATACAATTATAATGCGATAGAGCTCAAGATTATTAGATATACTCTACTATTTACAGCATTTATATGTTCGGTTATATCAAATGTAGGGGTCCTTCTTTCATTCTATAAACATCACAGCTTTTCAATTGCATTTCCACTTATCATAGTATCATTGTATTGGATAGGGATTCTCCTTTATATCCATAAATCTAAAAAAATATGATATTTCAAATTACTTCAGACTATAAAAGATTAGCAACAAAGTATGCTAAATTTCTCGAGACTCTACAGGTTCAATACTTCTCTATTGTAACCGGTACGTTTCAACCTCTCTATGTAGTCGATATGCTTGGATCTGTTCCGGTTTATACTGAATGGTATGATAACGAGAAGAATTGTAGAGAGTTTACCGATACATATTGGCTTGGTAATCTGGGTAATGAAGCATATTCGTTCAAGGTAACTCATGCTATATTATAGACGTAAAAAGGAACCTGAAGCTACTAATGAATGTCAGCGGATGTTTGATGTAGAGAAGTTTAAGCATCTCAAAGTTACACTAAACGAGATACACAAAGAAAAGCATCTAGATCATATTTCAGATTGGCATTGGATTGCATTAAATCTAAATACCCTTCATGATAACACCCATTGGTGGATAAATGAGGATAAAAAGAAGAAGGGTGGATATGCACAGTGCTTTGCGCGGGATGAATATGAAAGAGGTCATCATTATCGCTATACTTGGAAATATGAGAACCCTACAAAGATTATCATAAAGTTTGAATATGAAGTTACTAACTAAAAGCTGGAGATCTATAGATATCCCTCTTAATGTAAATATTTCTCAAGTGGCTCGGAAATACTATGCGCTGTCGTATATAGTTAAGATTGAAAAGGCCGCAGCAGTATATTTATATCCAGAACATCTAATTATTGATATTGGTACAGAGCACGCTTATTACAAACAAGAATATTCAATCTCTTCTATTCACTCGAAAATATTAAAGAAGTATTTAGATGGAGAAGTCATTCCATCTAAGGTCATCATATCGGTTAAACAGCGTTTAGAACGAAGGATCGCTTGATCTAAACGGGTTGTTTAATTAATGAGTGTGTAATTATTATTTCAAATCAAAATTGTTTAGAACAAAGCCTACGAACATGTAGGCTTTTTTACTTTATGAGTATAAATAATTAATATGGCATGGGTAAATCAAAATGTTTGTCGTTCGTTCAATCACTCAGTTACAACTGCAGTGAGAACGCTTAGTTCTCAGGAATGCAGCGAAGTACTTATTGTCAATAGAGGGGTCAACGATGTGTATATCATAGATAATGAATACAGCGAGACAACCCATGCATTTGTGATTAAACCTGGTGAATCATTTACCTTCAGAGGAATCACCAATACTTCTACAGTTAGCGCATATACTACTGGTGCAACTACCAACATTTACTACCGCACCGCATACTATTCAAGTATGGGAGTTCGTTAAGCTAAATAAATATCTTGTATTCTACATATTCATATCATTATAATAATTGTTATGAATATATCAAAAAATACACCTAATCATCGCCCAAAGACCATCTTTGCACGGTTAACCCTTACAAAGTCTGGTAGTATCTATATTAACGGCGTTGCAGTTCAGAATGATATCAATCAGCATGCAATGAGCATCAATAAGGCTCGTAAGCGTGACCTCGCTCGTGATATCCGTACTGCAGTTCGGAGTGGGAAGCTCAAGGTTGCTTCTAAGTATTCCGAAACTGAAGAAGTGTCAAGCTAATTAACCTTCTCACAAATCTTCTAGAGACCAAATTAATATTTGAGTTCTCTAGAAGATTTCTTATTTTACATATATGAATGCAAACACGTCATTTGAACACAATCAAACCTTTACTCATGTCAAGATTTACCGTGAAGGTAAATTCTTCACTAAGGGGGTAATTGTCAAGCAAACCACAAAGGGTGCCTATGTGTACCGTCCCCGAACTGATCCCCGGGATTGGAGTACCGGAGACTCTTCTCCGGAAACTGCAGAATGGTATCCCTGGGAATCCAAAATGAGCACTATGGAGGTGGCTCGTGAAGTAGAAAATCGGATTCACCCCGCGAAATCAGTGCGTCAGAAAAAGTAATTGCACGCTCACAATTAAACATATACATTGTGTGTGTAATATTTAAAACCGTTACACACCATCAAATACAAAAATAATCAAATATGTCTGCATTAAATCTGAGTCTCGAACAAACAGACTTTAAACCAGTAGGGGATATTAAAATCCCTGATATCTTCAAGCGTCGCCTTAAGTGCGGTGTTGAGAAGATTGACCGGCTCTTCGGTGGCGGTATTCTTCCGACATCATCTTTTACGCTTGATGCTCCTCCTGGAACTGGTAAGACGACACTTCTGATGCAGCTTTTGAGCCTGTATCAACTCGCAGGGTATGAAGTGGGATATGCATCGTCTGAAGAGCATGTGACTCAGATTGCATATAATTCCCAACGCACAGGAATTAAAACGGTTCCTATCGCAAACATCTCTGATGTTGATGTTGTGTGTGATAAAGCAAAAGATCTTGATTTGCTTATTGTTGACAGCTTCAACAGTCTTACGACCAAGCAGAAGTTCAACTCTCGGAAGAAGGAAGAGTACTGCATCAATCGCATTATTCAAGCTGCAAAGGTAACTGAGTGTGCGATTGGAGTTATTGTTCATGTAACCAAAGCAGAAGAGATGAAGGGCACTACTCTTATCCCTCATGCAACAGATTGTAATCTCAAGCTTCGCAATGTGGGTGATAGCAATGGAGATTCAGGAATTCGGGTACTCTTCTGTCCTCAGAAGAATCGCTTTGGTGCTCTCGGTGAATGTACCCTTCAGATGACCTCTGCAGGCTTCGATTTTGAAGCAACTCCTGAAGTCTCTGATGATGAAATCGCAGGTCTCGATCAACCTAAGAAGATCTTGAAGGTCTCTACGAAACAGCAGCGTCGTCAAGATGAGCTTGCGAAGATTCTCGGCTGCAAAGAGATTACCGTAGTTAATGTTGCAGATATCATCGGAGATTCGCAACGTGCAACCTGGCGTCTCAACGATTTGGTTAATGGTGGCTTCCTCACTAAAGAAGGCCGCGGTGAAGATGCACGCTGGGTCAAGACCGGTAAGATCTTCAAGCCTATCAAATAATATGAAATCACATTTACATATCGCACCAGCGCCGGGTGTAGAAATAAAGCATCCAGTACTTGCACGTCACAAGTCTACACATTTAGTAGTATTAAGTGAATCAGACGAATCTTATACTGTATTATGTGTAGGTGCGACGTCGTATAAAATAGGTGGAAAAATTAATAAAGGTATTCCTTTATTTGATTTAAAAGAATGGGAAATACTTCCTCCTAATAGTGTGGTTACGCTAACTGTCTAAGAATTTAATTGAACATCCCATAAAGTAACATATTATTTACATATGAAAATTACAAAGAAGTCCGTACGCAATCTCACACAGCCTCAGAAGGCAGAAATGTACTTTCGTGATCCGGGTAATCAGACTCAAAACAAGCGGAATGGATCGAGTGGACCGAGCTTGATGGCGCAGTACAAGTTTCACAACAATCATCAAGTCGCCCTCTCAGAGTGGGAAGCTGGTCTGCCAGGGCGCTGATATGAACGACCCATTTATTATCAGACATCACCAAGGACTTGGCTCTGATATTTCATTTGAGTTAAATCATTGGCCTATCTCTGGCAATAAAAATGTGGTTGATATCGATACCGGAAAGTACACAGTTACTGTAAAAATCGGAAAGAATCGACGACCTAAGGTTAAAATACGTAAAAATGATTAGAGACTTGTCAGTATTAAATCGGAAGGAATTCAGTATCAAAAATATTGAATTCCTCCTTTCATCTGGTGAAAGAGAAACTCTTTTCCTGGTTGAACCTATCAAGAATGCTCCCGTTGTCTGGACTAAAGATAATCTCATCTTTAGATCCTCTATGTGGAATGCAAAAGGAGAGCTCGTAAGTGCCGGATTTCCTAAATTCTTTAATTGGGATGAGAAGTCTGAATTATTTTCCGAGCCTACAGATATTACACAATGTAATGTTCTTGAGAAATTAGACGGGTCACTTTTAATTGTCTCACGATATAAGGAAACCTTTATATTCCGCACCCGCGCAGGATTGGTTACCTCGCGAGGACATAAAAATTGGCAAGAGCTTGAAAAGTTTAAAGAGCGGCTTATTCCTACTATTTCTCAAATTCTACCTCTATCAGAGAATTGGGACTTCTCTCTTTTGTTTGAGTGGGTATCACCTATAAACCAAATTGTCATTCATTACTATGAGCCTGACTTTTATTTGATTGGTAATGTATATCATCAAGACTATCGATTAGCAGAGCAAATTACCCTTAACAATTTAGCAGTTAAAGGTCTCTTTAAGCGTCCGAAATATTATCATTACGACAATATTGAGTCTCTCAAAGATGCTATCAAAGCACTCAAAGGTGAAGAGGGTGTAGTAGTTTACTCACAAAATGATCAAGTTCTTCATAAGTGCAAATCTGATTGGTATCGGAATATCCATCACCTCAAGACTGAAGTTGCATCTGAGAAGAAGATGCTCGATTTGTGGTTTAATCTTGGTAAGCCTCCTAAAGATCACTTTCAGTCTTATATTGAGAATACTTATGATTTTGAAATCTTAGAGTATTGGCAATCTTTTATCCAACGTCTTTATAAGGTACATGCAGATATTCTTAGTATCGCAGCACAACTACGGATACTGTTTGGTATTCATAATGTGTTCGAGTTACCTCGTGCTCAACAAGCAGAGTGGATACGAAATAATATTATCAAATCTCGACAATCACTTGCATTTCGAATGCTTTTACACGATACTATCGAAGATAAACAATTAAGAAATTTAATTGAACAAATTTATGAAGAAACATATCAGTAATACCCTCACTTTAATTGCCACCTGTGCACTTATTGCAGCTCTTTTGAGCTCTGTAGGCTGTACCGACAATCAACGTGCAAAGCACTATGGGGGTTCAATGACCATTAACCTCCCTCCAAACACCAAGCTTCTCAATGTTACCTATAAGCAGGATAACTTGTGGTATCTGACACGACCTGCAACTACTAACGATGTTGCAGAAACTCTTACCTTTAAAGAGAAGTCGAACATGGGTGTTTTTGAAGGTACCATCATCTTTGTCGAATCAATTAAGTAATATGACTCCTAATATTCGTGACTTTAATATCATGGTGACCCCCAGCACGGAGATGTGCTTTAATTTGGGGTTGAAAGAACATGGTGATCAGGTTAGGAAGAACTCAAATCTGAATTACTTTCTTCATCATTGCTGTCCTGTTGCAGAGATTGCAACTCAAATTGCACCTCTAATCTATAAGCTTCCAGCATATCGAATTCAAGAAGCTCTAGAAATTATTACCTGCACTGCTCTGCTCCACGACCTTGCAGAAGACACTAAATTTCAGATGGAGCTATTACCTGGTATGATCCCTAATAAGTTGATAGGGTGGCAAGTTCAATGTAATGTCCAATATCTTTCTCGTCCGAATAAAGATGAGTTATGTATTCTGGGATATCTTCAAACTATTAAAGATGGTTTAGATACTAAAATTGTTAAATTGGCAGATTTGACTCATAATATGTCAGATCTCAAAGCAGGTAACCTTCTCGATAAATACACCCTCTGCTATAATTTTCTCTTAACATGAGTAAGATATTTTCTAATGACGTAAATCTTGAGACAGAATTTCCTCAAGTCTATAAGCTTCTTAAGGATAATGGATATGATAAGCTCAATTTTGATGCACAGCTTAAATGGTGTGCAATAATTGACTTACTCCGCATTCATGTGGGTTCTGTTAATCGACTCCTTGATGTAGGTGGAGGCTATTCTGCAACTACATTTTTAATGAGTAAGTGCTGCTGTGTTACTAATGTTGATATCAACTATGGTCAGAATTGGTTCTGTTCAGATAAGGGAATTATTCCAGGTCTGAAAGATTATGATATGGACAACATTGAGTTTAAGGAAATTAACTTCCTTACTCAAAGTGACCAGCTTTTCGACGACTTCTATGATGTGGTAGTTGATGGATGTTCCCTTATTCACTTTAAGCCTGAATATGGATATAACACACAGAATATCGGTTTATCAGAAAGCTGTAAAATCATCTATAAAAAGCTTAAGCCGGGTGGGTATTTTGTGGTAAGTTCTGACTTAAATAATGGGAAAAATCCCCCAACTTCTGAGTGGCTTTCACCTCAGGATTTCATAAATATTATTAAGAGCGCGGGCTTTGAAATTATAGGTCCTGATAGTGTAGAAATGCCGGAAAATCCCTTTGATGTAAAGGATTTAGGCTTCTTAACTGTAGGGGCATTTATCTTTCAGAAACCGCAATCTTAACAAGTAAAAACATAACAAAATAAACATATGCCAACTAAACAAGCCCTCGAGCTCATGAAGCAAAGCCTCATCAACCACATCGTACTCGTAATTGACGAGTCTGGATCAATGGGAGGTATCGAAAAGCAAACCATTCAAGTATTTGATAGTCAAATCAAATATCTCGCACAACGCTCACAAGAGCTCAACCAAGAAACTCGGGTAACCGTTTATCTCTTTGATAATCAAACTTCCTGTATCATTTACGATAAGGACGTTTTGCGTCTTCCTTCTCTCGCAGATTTCTATAAGCCTAATGGGGGTACTGCTCTCATTGATGCAACAACTAAGGCACTTAAGGATCTCGAACACACTCCTCAGATGTACGGAGACCATGCATTCTTGATGTATGTCCTCACTGATGGTGGTGAAAATGCATCTAGCTATCAGAATAAGTCTAACTTCCCTGCTCTTATCAGTAATCTTCCAAGCAACTGGACCGTTGCTGTATTGGTACCTGATCAAACAGGTGTCCATGAAGCAAAGAAGTTTGGATTCCCTGCTGATAATATCCAAGTTTGGGATACCTCTGCAAAGGGTATGGCTGAAGTGGGTAAGAAGATTCAGATGGCAACCGAGAGCTTCATGCAATATCGCAAAGCAGCTCCTCCGGGTCAATTCCGCGGTACCAAGAGTCTCTTCAAGTTGGATCTGTCCAACCTCAATAGTCAGACCGTGAAGACGAGTCTCGATAAGTTGGCTCACTCCGACTATCATATTCTTCAGGTTCAGTATGATGCACCGATTCGTGAATATATCGAACGTCAGATTGGTGCATATAACACCGGCGCGGGTTACTACCAATTGACCAAGCGTGAAGAGGTTCAAGGATACAAGCAGATTTGTATCTATGAAAAGAAGACAGGTAATGTCTACACCGGTCCCCAAGCACGTAAGCTCGTCGGTCTTGATACGACTGCACTGACTAAGGTGTCTCCTGAAGCGCACCCTGATTATGATATCTTCATTCAGAGTACTTCTGTAAATCGCAAACTCATTACTGGTTCGCGTGTGATTGTTTTAAAGTAACCTAATCACCATCAAAGAAACCTTGTGAACTAAAATTCACAAGGTTTTTTATTGCTTTTATTCATAGATATTTGATAATTTGATTATGTTAAAACGGTTCGCTGATATTCCAAAGATGATTCGTGGTGGTTCATACCGCACGCATGTCGATTGGAAATATCTTGAAGATACTTTGTTCAATTGGATTGATAAACGGTCAAATGGTGACCTAGCTTGTCTGGATATTGATCCATACTTCCAGAGGCCCTTAGTGTGGACTGAGGCTCAGCAAATTGCATACGTTGAGTACATCCTTAAAGGTGGAGTATCGGGAAGGGAGCTTTACTTCAATTGTGTAGGGTGGCAAGGTAATTATAAAGGACCTTTTTATTTGGTAGATGGAAAGCAGCGCCTTCACACTGCTCGTCAATTTTTAAATAATAAGATTCCTGCATTTGGAACATACTTTAAAGATTATGAAGATCGGATTACAACTGATGCCTTCTTCTGTTTTAATGTAAATGACCTTAAAACTGAGAAGGAAGTACTACAATGGTATTTGGAAATGAATACGGGAGGAACACCTCATACTCAAGACGAGATTGATAAGGTAGTTAACCTTTTAAAGAAGGTATAGTATGCATGTAGATGAATTTATAGAAGATCCGTTTATCGAAAATAGTCCTGAACAAGGAGAAGTAGATTATGCTCAATGGATGCTCTTTAATTTCACACTCCCTGCATCGTTGCAATTAAGATTTTCAAAATTTCTTATTGATAACAAACTTTTTTGTGTGTACAATGGTATCAAATATCGGTGCACTGGTGCATCGCGCCTTGGTGATGTTTGGTTAACGCAAAATTTTAAACAAGATACCGGATATCAAAAAAGAGTTGATATTGCAGAGTGTACTAAATGGTCAAGAATATGAAAACTCGGAAAGTTATAAAGTTAATTCGGTTGAACGATAGCACAGAAGTTAAGATAAATGATGTAGTAAAATTATCTTCTTCGAAGCGGAGTTTGTATGGTGCTGCAGAAGGAACGGTAATTCAAAAGCTTCCCCTTCTCAAGAATTGGGAAGGTCCTACAGCAAAATCACGCTATGCAGACTCTACAGAGGGTATGATTAGGGTAGCTCTTAAGGGACATGAATTTCCTTATCTTATGACCCCTAGTGAAGTGGGTTGTAAATTTGAACTCAAAGACAAATCTTAATAAACATATGACGACTAAGCTAACACCCCTTATACTCATCTCACTATCAGCAATACCTAAGCCTCTTCATGAAATAGTATATAGAGAAGTTGAGAAGGCGTTACTTAGGCTAGGTTGTAAATGGCTCGGGTTTGATGAAAGTATTACCGGTCCATATTGCTCTGATACGAAGCTAATCTATATACATAACATTTCATCTAGTACAGTCTCACTAATGTATAGTTCGTACGCATCATATGATTCTAAAATTTATGATCATAAACATAAAGTTAAGGATTTACAGATGTTTGATGCTGTCACAGAGTGGGATAACTGGATTAAAGCTGTTAGAGAGGCTGTAGCACTTGCACGAATTCCTGACCCAGTAACCATAAAATTCGGAGGAGGTATAGCTGTGGTACATCAGGATAAGGTAGAACTCTCTACTCAATTTAATCAAATTATAGTTACTCCAGAGCAATGGAATTGTATTAATGAAGCTCTCAAGAAGTTAAATGAGTCTAAATAAAAATTTGAATTATCTCAATTATCATTTATAAATAATAGTGTTAGTAGTTAGATATAAGATAATACTCCTAACAAACAAAGACATAGAAAGGTTCAGATAAAAACTATGAGCACAAAACCACCTAAGGTGGATGTGGGAGCTATCGTTGGTCGCTTCCAGGTTCACGAACTCACTGCAGGTCATATTGACCTCATTCAAAGTGTAGTAAACAAACATGACCGCGTTATCATATTTCTCGGTAATGCACCCATTCGCAGTACTTACAACAATCCTCTCGATTATGGTCCGCGGCGGAAAATGATCGAAGCAGCATTCCCCACCGTTGAAGTACACTACATTGATGACACTCCAAATGATGAGCAATGGAGTAAAAATCTCGATCGCCAGATCGCAAAACTTCTCAATGCTCATCAGAAAATTCTTCTCTATGGAAGCCGTGATAGCTTCCTCAAGCAATACAAGGGTAAGTATCCGACATGTGAGCATGAAGCAACAGTCTTTACTAGTGGTACGGAAATTCGTCGCAGAGTATGTAATAACTACCCTGCTAATGCTGATTACCGTGCTGGTGTAATTGCAGGTACTGCCATGCGGTATCCTACTGCATTTCAAACGGTAGACATCGCAGTATTCAGTGAAGATGGAACTCGTTTACTTCTTGCACGTAAACCAGATGAGACGGGATGGCGCTTTATTGGAGGATTCAGTGATCCGCGTTCGGAGAGTTTGGAAGCAGATGCACGCCGTGAGGTTCAAGAAGAAGCCTGTATTGAAATCGGAGGTATTACCTACCTTTTCAGTACTAAGGTTGATGATTGGCGCTATCGCGGAGAGATTGACTGTATTAAGACTGCAATGTTTGCAGCAAAGTACATCTCGGGTCGACCGACCGGTGCCGATGATATCGCAGAAGTAGCATGGTTTAAGGTTGATGATCTCAATGTTACTATGTTTGTTGATACACACAAACCTCTTTTTATCAAACTTACTGACCCTCACAATGCTGCGAAGTATCAGAATCTCTTTACTCCCTTGAAAGGATTAATGCCATGATTACTAAGCTCAATCAAACTGTTGCTACTATAATTACGACAGGTGGGTATATTTGGCTTGCTCAAAGAAGTCAAACCTGTAGAACCTTTAAAGGTTTCTGGCAGGCACCCGGAGGAGAGGTTGAAGATGATGAGTCTATCTTCACTGCAGTCAAACGCGAACTCTATGAAGAGACGCGGATTGTCTGGCAGAAAGATATTCGGAACTATCAATGGATTGACCGGGTACCTGATGCAACCTGTGAATGCTGCACTCTCTATCTTGCTGAGACTATGAGAGAGCCAATTGTCAGAGAGCCTGACAAAATTAAAGGCAAGTGGGAGCTCTTCAGTATACCTGAAGTGATGTGCCTTCCCCGCGTAATGCCCGGAATTAAAAATATACTTGCACAACATGAAGAATTAATCTGTTTAAAATACTAAAACTATATGAAAAAAATTGGAAATAATATTTGCTATAAGAGTGATAGCTACAAAGTGGGAGGACATTGGAATATGCTTCCTCCGGGAACTACCAACACTCATGCATACTTCGAGAGTCGTCCCGGTGCCAAATGGGATACAACTGTGTTCTTTGGTCTTCAGGCAATTCTTGAAGAGCATCTCTGTGGGCGCAGGGTATCTTTTGAAGAAATTCAACAAGCAAAGCATCTCGTCAAATGTCACTTTGGTGATGAGAAGTTCTTTAATGAAGCAGGCTGGATGGACATCCTCAAGAATCATAACGGTGAGCTGCCTATCATTATTAAGGCGGTCCCCGAAGGTACAGTAGTACCCGTCAATAATGTACTCATGACTGTTGAAGCAACCGATGAGAAGCATGCATGGTTGGTGAATTATCTTGAAACCATTCTCAGCCAGGTTTGGTATCCATGTACGGTTGCAACTCTAAGCCGTGAAGTTAAGAAGATGATTAAGGTCTATCTTGAAAAGACTTCCGATAAAGGTCTCCTTGATTTCATGTTACATGACTTTGGTTACCGGGGAGTTAGTTCGTATGAGAGTGCTGCTCTAGGTGGTGCTGCTCATTTGATTAACTTCAAAGGTACTGATACTATTGCAGGTATGGAACTTGCAGAAGCATATTATGATGCAAACCTTGAGACATTGGCATATTCGGTTGCTGCAACTGAGCACCGCATTATGACTGCAGAGGGTAATAATGGAGAAGCAAAAGTTCTCCAGCGCTTGCTTGATACTTATAAGACAGGTATTCTAAGTGTGGTTGCAGATAGCTACAATATCTACAACTTCGTAGAAAAATACGTCTGTGACCAATTCAAGCAGCAGATCCTCGACCGTGATGGATTGTTTGTAATTCGTCCTGACAGTGTAACACCTACCCATAAGACCCCAGAAGAAGAGATGCTGTGGATTGTTGACACGCTCTATAAGCTTCTTCCAGGAGGATATGTCAATAGTAAAAACTATAAAGTCATCAACAATAAGGTGAGAGTACTTTGGGGTGATGGTATTGATGATAAGGGAATTCAGAAAATTCTCTTTCTTCTAGCAGCCAATGGATATGCTACAGAAAATATTGCATGCTTCGGTAAGGGCGGCGCTCTACTCCAGAAGGTAAATCGCGACACTCAGCGGTTTGCATTCAAGTGCAGTGCACAGCTCCGTAATGGAGTCTGGGAAGATGTTCAGAAGCTTCCTCTCGATCAGAGCAAGAAATCGAAAGCAGGTCGCTTGAAGCTAGTTAAGGTTGAAGGTGCTCATGGAAGCGCCTATGCAACAGTATCGGTTGATGATCCGCGACCTGATGTAATGGTTGAAGTCTTTAATCATGGTAAATTGGTTAACCCGATTACCTTCGATGAAGTCAGAAAGAATGCACAATTGTAGCATTTGATCTAAATGAGTTAAAAATTCACAGGGGTTGATATATGTAAATTGTATCAACCCCTTTTAGAACAAAAGCTTCCCATTTAGAACATATGATAAAAGCTATATATTACTTTGATTTATCACTCTCTAACTATTAATTTAACAACGTAATGAAAAATCACACATTCAAAAGTGAATTACAGGTCAATCTTAATCAAGCTATCCCTCAGTTTGCGGAAGCAGTTATTAAGAATGAACCGATGCTGTTTAACTGTGATTATAAGACTGCACGACAGCTTCAAGGGCCTATCACTGAAGCATTCTTAGACAATCTTTCTCCTGATTGGCGTAATGCACCTGATTTAATCATCGACAGCCGCGTGCATATGCTCATGAAGGGTTGGTTTCCTTGCATTCCGGGATACCATCACGATGACATTCCGCGCAGCCGTAAGGATAAGCAACCTAATTACGATACTCCGGAATATGAGGCTGAGCATCTTTTGTGCTTAGTTAATGGAAATATTGCACCAACAGAATTTGCTATAGGTAACAGCGAGTTTCCTCGAGTAGCTGAAGGTGAGGTCTGCTACAAGGTTTGGCATCCGCTGGTTGAAGAGAAGATCAAGCATCGAGAGCTCATAAAAGTCTCTGCACCGAGTAACGTATTTGTGTACTTTAACTGTTATACTTGGCATCAAGGTGTCAGAGCAGTTGATAATGGATGGAGATGGTTTATTCGTTGCAGTCGCAATACCGGACGTAAGCCTACGAATGAACTGCGCCGTCAAGTGCAGGTATATCTAGAACACCCCATGGAAGGATGGTAATATAATTTATGAACTGCATTATTTTAATCGCTATTATTCTTATAATTGGTGCTTGCGTCTCGGTTATCTTAAAAAAAGAGAGCCCATTTGAAGTATCTTGCATTCTCGCATTTTGCGCGGGTGCGGGTTGGACCCTCTTAAAATTAAACACATAAAGTATGAGCAATACACCGAGAATGGATAAAATAGTTCTTGAACCTATAGGTATACTTTCAACTGCGAGTAGGCTTTATGAAGAGGGTTGTAAGCTTGAAGAAGAGCTGATGGTTGCTTATAAACATATTCAAGCGTTAAAGGAAGCATTAGAAGCAAGTGAATCTGTTTGCAGCTTTATGACTATGCCTAGAGAGTATTGGGATGACAATTGGACGCTAGAAGATAAATATCAAGCAGCAAAGAAGCGCTTAGATGATGCAACTAAATCCGTTGAACAACATGCAGAATCAGCAGCAAAAGATTTATTAAAGTATGAGCGATAATATGTCAGAAACACCAAAAACAGATAAAGCTAAATTCAAAGCATACTCTAAAGATGGAGGAGTTGATGAGTCATTTGAAGTTGAAGTTGAAGTTGTTGATGCAGATGTGTGCGCTGCTATTGAGCTTCAGCTCCTAGCAACTCAATCTCGTATGAGTGCAGCTTTTAAATCCGAGCAGGATTGTCGCCAAATCATCACGACTTACTGCGAGGAAATTGATGGGTTGAATAAGCTTATCGCGCAGAAGGATGGGGAGTTGCGAGCGTTGAGGGAGGCGATTATGGAAGCTCGCAACGCACTAGCGACAATCCGCAGCGGACCGACTGCATGTTCTGGTTATATAAATGACATGGCTGATGCTTCAAAATGGCTTGATGATGCCCTCTCCACCCCATCACCTAGCGCGGTGGTGCCGTGGGAGGTAGTTCAGGAATACTTGGATGCTAATAAGCAATCACCTAAAAACTACGGTCGTTGGGTAGAGGCGATTAAGGCGCTTGAATCCTACGCCCCGAAAGGAAACTAATGAGCGCAGAAGAAATTAAGAAGTGTCCGAAAGAGGTAACTCGCTACGAACTAACCACTCGTTTCTATGAACCGTATATTAAAGAGGCTAAGGACGGTGACTACGTTTCATATGAGGACTACGAATCACTCCGCCGCACAACCATCTCGATGGACACGGCGCAGAAGTTGGCGGATTGGGCTGTATCTTCGCATCATAAAGACTGGTGTAATATGCTTAAGTCAAACCTACCTGATGATTGTCACTGTGGAAGAAACAAAGCCCTCGCCCAGTTCGAGCGCGAGAAGGGAGATTCATGAGCTCAAAAACTCTCATCCAGTCATACATTAACAGTAAGGTAAGATGGTATTTTGTAAGTACTATTCACCGCGAGTCATCAGTTGCAATGATTCCTACACCCTGGTTTTATGAGACAATTGCATGGGAATGGGACTCTGTGACTAGAGAGCGAGGTAAAATGATAGCTCAAGAAGGTGCACCTGACAATATTTCATCTGGTCTAATGTCTCATCAAGAAGTATGCAAACAGCTTTTACTAACTGACAAATATGTTGAAAATGAGGAGCATTCTTAGTACCGGACTTATTGCTAATATGAATCATAGATTTATAATTGCTGATGTTTATGAAGAAAGATTAATAGCCAAACTAAGCCTTGAACGCGCTGCGCAGGAGTGGGAAGAAGATATGCTAAAGAACGTAGTTGATCCTAAAGGTGTACATAAAGAAGATAAGCCCTTCTATGCTAATCTACCAAAATACCGAAGAAATCGGAGATAATATGGAAAAGCAAACTAAATTTGTTATTCAAAAGAGTTGCGGTTCAGTATGGGAGGATGTAGCAACTCGATACTCTCATGGTGATGCATGTACCTATGCACACGTTCTTGCCACTCAACCGGGAAATGAAAACATACCCTTCAGAGTTTTAGAGACTATTGTGTGTGAGGTTTATCGAGTGAGGAATAATGTATGAAGTGGGTAATTTTTAATATTGTGTTTGTAATTTTTATGCTCATAGCAACCCCTGCATTATCTGCATACCTAGAAAAGCCTAAATCAAAGAAAAAGAAATGAGCAAGACAACAGAATATAGAAATTATGTAAGGAGATGGTGTAAGAGTTGCGGTGCATCATATCTTCAAGATAAGCGTGATAAAGTCGAGGTGTGCTGTAACATTCCAACCATAAAACACTACCCTCTAACTGTATCGGATTTTGGTAATATTTGCGATATGGAATTAGAGGGTGCTAATTATCATTCAACAATGGGATCAGGTGAAATATTTGATCGAATAAAAAGCTTGATACCTCCGAAGAATCATTTAAAAGTAATAGAAATTATAACCGATTCAATCTTATCAAATTTATGAGCAAAAGTATTAAAAAGCAAATCGAAGAACGTAATGCTAAATTCGAGAAGGCAACAAACGCAGAAAAGCGTCTTCTTATCGTAACTGATGCATTTAAGCAGCTCGTGAGTGGGCGCTTTGTTGCAGAGTCAGGGGAGTGGCTGTGGGTTACTGTTAAAGATGCATATGATACTTCTTTAACGGAGGATGATAGTCTTCAGAAGTGCACTCTGAGTAACAAAGTTGAGTGTGTCGGCTGTGCTCTCGGTTCGATGATGTTAGGGCTTGTCCGGTTTGATAATAAGGTGACTCTCGGAGAGGCTACTGAATATTCTTGCGATAGTCCATTTTTTATTGATGCCATTGAGAAATCAACCCCAGGAAATGGTAAAGTGGGTAATCGACTCTTACGATACTTTTCAGAAAATCAACTGAATCTCGTTGAATACTTCTTTGAGATGGGTAATGGTGTGAGTCGTCATCATGAGTTAACTGATCTTGAACAAGCTATATTTAATTATTGGAGAGATGACCACGGAGCAGAGACTTGGAAAGATGAGCAGAGACTCCTTTTAATTCTCAAGAATATGATGAACAACCAAGGTATGTTTGTACCTGAGCAGCTCATCGATCATAACACTTGGAACTTTAAAGAAGCAAAAGAATTCAATATTGTCTAAAAATATGGATAAACTAAAAGTCTTCTTTGGACATAGTAATACTGCAGGCATTAAGCCAACGTTGAGTAGTTATCTTGAGTCTCACTCACCCTCTATTATAGGGGATATATTTACTCATAGATTCCCAAGCGGAGAATCTTACTGTCAGATTCATGAGAACATTCGTGATGCAGATGTTTTCTTAGTTCAGTCACTCTGTCGGCCGGTTAATGATGCACTGATGGATCTTCTTGTAATGGTCGATGCTGCAAAGAGAGCATCTGCACGGAGAGTTACTGTTGTATGTCCGCTTATGGGGTATATGCGGCAGGATCGTAAGGATAAGGCACGGGTACCTGTAACAGGAAAATTGGTAATGAATCAATTTAAAGCTGCAGGTGTCGATCGAATCCTGACTATGGATCTTCATAGCCCTCAAGCTGTCGGCTTTACTGATATCCCTCTCGATCATCTCTACTTTGAGACTATAATAATCAACCACATTCGCCATAATCCTGATAAATTTAAGAATCTGGTTATAGTTGCACCTGATATCGGCGCACTAAAGCGGGCAGAAAGATATGCAGAGGCTCTGGGTACGGACCTTGCAGTCATTAGTAAGCGCCGCATAAGTGATAGTGAAGTAAAGTTTAATCACTTTATCGGAGATGTAAATGGTAAGACTGTATTGATTGTAGATGACCTTACCGAAAGCGCATCTACAATTATTCAAGCTGCACGTATTGCAAAAGAAAAGGGTGCTGAGAGAGTCGTATGTGCAGTTACTCACTTTTGTGGAGATCAAGAGACGTATAATAAAGTTTATGATCAAGTGGGAGGACGGGGAGCTATTGATCTGTTTATCTATAGTGATACAGTTTCTCATCCGATTCGATTAGTTCCTCCAACTTCAAGCATCCAATGCTTTACTGTTGGTAAATTATTTGCAGATGCAATTATTAACATTCACACACATCAAAGTGTTAGTCAACTCTTTTAAGTTGTATGAGTATTCTCTGTGTATTGTTTGGTCATAAGCCACCAACTTATGCACCGGGTGGATGGTTTTCACCAGGACAGAAATATGGAACTCTTCACATCGGAGGTATTGATGGTATTGGAAGGTGCCATGGAGAGGTAAAGGGTACATGTGCTCGGTGTGGTGATAATTTTCAACTTGCACTCGTACATATACCCGATGTACATAAGGTAACTCGGAAAGAGTTGCGTGATGAGATTACTCGAGTTCGTCCTTTTGCAGATGCATATCATGCAATATTGAGACACTTCGAGATAAAGAGTGATGTAATAGGTTACATTAATCAGGTAACCTGTAAAAAGAATAAGCTTGAGGATGCACTTGAGCACCTAATTGCAGAAGGTCAGCGCCCTCATGGTACTTCACCCACTATGGGACCCTGTGAGTGTGCTCATTGTGAGGCATATGATAGAGCAGTAAAGCTTCTTAAGGAGATAGATAAAGATGAGCGATGAAGAAATTGAAATACTTAAAGCCGCTCTGAAGAAGCCGGGATGTAAAATCTTTTGGATTCCTGACAGTAGCACTGTATGCGAAGTATATGCTATAGGTAAAATTAAAGATGAACCAGGGCCTGTTGCAATGTGTATGAATGGTAAATATTTAGCATTGTGGAATTGCGATGTTGGTGACTTTAAAGAAGCTTATCCCCTCAAAGAATAAAATTGATATACTTCAAAGATACACTATTATATCTATATGCAAATCAATGAGCATCTAAAGAGACATATCTTAAAGGTATTAGAGCAAAAGCGTAGACGTCCTGATTGGACACACATCTTTTGGGCTATTGATTTGCATGATACCATCATTACCGGTAAGTATAACCGCAACAATGAAGGTGCAACAGTCTATCCATACGCGCAGTTCTGCCTTGCGCATCTTCTCCAGTGTCAGGAACATAAATCCATTCTCTGGACATCAAGCCACCCCGACGCTATTAAAGGTGCGCTTGAAAGGTTTGATTTAGCATTTCACTACATCAATCAGAATCCTGATTGCCCTAATACTGAACTATGTGACTTCTCTCATAAGTTTTACTTCAATGTTCTCCTTGATGATAAGGCAGGCTTTAATGGAGAAGAGGATTGGTTTACTATCTATCACCTTATTCAGAGAGGGCTAATTAAATGATTGCATACGTACTATCCTTAAATTTTGGGCGTGAAAAGGAGACTGCTACTCTAATTAAAGACTATCTCTCATATGAGAATATAGGATACTACATTGCAGAACCAAAATCATCACTTTTTAAAAAGTACTATAAAGGGAATAATGTTGTAGTACTTATCTTTAACTCTACTGAGTCTGTTAATAAAGAAGGGGTAGAGCCTACAGTATTGAGAGGCTTTTATCAAGTTGTTGACTATATAAGCAGAAATGGTTTAGTACTTTGTTAATATGAATAGATTAGATGATAGATTCTCTCAATTTATAGAGGAACCAGACCCCATTAAAGGGTTCTCTCCGAGCTCTGGTTACTTCTTCTTAAGCAATTTTTATATTGCGCCGGTGTGGTTTGAAGGCGATCTCTTTCCTTCTTCTGAGTGTGCATATCAAGCTGCAAAGCTTAAGCCGGGATTCTTTCGGATGAATTTTCAGAAATATACACCGGGTGAATCTAAGAAGAAAATTAAAATATTTCTCGCTCAAGGTGATAATCTCTATACTCCTGAAGAATGGGATAGAAAGAAGTATGATATAATGTCACAAATTGTATTCAGTAAATTCTACCATAATACTGACATCAGACAAGCGCTCCTTCAGACGGGAGATGCATATCTCGAAGAAACAAATTATTGGGGAGATGTATACTGGGGAGTATGTAGAGGTAAAGGTGAGAATAAGTTAGGTGAAATCCTCATGAAGATACGGGAGTATTGGGCCACATAAAAATTTGCGTATTTCTTTAGAATCACTAATATATTCATATGAGCCTTAAAACATGGTTAGAAGAATTTTACCCTATTACAGCTGCACAGGCGGTTAAAAAAGGAAAGACTGCAGCCCTGAATCATTCAATTCAGAAGTTTAAGGGGTTACTTGCAAGTAACCTCAACAGGCATAATGTCAAAAAAGTAGGTGCTTCTGTTGTAAATTCAAACTGTAAAATTATGTATCATAATGTAATTACTCCACCTGGCGCCGTTCAGCTCGATAGAAAGCTTCACGCTCGGTCAATTTTTCTTGCAGGGGGGATTTCGAACTGTAACGATTGGCAAAGTGATCTAATAGCAGAAATTCACAAATGGGATACCAAACCGGTAACCCTCATCAACCCCCGCCGTGATGACTTTGATATCTCTAATAAAGCGATGACTGAAGAGCAGATAAAGTGGGAGTTTAATGCTTTGCGTCAGGTTCGTATTGTTACATTTTACTTCTGTAAAGAGACTGTATGCCCGATTACCTTATTCGAGTTAGGGGGGACATTAGAGCGCGTCAAGAATTACTGGGAGGGTTCTCCAGGATTGCGTAATTGTGACATTTTAATTTATATTGAGCCCGGCTATATACGCACGGATGATGTATTGACGCAAGTTCATCTCTTTCGTGAGCAAATGATTGATAAGAAATATATTCAGGTCTTTACAAAGAAAGCTTCCTTTGAACTTGCACTCTTCGATCTCCTTGATAATTAACAAAATAGGTCCTTGAACTACCTAATGATAATTCATATATTTCTCGTATGAAAGAAAACGGTTCAATTGTAGTATATCGCAGTCAGAATGAAGCCAATGCTGATTGGTTTCTTCAAGAGAAGCTGTTTCCTTGGCTTTACCAACATCTCGGCATTCTGACCTTAATTACTCTTGCAATAATTTTCTATGCTCTCTGGATTCATCCCCATTTAACTAAAAAGAAGTAATATGAAACGGAATAACATCATTCATTTATGTGTATGTGCACTCATCGGAGTAATTGCATACTTCATCTCATCTCGAGTTCACGTCAAGTATGCCATCGTTCCGCATGACTCAACGCTTCAAACATATGAGCGGGTGTATGAGACAAAGGATGCAGCACAGTCATACATCCGCGACTATGAGGAATATCATCACTACAAAGTGATTCAGTTTTTTGTCATCAGTGAAGGAGGTACAAAGTGAAGCCGTTTGACCTAAAGAAGGCAATGGCGGGTGCACCGTTGGTGACGAGAGATGGTAGACCAGCAAAGCTTATTGCTCATTTACCAGAGTGTGAAGCTGGTCACAGGGTAATTGCAATTGTCGATAAACATCCTCATCACTACTCTGAAGGCGGCCAAATGTGGAAAGATAGAATATCCGATGAAGATCTTCTTTTAGCGCAGGTAAAAAAGAGTACATACGTCTTTCTCTACATCCCTAAAAAGGGGACTGATGTTTATAGTGACAAGGCTAAAACAGAAGAGGTTGCACGAGAGTGGTGCTCTAGCATGCGGCATAAATTTGTCACAGGTACAATTCTCACATGGGAAGAGGATGCAGAATGATCTTTAAGACACTACCTATTGCAGACATTCTTCTTCCAAGCATCAGCACTAAAGCTGTCGATGACTTTAACATCGTAGATTTAGTATTTTTCTTCGGTGATAGCTGTATCGCTGCAGAGCATATCCCTTCAATAGGTATTAAGTATAAATGGTTTCCGATTGATGAAAATGCTCCGTGGGGATATGCTCCTTTCTACTTCGTACTCCATAATATTCTTGATCTTGCAGAACGCATAGAGCCGCATGAATCGGTAATTCTTATGACTTGTCATGGGGGAGTGAATCGCTCAGTGGTGATGGCAGAATTTTGTCGGAGAGTTCTTCCTGGACATTTCTGTGCCCAAGTACATCATACCAAAGCTGTAGATGGAGGAAGAGTTATTGAACACAATAAATTACTTAACTTAATACCTCAAAATATTGAAGACTTTGGAAGGTGTGTAATAGCTTATCCAATGTTCACTCTCTCTGAAGTATTAAAACACATGCGCTAGATATGAAAGAACGAATAGTCATTATTGTTACATGGGTGTTATTGATTGCATCGTTTTTGTTAATTATCGGTAGATTACTGAATACATTATGAATTTTCCTTATGCATTTAAGTATGGAGGTACCTGTAGCCTCGATGAAGTAAATCCTTATCATGTGATGGATGGAAAGTGGGGTGGGTTCGGACCTACATCCTGGTTTAGAATTGAAAAGGAAGGTATTGACCCGAAAAATGTCTACGAGAAGAGTCAATATCACCCTCGAGAATGGGTTCGGGTATGGGACCATTCTCTTCAGAAGTGGCGTCCAATCTATGTACACGAACATAAGCTTCTCCCAGATCTCAACGAAGAAAATGAATATATTAAAAAGCAGATAGAACGGTTAAACGATCCGAGAGTGTTTGGTAAGATAACATTACCCATATTTAACAAAACATTTCCTGAGATGAGTGTTAAAGATTTACTTGATGTTCAACCCATGAAAGATAGCTAAAAATTTGTTTGATTAACATCCATCTACCTACTATTCTCTTTGTATGAATGCGACCAAAATTGCACAAATCGTTGAAACCCTTTCGAAGGCCTTTGAGCACTTCAATAAAGAACTCTGCAGTGAGAGTTTGAAGATGCCGATCATTACCATCCTCTCACGAGGCCGTAAGAATGGTACGCTGGGATGGTATAGCAAAGCGCGTTGGAAGTCCTTATCTGATGATAAGTCCAGCGTTGATGTGGTTGATGAGATCTGTATTTGTGCAGAGACTCTTACACGTACTCCGGAAGAGGTCTTTGAGACTTTAATCCACGAGATGGCGCACTTAGCCAATTGGAGCGTAGGTATCGAGGATTGCAATGCAGCACAGTATCATAACAAGCACTTCAAGAAGAAGGCTGAAGAGTTTGGATTGACCGTTACCAAGATGAAGCCGCGGGGTTATGCGCATACCGCTCTGGGAGAGCGTGCAAAAGCTGTTGTGGATAAGTTCATTACAGACCATAACATCACCTCATTCGGTATCGAGCGTACGGTCAACCCTGCAGGAAGCTATAAGAAGCTTCACTTCGTGCAGGTGTCTAAAGAGACGAAGTTGCTGATTCAATCTCTGGTTGACTCAGGAGAGTATTCGAGTCAGCGTGAAGCTGCAGATGCACTCATTACTGAGAGCATCGAAGACAAATCTGAAGCCTAATACGTATATGCAAAAGAAATTTAGCTTAATTCAAGTTGATACTGAAGATGAATTGATTGCAGAGCTTCCTGAATCATATCATCCGATTCACTACACCTCTTCTGATTATCTCAGGGATGTAATTGCTAAGATCAAGGCAACAGTGTACTTCTCAGAGCGGCAATATAAGCTCTCTGCTGCAGAAGCTCTCCGTGAAGTGGGTATCTCTCTTCATCAGGTTGATAACTTTGACTCTGACACTCTTAAGACAACATACTATGACATCTCAAATATGTCTAAGTATATCATCTCTCAACAAGTAGAAGTCAATGCCTAAGAACTACATTCATATTATTCCACATATCTCTAACAAAGGGTTGTTCTGTGTGTACTTCACACCAACTATTGAGGGGAACCCTTGCGCAGAGATTATGATAGCATCTCACCCAATATGGGATTACTTTACTAGAGAAGAAGTAGCTGAGTTAATGTCTTAATAAATATTACTATGGCAACTATTACCGAAGCATTTAATGACACACAGATTCCTATTCACATTCGTCCCGTGCTTGCTGCACTTAAGATCAGCAGCCACAATTGGAGAACGAGCAGTGTAAAGAAGAATCGTGTCGTTTATGATGACGAACTTGATGATTATGTGGTCTTAGTCGATGTCGACTATATTCCTGCAACGCACGAATTAACTGCAGATATAACCTACAAACATCGTCAGTATGGTATTGAATACCCTATTGAAGGCTTAGATCTTAAGAGCCGTGATCCGGAAGAATTAGCTGCTATTATTTCAGATGCAATGTCTGACGCAGGACCTTTTCCTGAAAATGAGGTTGAGCGTCATGAGCATAGTCTTCAGACCGGAGATAGTGATAGAGTCGAAGAGAGCTAAATTTAACATTGAATTACCTACGATTTTTTATATTATTCACATATGAAAGTTGAATATAAAAAAGGTAGAATTAAGCCACCAGCGGCAAAGACATCCTTTGTTGAATTTGAGAAGAGCGATCTATTATTTAACACGGTCAAGGAACCTAGTGCCGCAGAACAAATAAAGATTAATAATTTGACTACAATTCAGATTCGTGGTGATGGTTCTTTTAAAGGATTAGGCTTTTGGTTGTCTGATCGATATAATTGGAGTATCATCAAGGATGAAGAAAATGAGATGGTATTAGTACCGACTTTAAAAAAATCTGAGGAGTAATCCTCGGTTGGCAAAAACAAACAGACCGCTCGAAGGGTAATAGTTTATAGAGAAAACGGACGACCAATCACAAGTGAATAACTGAATTATCACTTACCCTTCAATAACTTTTATGCAACCAATACATCAATTCTCTGCAACCGGTCAATATAAAGGATTGAAGTTGTTAGACATTGATGTATGGAGAATGCTCAAAAATGGTAAGACTACAAATCAAATAGCTCTTAATTTAAGACTACCAGTTAGCCTTATAACAGCCTCTGTTAAGAGGATAAGAACAGCAAAACATTTAACTGTAACTCAATACAAAGTTCAGAGATGGGAAGTTGTATTCGGTACTAATCCTAAAAATTATAAAGGAGTTTTCGTTCATAGAGATAAAGCAGTTGTGATGAGATCGTTTAATAAATTGAGAGCTGCAATGGATAAGACTCATGGAACAGGTCACTTTAAAATGAGACGGGAAAAAATATGAAACAACAACTTTTTGCATTTTGGGAATATGATAAGTTTCCTTACTTCTTAGGCGGTACTGTTACAAAGTTCTGTGGTCCTAAGGATCGCTTTGTTGAAACAAAAGAATATGGTGTAGGAAACTCATTTGAACCTTGTAAGCTTGTTTCAAAAGAACTTGGTATTGCACTTCTCAAAGAACTTAATCAACTAGAGCGGGAGCGTAACACCCAACTCGAAAAGGTAAAGAAAGAATATCATGAGTCTCTTAAAGATATTCTAGCAGAATATAACGTCCCATATCCTTTGTAAAAATTTATGAATCTTAGCAAATACATCCCTGAGTCTGTAACCCAGACTCTCTTCGATCAAGAGCGCACTCTTGAAGAAATCTATCGTAAGCCTCATACTCAAGATGAACGCATCGCATCAGAGTATCTCCAAGATAATCTGAGTGACTTAGCTGCAGAATTCAACCTCCATCCTGATGATCAATTTGATGAAATCATGGAGCGGGTGGAAGAACTTTTGTTGGAAGACATGTAATACCATTTGCACTTTCTGTGTGATTGATTTATATTACACACAATGCATCAAGAACAAATAAATGAAATGTTTGAACAAGTTTACCTTAAAGAGGTAAATACTATTCGAAACTACATTTATACCAAGTGCCCGCGAGGTACTATTAATGTAGAAGATATTGTTCAAGATGTCTTTATCTCTCTCTACAACTCCTTTACTAAACTCAAATCTCACAACTCAGATGCAGTTCATCGGTGGCTTATCGTAGCAGCAAAACGGAAGATTGTTGATACTCTCTTCCGCTGCCCTATGCCTTACCGAGAGGTAAATAAAGTTTATATCGATGATGATGAGCTCGGATTATCTGCACGTAATGAAATATCTTCAATGATAGCTGAAGATCAATATGTTTCAGAATTAGGTATTGAACCAATAATCAACCTTCTTCCGCATCAATATAGAGATATCTTTACTTGGTTTTATATTGATGAGGTGCCTATTAAGGAGATTGCACAGAGAATTAACACTACTCCTAATACCATTAAGGTACGACTTTGTAATATTCGTGCCAAGCTCCGTAATGAATATGGAGACTACCTAAAGAATTTATACGCTTATGAGACTTAAATATGTGACAATAGAAGGAGAGTTTGGACTTACTGTACCGTTAATCTTTCCAGAACATGCAGAGCATGCACACACTGTAAGAGGTAAAAAGGTAATCGGTGCGGGCTTTGTATCAATCGACTGGGAGGATAAGCGAGTAATACCTTATGGAGAATCAGTCTCTTTAGGGGTAAAGCCTCATGCTGATGATCAATATCATCTTGAAAAAATGCTCTTTGGTCAACACACATCCTCAATTCCTGTTGATCAAAGAAAGTCGAGGTCTATATGATTAAGTGGCTTAAACTAGAAATTCACTATCAATGGGTTAGATATTGCGATATCTGGACAATCAGCTGGTTTTATGGTATCCTCGCAACGATCTTTCTTGCTCTGTGGTTGTTAGTAGTTACCTGTCTTGCTATGATTGCACTCTCCTTTATCTATGCTATCATCGCAACTACATTAGGTATTGTATGAAGTACTTAACTCAAACTCAATGCCCTAAATGCCTCTGTAGATGGAGAGGTTTGCTTGATGACATTATTAAGTACAACCGTGTTTGTGTATCGTGTAGGTAATTATGGAAAAGCTTTTAACCCGAGATGAATTCCGAGATGCTGTTTTTAAAAGAGATAAGCATCTCTGTGTGATTTGTCATGCATCAGGTCAAGATGCTCATCATATACTAGAGAGGAGACTCTGGCCTGATGGAGGTTATTACCTTTCTAATGGTGCAACATTGTGCGGTCTTCATCATATTCAAGCAGAGACTACTGAGCTGTCGGTTGAGCAGATTCGAGAAGCATGTGGCATTACCAAGAAGATTATACCTCCTCATTTGTATGATGATCAGATTTATGATAAGTGGGGTAATCCAATTCTTGAATCTGGTGCACGAGTGAGAGGTGAGTTGTTTGAAGATGAGAGCGTCCAGAAGATATTAGCGCAAGGTGGAGTATTGAGTTCATTTACCTCATGGGTTAAGTATCCGCGAACATATCATCTTCCCTGGTCGGGTAATGTAACGGATGATGATAGAGTGGCTCATAATCTCGATCACTTCTTAGGTACAGAGATTGTAGTTACTGAGAAGATGGATGGTGAGAACTCATCACTCTACAACAACTACATTCATGCACGGTCAGTTGATAGTCGTAATCATGCAAGTCGCAATTGGCTTAAGAACTTCTGGTCAAGTATTAAATCGGATATACCAGAAGGCTATAGAGTTTGCGGAGAGAATCTCTATGCAGTTCATTCTTTAAGATATACCCTACCTACATACTTTATGGGCTTCTCAGTATGGAACTATAGTATGTGTCTTGATTGGAATGATACTCAGGAGTGGTTTGAGTTGTTAGGTATTACTTCAGTACCAGTTCTTTATAGAGGTATATGGAATGAAAAGCAGCTTAAAGAATTAGCAGAGAGTATGGATACTTCAAAGAAGGAAGGGTATGTAGTTAGATTAGCATCATCCTTTCTCTATAAAGACTTTAATAAATCAGTCGCAAAGTTTGTGAGAAAGAATCATGTTCAAACTACTAAGCACTGGATGCATGGTCAGCCTATTGAAAAGAATATTTTAGTTTAACCTTATAGCATTTGTTCTAAGTAGTTCAATTTTCAATCACACTCGCTACTCATATTATAAAAGAAACTCTCTTAGAACAAAAGCTCGACAATTAGAACACTATAATAAAAACCTTTATGAAATATGTTAGTGACAAATTAGACATTCCTCAGCACAAACACTTTGCTGCTATAATTTTTAGTAGCATCTTTATACCCGGTGATGAGCGGTCGCGGACGAACCCGGGTCATGGATATCCAGAGAGATATGATACCAAGATTGAGTACATAGTATTTGCTGATGAAGATGATATGGGCAAATGGGTTGCTATGGAAGAAACTTCTCAATACTCGCGCCATGACTACGTTATTATTGAAGCAGAAGGATTAAAGTTGGTTAGGAGTATGCAAGTGAAAATTCAAAGGTAACTAAAGCTAATAAACTTGTTGCGCTCTCAGCGGGGTCTCTTTATCATACACGTGTTATATGAAGAACATTTTTACAGATAAAGTAGTGCTGGTGGGTGATGTGCATGGTGATTTTCGTACCCTTAGAGCGGCGCGTAAACAGTTCCCGTATCTACCGATTATTCAGATTGGTGATCTAGGAATTGGATTTAGGGACCATTGGAGACTTAAACTAGAGCATCCTGGAGATAACTTCTATTACATTCGCGGCAATCATGACAACCCTGCGGCTACTTTAGATTTTGCAGGCTATCTAGGGGATTATGGGTGCAGTGCAAATGAGAAGGTAATGTGGGTCTCTGGTGCACATTCCATTGATAAAGCGCTCCGCACCCCTACTATTGATTGGTGGGAAGGTGAAGAGCTCTCCTATCAGCAATGCGGTGAAGTTGTGGATATGTATACCCGGATTAAGCCTGAGGTTATGATTACTCATGACTGTCCGCTTGATCTATATACCTGGCTCGGTATACCTCAGCAGTATGTAGTACCCAATAAGACTGCTAATCTTCTTTCATCACTTTTGGAAATACATAAACCAGATAAGTGGTTCTTCGGTCACCACCACAAGCGCTTGAATATGACCATACAGGGTGTTGAGTTTCGCTGTCTCGATATTGATGAAATTGATTGTATTGATTTCAGAACTCCTGATTACCTAAGACAAATTATTAAGTAATATGAAGCACCCTAAATTTAAAGAAATGATGGAGAGATATCCCCGTAGTGTTTGGGGTAGTAGTAATCCTCGTAGAAGTAGAGAAGCAGAAATTGCCCTTCTGTTGGTATTAGGTGGATGTGCAGGATGTGAGCTATCATATAGTGGGTTTTCAGGCGATCCCCTCGCTACCTCAACCTATATGGATCACTACAACTCTCTTCAAGCTTATCCATATATTAAGTATAAAGATACTAATCTTCTCTGGGCTATTTTGAAAAAGGCAGGGGTTGATTATTGTGGTGGTGCAGGTAATAAGCATATGCAAGCATCCTGGATCTGTAATAGAGAGGTATATAACCGTTATAAGCCTTCGATACCTCTAATTGTTGCTAACTTCTGGAGCTTAAAACAATTAGTTGATGATAAGAAAATAGTTATAGATTATTGATATGAAGCCTGATCTTAAAAATCTCGAGAAGCTCCAAAAAGAAGTCAACAAGCTTAACCTTACAATCAGTAAGAAGTGTACAGAAATAGACAAAATTATTGATTCTATTCAGCGTTCCTGTAAACATCTTAATGTAGTAGAATGTAAATATCATCCTGATGATTATAACCCTAAAGAGCCGGAACGCCTTTGTAGAGATTGTGGATGTAGAGAGAGGGGATGGGATTGTGGATATCATATTCTTTATGATGCTGAGGGTCGCACTATCGAAGAGGATATGGATCGGAAAGCCTTTTTTAAGATGTGCGACACCCACAAATATGGTTACCGGCTTGTTGGTCAATCTCACCCTCAATTCCATGATGAGTTGAGTATTAAGATGCAGAAGAAGTTAATGATTATACCTTAATGCTAATAATGTATTTGCATTTATAAATAGTTGAAATAGAATATGTTCAATGAGTGGCACACTAAACAAACTTGAAGATCTAAAGAAATTGCTCAACACGCTTTCAGAAGAGCAACTTCAAGACCCTATCTATGTTGATGACCCTCTCAATAAACCATATAATCGGAAGATAGAATATGGTTATGTTGCTAGTGTTCTAGACGGTGACCGAGCACCTATAGGTTCACTAATTCTCGTACTAAAATAGTATTTGAATATCCGAATATCAAAATTATAATCTTTATATGACTGAAAATAAAACGATTGAAGTAAAAAAGACATATACATTCGGTGTTAACCGTCTTCAACCTTTCCCTGATTCTGGTGTTCAATATGGTTTCATTCCTCAGGAGATTGATGCACTTAAACAGGAACCAGAGCTTTACGTATATGATAGCATAGGTAATATAGCTGTCATAATGGTGGTCTTTGGATATAAAAGCGGTCAACGAATTATTTGTCTGCTCAATAAACTTTCTTATGAGGGTGGTTATATGAAGTGGTTGGTTTTACCTGCACAGCTGCGTAAAGTAATAGTGAGTATTAACCCCAACATCCTTACACAACCAGTCCGTGCAATGCCTGATGAGATCTCCTATATCTTCTGTAACACACTAGAAGATTTTTCTGACATTAAAAACATCAAAGTATAATCAAAATGAATACATTTCCACCAGTTACAGAAATAAACTTCTCAGACCTTAGAAGTGTCAAGGACTTCTCGATGGTAGTGTTGGGTGCATCTCAGCCGGAGACCTGGGTTAAGGGTATTGCAGAACTACTTGTTAAAGAAGAAATAGTTAAATGCTCTGCAGAGAAGGTCTTTAAATCGGCCGCTCTTATCAAAGGTAATATACTCGGTGATGAAGGAAGAGCCGATTTGCTTCTCACCTTTAATATTGAATCTGAGCCTGCTGTAGGACGTCTTGCAATGTGGAGGCTGCGGTTTGGTGATGTCTCCTGGCTCGAAGACTTTGTCGTAAATTATCGAAAAGATTACAATACAGAAACTCAACCCGAAGAAACTGAAGAAGAATATGAAAATTGAACTCCTCTCACAATACTCCTACGAAGATCTCAAGACTGCAGTTGAAGACTTTCTCCAGCTGCAAGCGACTTTCGATCAGTTTGTAATGTTCTATACAAACATTACTGGTCACCACGTTGAGGAGTCTATCAAGAATCTCAAATACACCCAGATTCATGACATTACTGAAGTAGTGTTTGACCACTTTGCGAATATTCCTTTTGAGGAGTTGGCTGAGTTCTTCGCAGCCAATCTGAATGTCCGCGTGAAGATTGAAGATGATATCATGTTCATTATCAAGTAATTATGTGGCAAAAGCTTCAATATAAGTGGATTTACATTAAGCGTAAAGTCTGCCATGCATTCGGTATCTGTCCCTGGTGCTATAATTACACTGATACATCAAGCACTGGTAGAGAAATCTGCACTAATGGAAACTGCTCCAGTAAGAGGTAAGTATGTCTAAATGCGTCTTTAAACCATTTGTAGATTTTGATGAAGATGTAGCTAAACGCTATGGCTTTGAAATAAAACAAGTGATTGCACAAAAGCTACCAAATGGGTTTATATCGATATATGTTTCCTGGAGTACTAAAAAGTCTGAATATAAATTCAAATATCCCACCAACACAGGTGCAATGTATGGTTGGTCTGATGTTAGTTACGATTTGAGCTTCCCTCAGGTTAAGTATAAAATAAATAATGAAGTAGACTTCTATAGTAATTTCCGTGTTGAAGTGGGATTAATACACAGAAAAGACAAACAAATTAGATATCGACCACTATTTCACCAAAATACTAAATATTCTGCAATTGTTTGGTTTGCTCCGCGGGGATGGAACGACACTGAGAATAGTAAAGAAATCTTTCATTATAGTGTTAAAGAATAGAATATTATGTCTACAACTACTCACATCAGCGATGCTCAATCACCACTGTGCTACAATTGTAAGCATAGAGGACAATTGACCACAACTCATCATTCAGAATGCAATCACCCCTCTCTGAGTCCCTCTCTCAAGGCACAGTTAATGCTTATAGGTATTTCATTTCCAAATGGTTATGACAGACTCGCAGACTATCTTAAAGCAAATAAAGCTGATGGTATTATGCCGGTTGTCACCGGAAATCACCATGGTATAAAGAATGGATGGTTTTCGTGGCCTATGAATTTTGATCCAATTTGGCTTCAGACCTGTAGCGGGTTTGAAGCAATCGAAACAACAAAGAAGGGTGGTGAGTAATATGCGAATCAAATACAGTAATATCCAAACATCTCAGAGTGCAGTCAGCCTAGCAATCAGTCATGCAGTTAGTAATGCTGTCAGTCACGAATAGTCGGTACACGTCCAACCTAGTAAACTATAAGTCGAACCGTTCTCGGAGCCGTAAGTAGTGCAGTTAGTCATTCAGTTAGTCATGCAATCAGTCTAGCAGTTAGTCATTTGAAAGATGTTATGAGTGTGTGAGTGTAAATACTCACACACTCTTTTAGTAAAGTAATAGTAAAGTTAATCTAAATCTCAGTAAAAATGAAGAAACCCCTCTAAATTCTTCAAAATTATAGAAATGCACAAAATTTAGACCTCGTTGCAAATGAATGAGTTATCAAACTTTGTGTGTGAGAAATATAAAAATATATGGAACCTCACCCTATAATTGTAAAATATAACCAAATATTTTCTTTTACATTCTTCAAAAAGCATCATATTTAACATCGATATATGAAACCTTTTACTAAAGAAATGATAATTTTATACACCGTAATTGGTGTATTTATAGTCGTGCTGTTCGCACGCTTTCCGGTCGGGCAGAAGCTCCTTCCTTTTGTAGGAATGGGTCTTCTAATCACTTTAGTTATGGGGCTTATTGGCTCAATGATGAAGACCAAGAAGTAACCTGTAATTATAACAGTCAACAGCAAACAACAAAACAATAACATGAATACAAACAATATCTGGCGCTGGAACAATCTCAGCGGTAACCCACGACGCAATCATGGCAATCTGACGATGGGAGTTCTTATTGTCATCCTTGCACTTGCAGCCATCTCCTTTGCAGTCTTCGATATCGAAACTGTCGAGGGTAATCAAGTTGCAGTTATGGAGACATGGGGTGCTGGTGTGAAGCCCAACATCTATGGTCCACGGGTGTACTTCCTCTTCCCGGGAGAGAAGCTGTACCCCTACGATATGTCACAGCAGGTGTTTGTGATGAACAACAAGCCCCATGCTTCTGATCCAGGAAACGGACGCGCAATGGATGCTTATACGGTTCAGTCATCTGAAGGTCAGGACATGACCTTTAGCGTCTCCTTGACCTGGATGTTAAACCCTACTAACATCGTAGAGTATCATAAGCGGATTAAGATGAATCCGGAAGAGAAGCTCATCCGTCCGCTGATGATGCGTATTATCAAGGATACTGCTACTCCGTTTAAGGCATTCGATGCATATGCCGGTGAGGGTCTGGTGCGTCTCCAGAGCCAAGTTCAGAGCAATCTTTGGGCTAATCAGGATATCAAGGAGTTTATCACAGTTATTAACTTCGTAATTGAAGAAAACAAGCTGGACCCGAAGTATACTGAAGAAATCAAAGGTAAGCAGATTGCAACGCAAAAGGTGCTCCGTGCGGCAGAAGAGCAGAAGGCTGCACAGGCAGAAGCTGAGGTGGTTAAAGCAAAGGCCCAAGCAGATGCTAACAAGCAGACTGTCGAAGCTGAACGTGATGCAACTGTGGCGGTAACGAAAGCGAAGGCTGATAATGAGAAGCGGATTCTCGAAGCAGAAGCACAAAAGCAAACATATATGCTCGAGTCTGAAGGTAAGCTCGCCCAAGCGAAAGCTGAAGCTGAAGGTATTCTCGTGAAGGGTGAAGCAGAAGCGAAAGCCAAGCGCGCCAATCTCGAAGCATACCAAGTGCAAGGTACCGATGCATATGTCAAGGTTGAGATTGCAAAGGCAGCCTCGGAATCATTCAAGGGTATTCAAGGTTACCTGCCTTCGGATATGACTGTGAATGTTTTGTCTGAGAATTTCATGAAGTCGATTCAAAGCTTCATGACGGCCGGTGGGACTCCGACACCGACAGTAGCGGCCCCTGTAAAGTAAACGGTGCGGAAATGTAGAAGAGAGTCGGAGGTCCAAAGCCTCCGACTCTTTTTATCTCTTTATTCCTGTGTGTAAATATTATTTAGCTTTTGTTCTAATAAACATGTTGCAATAAGTGACGCGTTCATATATAATCATTATTGTAAACTTAGATATTAATCTAATATATGAATGAAACAACTCAAACAGCAGAAAAGAAATGGAAACTTACGTGCTGGGTAAGTCAACAAACACGTCTCACCTCTCTTAAGTACTGCACCGCTCGTGCTGCACTCTTAGGAGTCACGATTGAGGAGTTCGAACAACACTACATTGCTAAGAATGTAGGCTCAGCATTGCGTAAGGCGCGGAAGGCAAAGACTCCGTATTCAGAGGTTTGGGTGCGCTTTAATAAGGGCCCTATTCCTGATGACTTTGCAGAGCGGGCTGAACGTTCTCTCAAGTTGAACGGTAAGCAGAAGTAAACATTCTCAGGCACGGTTTCTATAAGCGATATGAAATTCATATCGCTTATTTCTTTTATGTTTGCTCATTAGAGCTTTTGTTCTAATCAATTTGTTTATAATTTATATACAAAGATGTATTTGATAAAATGAACCACTTAGAACAAAAGCCAGAGATAAATGTTCTAAATAAAAGCTTTAATATTTTCACAGACATCTTATATTTTAATTCGTTAGCGATAATCAGCTATGAAATAATGATTAGGTTCAACGAGTAGATTCCCGAAAGTTTTTAGATGCATTGCTGAGTAGATTCCCGAAAGGCAAGCCATAAGCATCTTGGGTTGGGCGCCTAGTAACACCTATTAATTTATGAATGACTTAATTAAAGCTCTTCAGATACTGTTAAAGTATTGTGACCCTGAAGAACGTACACCTACACATTGTGAGCACGATGTACTTTACATAACTTGTGTGAAGTACAAAGACATATCTGAAGAAGATAAAAAGGCTTTAGATGAGCTGGGCTTTTTCGAAGATAGTGAGAATGGTGGCATAAAGTCATTTCGCTTTGGCATGAGTTAACACCTATTAATTTTATGACATTTAAGATTAGGCATAAAACTCAAAACGCAGTACCCTTTGTAACAAAGCGATATAAGCGTGTGTTTGCACTCCTACCGGAGCCCATTTATCCACATAAAGAAGATAAGTGTGATACATATGTATGGCTTCAGTATTATTGGATTGAAGAAACATATTTTAGAGATGATGACTGGATTGTCACTACCCGGAGCCTCACACATCCTCAAACTGGAAAATGAATAACCGCTGTCCCAAATGCGATGTTTTGTTTTGCATCTACCCTAAAGTAGATGATGCAGATGTCTGTGTAGTATGTGCCTATAAGCAATTGCAGCACATTCGGAGAGATTGGATTACTGCATCTCAACAATGGAACCAATATCGGAAACAAATTTATGATCTTCAAAATCAAATCCAAACCTTGCAGCGCAAAGCCACATCACCCCATTAGAGGTGATTATAAAATAGTGCGGCGCTTTGCATTTTGGCCCCGCAAATACTCTCGAGAGAATGATGGAGAAACTATCTGGGTATTTTGGCAAAATATCTACTGCGTTTATAGATACACTCGTGAAGAGAATCTTTTCAATTCAGGTACAACTGAGAAGTGGATATATAAATTCTTTACCCTTACTTATCCAACAATCTCATCCTGTAAAGTTATAGATAATGATATTCCTCAAAACGTTGAATATAAGGCTACTAAAAAAGTACTTGTAGTACCTGAATCATTTCATAAACTCATAAAATGAAAGTTGAAATCGACATTTCTGAAGAGCGCATTAAGGGCTTACTCTGCAATGCCTTTGAAGGAGGTAGCAATTATTGGTATATGATTGAGGAATATCGCTTTCCACCTGATATTAAGTATGAGGATTTTAAAGAGGGTGGCAAATTTCAAGACCCGAATGATTACTGGCATCCTGCACAGTTGATTCCTCTGGTAAAAGGATGTAAGGTTATCATTTGCGATACAGATTCCAGCAAGGAGAGAACCTACATCCTTGAGCGTGAGGGCATTCAGAGCGGATTACAAATTATGGCTCAGAAATACCCGCAACACTTTAAAGCTGTTCTTGATGAAACTGATGATGCAACAACCGGTGACGTCTTCCTGCAGTGTTGCTTGTTTGGAGAGGCAATTTATGGATGATTACTTTAACGATTATGCGGATGAGAAGATGTATGGAAGGACGGCATCTAAAGAAGCTGACCAGAAGAGTCAGCGGTCTTATGTACGAGGTGACCATTTCCGCAATCATAAGAATGAAGCATTCTATGCTATTGAGCGGATTCTCTCTGCATCGGTAGGTCAGAATTGGAATGATGTCTCTCAGAAGATTTTTAAATCAGTAAAGTGCCTCGAGAAGGGATACATTGAGCACGTATTTGAGTGGAAGGTGGAGCTGCACACAACTCTCGACAATAAGGGCAATGTGCTCTATCACGAATCTCATCCCTGGAGAATGGGCGCAATGATCGGTCTTCATCCGATTGTTGAATCTACTTCAGAGTTGTATGTTCACCCTACTACCTTCATCCTCCATAAGAACATCAAGCCTAAGAAGGTTCAGCCTAAGGTTCCTCCTACGGTTTACTTTCTCGGAGACTATAAAGAGCTCCGCAAGATTAATGGGATCTGGTACCTCCGCTTTCTCGAGGAGAAGGATATAGAGAGGCTTAATAAGCGGAAAGCAGAACAAAATGCTGACTTCCGTAAGTTAGGATGTACTATGTACTTTCCATATGATCCCTTTCCCTCAAAGTTTAAAAAGCTCGACGAGCCTTCTACAGAGGGGATTATGCGGAACCTCATAACTTGGACTAAGTGGTATGAGAGTACGCCTACTATACACAAAATTAAGATTCACAAGCAGCAACTCTCTTCTAAAGAGCTCAAACAGTTTAACCTGAAAAACGATTAAACATCTGAATAAATGCTTTTAAATGCTAAGTGAACATATAATCTCTTAAATGTAATAAGAATTTAAGTTAGCCAATTAAAATATCATAAAGGCTACAATAGTAGGGCAATTAAAATATCACAAAGCCCTCAACCCCTTATTATAAGGCTATATGACTAAAGCTCAAATAATTGCTAAAATCAAGGAAGGTCTAACCAAGCACAAGTTTGCTTCCTGGTATAATGAGAGAGGTACGTTTGACTCCTGGATAAGGGGTGAAATTCTTCAAGATGGTAGTAAAGTGACCGATGAGCAGATTGAGAAGGATATCGAAAAACTCTTTAACCTTTAATATAAAAATATGCTTACAGACGATAGAGATAAAGATTACGACAACCACAACCCTACCTGGCCATAATCCAATGAAGACAAAATTTGTTCAAAACGATTGGGACAAGACGCGCTCATATAAGGAGGGTAATCCTTGGACTTTAATGTTCATCTATCCGATGAATGGAGAGCCTTATCTTATCAAAGGTGGGATGATTGAATGTAAGGAGTGGTTGGTTGAACATGAAAAAGGACCTCATGTCAACTTCATCACACTCTGGCATCGAGGAAAGGCTCGGCAGATGAACCCTCACATTGAGAATCTTCCGGGTTGTATGAGAGCATACTGCACCACAATGCGTAAAGAAGGTATCCCTGATCAAGGCTACAATCATCCGTATGGTAAGGTCATTGTGGTATTCAGAGGAACGACTATCTCCGGTAGTACCACCCGAGTGCTCCATAAAGAAGTCAAGCAATTTCCGCGCTGCTTCCCTAAGGAAATCAAAGCATTAGTTGAGGAAGAGCTCCTGAAGCATTAATAAAAGCTGAATAAACACTTTAACTTCTAGAGAAAGAAATTAATATAATAACACTGAGAGATGGAACGAGGCCATCACCAAGAGTGAGAGACGTATTAATGATGGGATTCTTTCAGTAAATTTACGGTTTTGATCTTTAATATCTAATATTGAATAAATTGTTGACTAATTTATTCATCGAAAAACTGAGTAGTTTCTATCGTTTCGGGTGGCGTGTTTCGCTTAGTTTAACTGTTCGCCACGTAATTAGATATATCAAATACTAAAGCAACTTAGTATCTTTTTTAATATTGATCTTTAACAATTTGACTGGGTCCGCGAACATTGAGTTCGAAGAAGCGGATAAAATAGAGTTAAGTAATATAGTTACTGCGCATTTGACTGTGTGCCTCAGTGAGCCAGAGCGCGTATCTGGGAAGTAACGTATTGTATGATTGCATAACGCATCGATATCCCACACCTATATTGTGAGGATATTGTCAACCCTAGCTAGGTATTACATATGCTCGAAACTCGTCCCAGTTGATACTTTTAATATTGTTCTTTGAAAATTTAAACAAGTTGTTGAGTGGCGGAACGGAAGACGCAAATACCTAATAGCTGGTAGAGTCTACTCGACCATAAGATGTAATACTTCATGCGCTGTGTGAAGTCAGCAGCAATGCTGAATAGAGCAACTCATATAGGATGATCCTATCTAACAATTTGTTTAATTTAAGAATGGCAATGATGTAATTAGATTAGTAAATTTGATTCGACATAGCGACTCGTTAGCTGATTTACTAATTTAATTGGATGCACAGCGCATCTCATTCTTAAAATGGGCTAGTGGCGAAATGGCAGACGCAGCAGACTCATAAGGGTCGGCTATCTCGAAAGAGGTAGTTAGTAAGGTGTAAATTCGGTGAACGGCTCGTTGTAGAGAATGGCAAATCTGGGAGTTTGTAGCTACAAGAGATATAGCGAAGACTGCCGTTGTGTGATATAACTCTGAATAGACGCACATATTGTAGGTTCAAGTCCTACCAACAACCCAACGCCGAGCGAAATCGAAGGCAAACGTGAAAGAAATAATAGAAGAAAGGATTGTGGAAGAATAGGCGCCTAGCGACCTACCACGATTGCTAGGCTCCCCGTCTAGCCGCTTAATTGCGATAAATTCTATAGCCTCATAATTCGAGACGTGTAGAGACTATAATCACCTACCTTAACTTATTGTGAACGAGAGGTTAAACCTACCCTCTTCGGAGTTGTTACGAGAATGACGCTCGTTGCTATCGATAAATAAATATCGATAAAACATTACTACGGTTGGACATATTCAGCTTGATGTGCTGAGCGTTCACAATAAAAAGGTAAAGGCATAGTCCAGACCACAAACTAATTCTCAGAGTGTAGCAGATACCCGAAAGGTGATTCTGTGCATAGCGAGATAGGGTAGCGAAAGCTATAGTGGTAGGCTTTAGTTGCCACAGTGGCGAAATGGCAGACGCAAGGGATTTAAAATCCCTAGCTGGTTTAACCCAGTGTGCTGGTTCAAGTCCAGTCTGTGGTACCAAGTTAACTCGACAGAGATTTATCTATTCTCTGTCGAGTTTCTTTGTCATATATGTATCTAGAATGATGACTGAATTTAGATAATTCATGAAGGTCAAGTGTTGGGTCGATATACTTTATATGGCGCTTAACAGCTAAGCGGAGAGTAACATCAGGACATTTTGTATTGATATTTAATTTTACTGCGGCTTGACTCCATCCAAATTTTTTAATGAGTGGAATTGCAGATTGAACATCAATATTATACTTACATGCTGCATCATGGGTGCACTTTGATGAGCAATATGTTCGTTTGTGTGTATGTTTAAATTCTAAATTACAATGCTTACATATATGTGTCTTTAGTGTCAAACCTGTAGGCTTTCTACCTCGAGGCTTTTTAAATCCTATAGCTCTATTAGACGTATAATCATACTTAGTAATAGGCAATTTATGCTCTAAAATAACCTTTTCAATACGTTTATAAATACCCCCACTTGCATATTTTCCAAGCTTTTTAATAATTTCTGATATTGTTTTAGAATTATTTGCAGCTGCTAAAATTTGATCGTCTGTTACCCTTTTAGGGGCTCTAAATGTTTTAGTTTGTGAATGACAATTAGGGCATAATATCTGAAAATTGTCAATATGATTGTTTTGATTATTTCCGTCAATATGATGAAGTTGTAGAGTTATTGGTTTAGAATTATATGTATCTGTCACTTTACACTCTTCACACATTACTAGCTTCAAATTGTTATCAAATAGAAGGCTTTTAAATTTACCAGTATTTGTGGTCTTAAATCTATTAATTTGCTCTTGTACCTCATCTTTATTCATACAATTATTTATTATAAAACTATAAAACAACTGTACGGGTTCGAATTAACCTAAATAAACACTTTAACATCCATAGATTTCACATATATTAATCACATTGAAAGTTGAGATATGAATGCACTTGAAAATATTTTTAACCGAGTTGTGAGCTGGACAGAGTATGGTGAATCTTTAGGGCTGTCTAAAGATGAAGCTTACGACTGGGCGTCTAAGAATGCATTTGGATTGTAACTTTGTGGGTGAGTAGCGTATCGGTGAATAACCAGAGGCACGCAATGCAGGTAGAAATCCTGCCTCACTCACCACTTTTCGGTCTAAGTTTAATAGTAATAGAACAGCTTGAGTGAATTGTTGAGATTTCTAGATAATCTCGATTGGTAGCTCTTGATAGTAGCAGGTGTAAGTCCTCGCAGACCGTACCATTTTTTAGAAATTGATGAGCAGCACCAGTAGGTAATTCTCTGCGTGTGTCGAATACTTAGCGGTTGATGTCAATTTCTAATTTTTTTTGGATATTATGATTTATGAAAATAAAGTAACAGATAAAGAAGCTCAATGGATAACGAACTTCCTTGCTCCAATTGAATATGACCCAAAGTTACAGGGTCAGACTGTTTTCAAAAAGAAAATAAAGATTGGGCCCTGGGCTGGTCCCGAAGCGACACTATCTAATGTACTTCACGAAATTTCCCACTTTGTAGAAATTGATGAGAGTAGAATGGTTAAGGATGGATGGGGATTAAAGTATCCACGTCCTCAACATCTATTAGGGCAAACGTTTATTGAATTTCAAAAGCCGTATCATATTGAAAGAGAGCGCCGTGTATGGGCGTTTCAATTAAATTTGCATCATAAATTTGGTATTGATGAAGGTGTTGAAGATTTTGCAGATGCTGCTTGGTTTTTAGATGGATTTGGTTATATGATTGAAGAGCACAGAGGTAAAACTACAACCCAACAGAAGATGTGTTTTGCAAAATCTATTGAGAAGCTTGCAGAAGAAACTCAATATTCCTTTGAATCTTTCTTGAGTGAGTTTAATCGGCGCAAGAATTTGCTAATCAAAAAAAGTAATTGAAATGTCTTAAAAAGCATTTATATTACACACATTAACGATAAATGAAAACATACGCACAAGCATTAAAAATCCTCGAAGATGTCGCTCAGGAAGTTAATGGAACGGTTTATAGAGATTACAGCGGTCGGGGGATGTTCGGTCGTCAATGTCCCGGTATTGTTTGTAACGATGCAACAGAAGTTATCGAGCTCTGTGCATTAAAGGGATTGCGCAAATCATCTCAGGATAGTATGGGATTGCAGGTTATAGTCTATTTCCCCTCTATCATTAAAGATAAAGAAATCAAAATAAGTAATTGTTTACCTTAAGAGAATCTGTTATTATATCAATATGAGAAAAGAATTTGAACGGGTTTCATATGAAGATAGTACCTTAGATGTAAACCGCAAACGTTTAGACCCAGAGCTGAAGCAAACGTGGTTGGAAGCTTTGCGCTCAGGTGAATATCAGCAAGGGAAGGGGAAGCTCGAAAGAGTAGATAATGAGTGCTGCTGTCTTGGAGTGTTGTGTAATGTTCTGAATCTGAACAAGAAGTTGGTTGAGTGTCATACAAAAGACCTTGAATATTACAAATTCTCCTCACCAGATATGACGGAATCTGCAAATTATCTCCCTGCAGGAATTCCGAATGTGAGCAATATTCTTGAATGCTCTGGACTTTTGAACGTAGATATCTTGTTTAACAGCCCAAAAGGTCTTCACGGATATAATAATCTCGCTGATTTAAATGATAATGGTGCGACGTTTGAAGAAATCGCCTGGCTTATCGAAGAGATACTCTAAATAAACCATTGAGCATTCTATAAAAAGATTTATATTACACACAGTTATATGAGAAAAAGAGAATCATTTATCGTAGTAGTAACTGAAACGCATCTCAAGATGGCAGAAGATGCAGCTCAGGATGCTTCAAAAGATATCGAATTTTGTCAGCAGTGTGTACTTGCTCAAGCAGTAGCGGAATATGTACAAGATGAGAACATCCGTGTAGGTGTCGGTTGGGATGTAGTCAATCTCGATAATCAACAGTATGCGGTAAATAACTCTAAGCTCTGTAAAAAAATTACGAGCTCAGAAGTAACGCATCCGTTCGGATTACGAAATGGCGGAACTCGGAGAGCGTTGTTACCACAACTCCCGATAACTCTCGAGTTTAAGTGGTTGCGTCAGATTTAAAAATTTACAAATATGACACCTCTAGAAGCAAAACAGCTCAGAATTCTAATTGCACAGGATGTACTTGCACAATTAGAAGCACAGGAAATTGTTGCTTTACCAGCAACGTTTCTTTCATTTAAAATGAAAGAAGTCGAAGAGTCTCATAAAGTAAATCGAGAAGAACTTAAAAAGAATACATGTCAGGTTTGTGCAAAGGGGTCAATCTTTGTGGCATGGGTTAAGCGGTTTAATGAGTTTGAGGCTTCATTTTGGGATGTAGGTAAGTTTTATGATATTGAAAAGTGTGGTTATCGTTACCCCAAATCACTCCTCGATGCATTTCCTACTGAGATGCTTGACAATATGGAATCAGCATTTGAATGCCGATCAGATAGTTGGCATCAAAATGCAGTGATTTCACGCTCATATATCGGTATGTTCTCAGGACCTGCTAACGAACGATTGAAGCTCATTATGCAGCATATCATAGCTAATGATGGAGAGTTTCCCTTAAAAGGTAAAGACGAATAATTTCCGGGCCGGAAGCTTAAATCTTTGTATAAGCACTCGACTCATAATCGAAAGATAGCCGGGACGATTGCCGGCACGGCCCACCATTTTACTAAATTTGTATTTGAATAACTAAAACGTACCATTATTATCAAAATATGATTATTATCAAAATTCTCCTCTACATTGTCGCAGCCCTCTTAGTTGTAGCAACCATCTGTGGAGGTATTTATGTCTCCTTCTATGAATGTCTATGGAAGGGTATTGTCCAGATTATCGATGCAGCAAACCAGACCCCCGTTTCCTCTACGGAAGTAGCATGGGGCATCGTGCGCATCTTCTGCATGGGCATTGCGGGCGGTATTACCTATTTAGTTGGGTTCCTGATTGCCAGTGTTACTGCTGCATTGGCGACAATGATTAAGTAATAAGTAACAATTTCCGGTGTAGCTTAATGGCAGAGCGCTAGTTTGATAAACTAGGTAGAGAGGCGCTGGCTCGTGCACGAGCAGCGGTAGCGAAGTACAAGCTAAGTTCGAATCCCTCCACCGGCACTTTCTTTTTTAGGTACACTCTACACGTCTAATAGTGAAAAATAGAGAATTTGATCTAAGTAGCACAATTTAAAAACACTATCACACATCATGAATGAAATAAAACTCATTTAGAACAAAGGCCTCATAGGTTCTAAATGATTATACCTATAAGGTGTAATAATATTATGAAAATAGATGACATGGAAAGAGTTTTGACAGAACCCTCTCATTATTTTACTAGTGGACATCCTGATAATGCTATTCTAAGGCTTAATGTTCCATACGGCTTTATCGAATACCCCCGCGCTGAATTAAAAGAAGTAATGATAGAATTAAAGCAACGGATAAGAATAATCGAAGCAGGTATAGAAAAGCCGACTGCATCAGATAGACTTCTATTGGAGGTACTCATGGCCTTCTGTGGAGAGTCTCCTAACTTTAAAGAGTAATTTCTAAGAAAGACTTTGAATTACTTTATCATTTCACTATTATACATTATATGAAAGAAACAATTTATCAAATCGATTGTAAGAGTGCTGCGGGGGTACAGGCAATCGTAAACTTCTTGGAAAGCCGCGGCTTCAAATCATCAAACGGTTTTAATGCCGCAAATTATCTCGTACATTACAGTGAGTATCATTGGTTAGTGATTAAACCTTACTTGAAACATTGGGGAGGCAATCCTCACAGCTTCTCTTCACATACAACTATTACGTTCGAAGAATTCTTTTCTGATACTGATAAGTATGCGTTGCAGAGCATCTCTGTAGTGCTTAACGGCAAATACACTGCATCGGTCACTAAGGAGTCGATCAAGGTGGGATGTGCAGAGTTTCCGATCGATATTCTCGAAAAATTAAACGCGGCATATGCCAAATTGAGAGGTTAATATGCCTAAGAACATTGATCCGAACATTAAGAAGATTAAACTGCTCAGAAAGCTCTGGCGTCAGAAGGATACACAGATAACCTACGGTGATTGTGAAATATGGGACGTTTTCTGTGCTCATAACCATGAACCATTTATTTCAGTTTATGAATTAAAGGGTCCTGATTTTTGTGATCGCGTCCTCCTTCCTGAGATTGATTGGAAGAAGATTAAAGTACTCCAACCCATTAAGAATCCCTTTATATGAATAAACAAGCTGAAAATGCTACTTTAGTAGTAGGCGCAATTTTAATATTCTTTACAGGGTTGATATGTGGGACCATCACTGCTGAAAGAGCTTTAACTAAGCAATCTCTCAAAGGTTATGAAGCAATCGCAACCTATAAGACTAATGATGTAGGTGAAGTCTCTATAGTAAGTGTTAAATGGCAACCTATCTTGAGAAGGAAGTATGAAACCCCGTAATATCTTTTTAATCCGTCATGGTCAATCTGAGGGCAATGTAGACCACTCCATATATCAGGAGAAGCCTGATTATGCAGTTAACCTTACTCCTTACGGTAAACAACAAGCTTTCCAAGCTGGTAAAGAAATCTTTAAAATATTAGCGAATAGTGACACACCCACCAATCTCACCACAGCAATCTATTACTCTCCTTACTTCCGTACTATTCAGACAGCACAAGAGATTCTCAAGACTCTGGTTTATACTCCTAAGAAATGGATTAGAGAAGAGCCGCGGATGCGGGAACAGGAATGGAATGGAAAGATAGGAGGATATGCACGAGATGAAGATATCCAATCCCAACGCGATGATTATGGCCACTTTTATTATCGATTTGATGGAGGTGAATCATGTGCAGATGTCTATGATCGGGCCAGCGATGTACTCGAGACGCTTCATCGAGATTTTGAAAAGGATGACTTTCCTGAGAATTTAGGACTCGTAGGTCATGGGATGACTAACCGCTTAATTATTATGAAGTGGTTTCATCTAACTGTAACTGAATTCGAATATCTTGCAAATCCGCGTAATGGTGAAGTATGGCATTTACAACTTCAACCTAATAATAAATATAAACTCGTGACTGAGCTTAAAAAGTACCCTTTGTTAAGGCGTAAGTGGGTGTGTGAACTAACTAAATGAGTAATTGAGTTTACTTAAAATGTTCATATAATCTTATCAATGCGTAAAGATATTGACAGTGTAATTGAAAGAGTTACTAGAAAGTATCTAGTACATCAAATGGATAATTATAAGGTTGCCAGTACCTTTACAGGTAATACTGTCAGAGTCTCTGCAGGCGCCATGAGCAAAGCAGAGTGGGAAGATGTTGCAAAGGAGCTGATTTACTATATTCAGAAGCATCTCAACATTCATCTTGAAATTTGGGGCTTTTCCTGGACACCGAATAAGAAGTATTGCAAAGGATTTATTCTTCAACATTCAACTGCTCGTATTGATGCAGAGCACGATCAGGAATCTCGTGATCGTATTCTAAAAATTATGGGAGAGCAAGGCATTTATGGTTGATGCTATCAAATTTTTCTTTCCGGTCGTTATAATACTCTGGGTTCTTTCTGGCCTTTTAATTTTAGAGGTGAGTAAATCCTCATGGGGTATTAAACATCGAAATTATAATGTCATTCTGGGGTGGATATTAGGCCCGCTCTACATCTTTATAATTTTAGGTATTTGGCTTATTAACATATTCAATTTAGCTCGGAGAGGTAAGCTCAAGGCAACTACCATCCAGTTCGGTAATGATCTCAAGCAATTAGCAATTAGTAAATTCAACTCCACCAAGCAGTGGCTCTTAAAAGATGCAGACTTCTAAAACAATTACCCGATACTTTACGTTCGGTCAATCTCATCGGCATGACCTTCCTAATGGTACGACCTTAGATAAGGATACCATTCTGGTTATAACTGCTGAAGACCCTACTGAAGTTATGTTTAGTAATTTCGGTCCTGAATGGGCCTTCCAGTATGAAAGTTGTCCTGATCTTCAATACTTTCCTAAAGGAATAAAGACTTTATAGAGCTAAAAAAAGCGTTGCGTTAACATATAAAATGTTTTATTCTCTTTGTGTAATTTAAATAAAACACTTTATGAATGCACAACCAACGGTTTTCCTCCTTCAGGTCAATACACGGTCAATTAACGAGATTGGTCATGGGACAGTTCTATCGCGCTGTTTCAAGACCGAGGCTCTGTAATGGCGAAGCTTCTACCATATATTAAAAAGTGGTATGATTATCTGCAAGATGGTAATGCAGATAATCCCGGATTCATATCCTTTGAATCATCCTTTCCTACAGACCGTAAATTTAAAACTCGTGCTGAATTTACGGTTCAAGAAGGAGAATACTTTATAGAGGTTCTTGTCACTGAATGTTGCCCTCAATCCTACCCTCTAACAGGACTCACCGTACAGGACATTGGTACAAATCTTGCTGAGGGAGATATTGTTACCACAACTATTCTTTCGGAAATGTCACTGCTTCATACTCGAATTGGACGAGTTGTAGCAGTCTGTACCAACAATAGTATTCGGCTCAACTTTAATCTCTTTGCAGAAGAGGGAGATGGGTCAATTGAAGTAACTCTTTGGCCTGAAACTGTTCCAGGTAATAGAAATGCATGGATAAATCGGGTTAACAACGATGTCTACTCCCTCAACAAATAATTCTAAATGATTGTTTGAGTAACTACAAGCAATCATTTAAAATGTGTGTATGAAAAAGAGACTGTGTACTATAACTTTTAGAAACACGCCTGGCACTCCTGAGCACCGTGAAGAGATACGGACTGTAGTAAGAAAATTGATGGAGACAGGGTTTCGGTTTGGTAGCGGTGATTTAAAAACCATCACTCAAGTGTTTAAAACAGTTGGGTACTGGGATTATCCTGAAATCTACATATCTATTGTAGATTCCCATATTGGAATCTGGGTAGCAGACGGGTTGGAAAACACTCCTGATACTTTAGTGTATAGTCCCTTTGGTCCTGATGCAGAATTCCATATGTACTTCTCTTATGAGAGGGGGGACATAGATGGAATGAGCATTCACCGAGCAAGAGTCTCTCTAGATGTAGAAAAAACTCATTTCTACATCTACGGTGAGGGTAAAGGAATTCTTTTTAATCGGGATCAGTTGATATCTCTCAAATCTCTTATCTCAAAAGCTTTATTCTAACAAAAATATGAAGACTATCGAAGAACAACGGAAAGAGTTTCTTGATGAAACTATTGCATTCTACTCTGCAGATACAAATCGGCGTGCTACAGTTGTAGATAAAATTGGATGCTTTTATCGCTCACCTACGGGTAATAAGTGCGCAATCGGTCGCTATATCCCGGATGATAAGTATAAGACGTCTTTTGAGAATCTTGCGTTTCATTTTTTCATAGACACAACAAATGATGAGACGCAAAAAGAATTGTGGAATGCACTTCCTGAACACATTCAAGCTTTGGGTGTACCATTCTTGGCAAACATCCAAAAGCTTCATGATGCGGACAAGTATTGGGGAATCAATCAATTGTCTGAAGCAGGGCAAGTGTATGTGGCAAATATCCGCAATAAATTCTGTTAATGATTAAGAACTACTCTAAAGATATGGTCTTCCTCTACAAGGGAAGGCTCGGGGTAATAAAAGGATTTACTACTCCAGATGGTTATTTTTGGATTAGTTACTTTGAGATTGCAGAGCCGTATCGAAAGATAGGGTGGGGACGCAAGCTCGCTCAGGAGTTCTTTCCTCCAAGATGTAAGCTCCTTGCTATTCCGCTGAGGTCTGCCATAAGCGCAGAAAAGCTTATTGCCTTCTACCAATCATTAGGATTTAAGCTAATGCCTGATGAGTGCGGTAATCCAATAATGGTAAGAGAAAAAGCTAAATAAACATTTGTGTTAAATTGTGAGTGTGTATAATATTTCTTTATGAAGAATATACAATCTTTCAGAGTAATAAGATACTGTATTGATTGCTCTACAGATCTTTTTAATGAAGTCATTGAAGAGATTATTGAGGTACCTGGAGAACATCTTGCAGGTATTATAGATTTAGAGCACAATCATCAGTTCAACTCAACTACGGAGTATCTGCGCGCGGAGGGAGACAAAAAGGAGCAAGAAGATCCGGAATATTTTGCGCGTAAAATGATTGAGAGTGATTGTATGGAGCCTCATTGGGGATATGTACAGGTTAAAGACTTAGGTGGGTCATTTATTCTCTCACCAACCCATCCCCTTTACAATTCTCCTTTCGAAAAGAGTGACTATATTTCAAAGGAAGAAATGTGGGTATTAGAGGATTAAAAACTAAATAAACATTTGTATTAACATAAAAATTCCTTTAATCTTTCATTAACGAATAAAAGATTATGCGCTTTCATATTGCAATAGACGATAAAGAGAATCAGTGTAATGATGAGTTTGTCTATACTGCTCATACTCTCAAGGGTGCTCTTGCTGCCTGTGCGCATTCAGATTTATATACTGATGCATGTAAGACTTCTCTACAATCTTTCAAACTCTTCATATATGACTACTCCTTTACTGGAAAGGTTGATGGGTGGGATGTTTATGAGCACAACTCTTGCAACATCACTCTCAAGATTCGTCCTCTTAATTACACTAAGGCTCAGACGGTCCGATTCTGTAAAGATAATCGTCACTTTACCAGTGAGCATATTGCCTATCTTGCACAGCAACAGCACTACGGACCCGTAACTGCTCATGATGTAGACGTTTATCTCAACCGTAACAACTCACGAGTCGGAAACCACAAATCACCTTTCGGAATATGAAAAAATTCTATGCATTAGTATCAGACATCAGCGCAGGGCCTAACGTACCTATTGACCTGATCGAAATTGCTGCTGATAATATCGAACAGGCAGCTGCCTCTGCCCTAGAACAAATTACGAGCGCTGCTCCTACCGAGAGCTGGGAAGAGCAAAACTCTATCCTCGTGAAGGGTCACCCGGTGGGTGCAACCTGGATTGATAATGAAGCACTGATCCAAGTGTGCTGCTGGGAAGCACCCACTCAACAAAATGCTTGGTGACCGAGCGCGAGAGTTCCTGTGGATGTTAGGGGCTGAATATGAAGAAAGAATCTCAAATATCCCCACCAGCTACTAAGCTGGATATTAATCAGTTCAAGATCTCTCCAAGGGGAGCGAACCAGGCTCAACAGCCACTAATTCAAGAAGGATTAATTATCAGGTTACCACAGTCTCTAAAGCACACAAAGTTTTGTAAGATAAACGAATGTTCTAAATGAGTCCTTGAGTCATCTTAAGGACTCATTTATTATGTGTGTATGAATAAGAAAGTTAAGCTCATAAAGATAACAGAAGTGAATAGCTTAGCAAAGGGAGACTTTGTAACCCTGCGGTATGATAATGGAGTAGAAATCCCAGGACGGGTTTTTGAAGCAAATGATGATTTCGGTTTAACTGTCCTTCTTAACAACTCACGCACAGTTACTCTAATATCATGGCTTCTGGGTATTCCCACCGAGGGAGTAGATGATGATACATCTCTTGAAATGTGGGTTGATGGAGATGATGGCAAGGAAGAGAAGACTATTATCACAGTGTACCGCACTAAATAAAAATATGAATAAGAAAGACGCTCAATTGTTGGCAGAGGCATATGAACAAAAGGTTAAAGGTCCTCAATTTCTTCTCCCTCAACAAATAAAGTATGAAAGAGAATAAGACAACAGATCGCGAATTCATTCTCATTGGAATGGATGACTATTTCGGGGACAATCAACCGAAAATTCGTACCCGCTTCTCTTCGTTAAAAGAACTGATTCTAACGCAGGTCTTCGGAAGCGTTGAAGATGCAATTGAAGAGTGTAAGGAAGATGGTACGGTACCGATCGAGGTAGCACTTCCGATGTTCTTAGAAGGGTCCGGAGAGGGTGATGAAAACTATCTGCTCCTGTGCCGTGATGGCATTGAGATTATACCTTTAGGTAAAAAGAATATTTGGAAATATCTCTAAATAAAGATAATGAAGAATAAAGACACCCAACTCTTGGCAGAGGCATATGAAGGTAAAGTTAATAAGCCTAAAGGCCCCAAAGCAACTCTCATAAAATTAAACCCCAAAGAAGAGTCACATATGTTAATTGACAGCCTTATGGGGGAGCTGTCATATGTTAAAGATGTGAAAGAAGGTCTCACTCCTGAAGAGGCGGACTTAGCACATAAGCTGTTAACCCTTCTCCGGGTAGATGGAGATGAACGACCATGAAGAATAAAGACACCCAACTCTTGGCAGAGGCATACGATCAGATAACCTCTCCTACTCCTCCCGACATCTTCCCTAAAGAGATGAAAGATCAGGCAACACTAGTACCTAAGCCGGTACATCCTGAGATGACTCCTGAAGAGCAAAGAAAGGATGAAGCACGGATGAACTTCAGTATGATGGCTCATGAATGCTTAATAGGAATAGAACACATAAACAAGAAGTACCCTGACGAGAACGGAGTGATAACTAATGAGGTTAAGAAGGACCTGAGACGTATTTACGATATACTCTGGAAGTATATAGAATAAAGATCGAGTCTTTTACTCTTCCCATTACTAGAAATTGAGATAGATCTAGTAATGGGATTTTTTATGGAGAGAAATAAGGAGGCAGAGACTGCTTGAGAGAATTGGTGATCTGAAGAGAGTGGATGAGAATACTCAAGAGAATTGGTGATCTGAAGAGAGTGGAAAATTGGTCGCGTATAAAGGTACCCGGATCCGGATAATTTTTTTCCAACTTTCTCAACTCTAGATATTCCGGACTCCTTCCGAGCCCTATAAGCCTCTACCGATCCGCATTATTCGGTCCGGTAGCTCTCTTATAATCCGTAATCCTTCAGATAGTTTAAAGAACCCTCATATTCAGAACCTCGCGGGGCCTATCTATTAGCCCCGTCTCAATCTGATACCCGCGTCACGTTATCAGAACCGCGTACACACGTATCAGAACTCTCTGCCCCGCCAGGCTCTCCTCAGCGCTTCCTCTTCATTACATATCTACCGAGTCAGACATATCTTTTAACCCCTGCGGATCCCTATGTAGCTTTTGTTCTAAATAGGTTTGTTTCATTTCATATACAAACACAGTGATTCATACCTTTACGACTTAGAACAAAGGCCTCAGAGAATCATTAAAGTGCACAGTGTTCTCGCATTATAGGGATAATCAAGCTTTTATTCGGGCGCGCTGTGTTCTTTCAGGGAACGCGCTCTGCAGAGAAATCAAAAATCATTCAAGTAAATCTGATTTCTCTGCAGAGCGCGTTCCCTGAATGCCGAGCTGCATCCGGACCGGAGCCAGATCCGCAGCCGGGAGGCCTCAGACCTTATCCACATCTGCACTCCGCAACCCAGAGCCCCATCCCTAATCTGATCCGATTAAGATCTCTTATCATGAGCGGATCTCATTCTCAACATTAGAACTCCTTAAAAGAGAACATATTATAGCGATATTTCTCCGGGATGCAAGCTTTTATTCGGGATTTCGTGAACTTTTTATTCAGATTTTTCTTGCTAGTTATTAATAAGCATATAGATTGGTGCATAAGAAAGTGCTTGCGCACGATGTAGATAAGAAACACTAAGCTAAACAAAAGTGAAAAAAAGTTCAAAATAAAGTTGCACAGAACGAAAATAGAACATATCTTATCAACATCAGCTAAGTGCTGAATAGTAGTAAAGCAAACAAACAACAACAAATAGAAAGAACCAAACATATGGCTCGCAAAGCAAAAAAGAACGAATCCAAATCGAAGTGCCCGCAGCTCGTCTGCTGCTTGACCGGTGCTTCCCGCAATACCAACGCCAACTACCTCGCCGACAAGGCCAAGGGTCGCTCCGAGATTCTCGGGCGCAAGGTTGAGGTCGACGAAATCGTCGAATTCTACGTTCCCAAGAACGTGCTGAGCGACCTGCGGAAGGGCGCGACGATTGAGGAAGTGCGCAAGCGCGCGGGCAAGAAGGCCCAGGAGTTCGAGATGCACAAGATGGCAAGCACCAATCCGGAAAAGCTCATCGCCAAGCTGTTCGAGCTGAACGGGAAGATGAAGACGAACGCCCCGTCCGATGGCGCTGCGAAGGCTGCGGAAGCGCGCGCTGCGAAGGAAGCCAAGAAGACCAAGCCCGCCGCGAAGAAGGCCAGCAAAAAGGCTGCGCAGGCCCCGGAAGGTGCGACGCCCGAGCCCACTCCGGCTCCGGAAGGCCAGCCCCAAGTCGAAAACATCGCTGAGCAGCCGGTCGAAGCGAACGGCTAAAAGGCAAGTCTGAAAGTTCACAGAGTGCGACATTCGACGAGAGTGTCGCACTCTCCTTGATAAAAAGCCAGCAGAAAAGAAAAGGATTTGGAGCTGGCTTTTCACACCGAGAGGGAGCGATAATCTCCCTTTCCCTATGTGCGGGAGGCCGAGCGACGAGAGGTCCAGACCCATTATAGCGGTTTCTTTTTAGCAGTGCAATACATTATTCGGGCTTTCTTTGTAAAGTAAAGTAACGAGGGGTCCAATCCCATTATAAAGAAAAATTCGGGAATGTGCAAGCAAAAATTCGGGTGGGCCGTGAAATATATTTTAGAAAATTGTTGCACTGCTCCTGCGGATGAGCCATACTCTGGGTATGATAAATGATACGACAATTGACCGGAAGATGATTGACTACATCGACGATAGCAAATTGTGGATGTGCTTCAGCCAATGGCTGGGCCGTGGTCCCGTCTATGCTCAGCCTATCGGATTCGGCAAGGATGGGATGGGGATGGAAGCTGATATCGGCAACTTGTGTATCGAGGTGGCGGAAAAGCTCGACATTCCACAAGGAGAGCTGTCGGGGGTGGTGTTCTGGCGCGATAAGGATAAGAATACGGTCAGCGGGTGGCACACTCCGGGCTGCTGGGTCATGTATCAGAATTCGGAAGACAGCGAGTGCTGTATTGAAGTCGTTCTCACCATCGAAGGCAACTCTGTAATTCGGAAACATTTCTACAATTAATAGTTGCACAGAACTAGAAACGGAGCCACACTATGAGTATGAAAATGAAATATGCGGTCCGGATAACGATTAAGAACTACTTCGATACGCCCAGCCTCCGGGGCCAGCACTACGATGCGGTGGACCGGAGGCCCGAGCCCTCGCACGAGATGGCTGCAATCAATGCGTACGTCGATGCATTGCCCGACGACGAGCAGCTCCAGGCGGAAGAAGTTTCCTGGATGCGGGATATGAACGACGAGATCTCCGGCTGGGTGTTCTCTATATTCGGCAAACAGCACGGGACGGGCAAGCACTATATTGCGGAAGTAGTTGTAATTAAACTCTAAAAAGAGTTGCACTGCCCACGGGAAACAGCTAATATCTTTTTTGTAATCAATAACGATTACTGTCGGAAACAAAAACATATGAAGACAACAATGCATCACAGCTACAAGGAGCGCGTCAAGCGCAAAGAGCTCAGCGCGACCGATGCGGTCAACCAGCTCATCGCTCAGGCGCAGAGCAACGGAACCTATCCGGCCGTTCTGCACACCCCCACGTTCCGCTGGCTCAACGAGCGGGCCAAGCGCGAGCCCAAGCAGGCGAAGCTCGTGGCGGCTCCGGCTCCCAAAGCGGTTGAGCCCGAGGCTCCGGCTCCGAAGAAGCGCGCCGTGCGGAAGAAAGCTGTTGCCTCTGCGGCCTAAAGCCTTTACACTACTCGGAGGCAGCCCCTCCGAGTTCCTTTCAGCGCTTAGGGCTATTGCGGTGTGCGAGGGAGTGCATTCTCTCGAGCGTAGGCGCTGAAAAGAATTCGGAAAAGTAGTTGCACAGAAACAAATTTAGAGCCATACTGACTGTATGAAAATTAAGTTCACAGTTGCGGAAGGAATCAAAATCCAAGAAGAGCACATCGCAAGCTGGGCCAAAGTGCTCAAGCCGGAGCTGCACCAGCGGATGAAGGATGTGTGCGCATTGGACAATAAGCGCTTGCATCCGAGCACCCATTGCGGATTGGACGTGATGCGGGGTGTTGACTTGGACAACATTGTGGCACGATTTCGGAATGAGTAGTTGCACTAGAACGAGAAATCAACCATACTATTGACATGATAAAGAACATCACATTCGACGAACTACACGCAATGCTCCTTAAGCACCTCACCGAGCTCCAGCTCCTCGACAAGAAGGGGTGGCCGAAGGGCAAGGCAGGCCGCGATGCTGAGTTCCATTTCATCTGCGGAGTGCAAGCAATCATTCCCAATTTGGTAGAGCAGGTGCCGGTGGTGGGCATCATGAACATCACGAGTCGGAGCCTCCTGACGATTCCTCCGAGCCTGCCGCGCCCCACAAAGTAGTTGCACTCCCTCCGAAAAAGAGCCATACTGCATCTATGAAATATAAATTCAAGCTCACGACCATCACCAACCCTGAAGCGCTAACTGCTGAAGCCTGCGCAGAGCGTCGCGCAACGATGAAGCAAGTCATCGAGGCACCCGGCGATGTGACCATCGAGATTGATAAGCGAAACGATGTACACATCTATGCAGGCGAGGCATCGTATCACTTCAACGAGTTCGGATTGGAGCGCATCGAGCTCTCTGCATACGAATATGGCTTGACGCCTGAGAGCATCCGCCAGTCGTTCCGTCCAGATTGGATTTGCGGCTACTTGGCTGCGATGTCGAACGGTTGGGAGCTCCGCGCACGCACCATTGCTGGGGCTTGGATTATGTGGTGCGTGGGCAACCAGAACGGTCCGCTCGTTGAGGCTGTTGAAGTAAAGTAAACAAAACGGTTGCACTCTAATCGGGCTGCAGCTATAAGATAGGCAGACGTTATGATTAAGAACATATTCATCACACCGAGCGCAGGACACATACTCATGACTCAGCGCCCTGTGATAGGGAGCCCAGCAGTGCAGGGCGCTGAGCTGAGTGTGAGCTGGAGCGATGAGCACTTTACTCCGATGATGAGTAAAGGTAATCAATTTGATTGCGGTGCTGTGGATGGGTCAGCCACCTCAGTGAAGGGGTGCACTCAGCTGTCCGGATTGGATGCTGTGAAAGAAAGGAAGGTGGTCACTATGCGCTACTAGAGCATTGATCTAAACAAACTGGCAAGCTTTAATGATACTAGAACAATTAAGAGCGGTGTGCTCTCGAGAGCCTCAGCCATCTCGAAAGGTGGAGAGGGGATCGGAGCACACCGCGAAATGCAAGCCTTAAGTACGAAAATTTATTAGATATAGAAAAAGCTTGCACTCCGATCCGGACCCCATGCCAATTTTTTTCCAAATTCTTTTTAAGTTCTCGGTTCTCGGAAATTTTTTTATCGTAAAATTTTACGATTCTCTAGTACTGGAATCTGCTCCTGGAGCTTCTTAACTATCTGTGCATCTATCTTATGTGCAACCTCTTGTGCCATCCGGGCAATATTCTTCTGTTTCCGATACTCTGTTGATTCTACTTTCTCACCCTTAACCCAGTAATGCCATGGTTGATGTGTTCCCCACGTAAAGAATAACGTAGTTACGGGTCCCCTGAGTATGTCAACGATCTTGTGAAAGTAGTTCCGATCAGCCTTACTGAATGATCCTTCACACTTTACTCTCATCCGATTATACTCAGGAGCATATTGTTCTATATACGCACCCCACAGAATTACACTCATGAAGTTCCACGGATGACTATGTAAATGTTCATCTTTATCTTCTTTATAGATCCGATGAATATAGAGAGCCCACTTATGCGTCTCTATAATAGCATACCTTTGGAAGTGTAACTCTCCTTGCTGAGATCTAATCTCTTTAACTTGTTGAAATAGTTTCATTTATGATATTATAATAATATCATTCTCTCGAACATCACTCTTTCTTTCAGTTTATATTTCTCAAGATTCTCAAAAATTTTTTGTGAATTTTTTTGCACTTTTTTAGTTCTGCCTTTATAATCATTAAATAATAATAATATGAACCGCACCGAAAAGTTCCTTCTTGAGAAAGCCTATATAAAGGTACAACAGACTCGACTTCTCATAGAGAATATGTCCGCTTCTCAAAATGTTGATATTAAAGGTAAGTCTGCTGATGAGATTGCCCAGCTTATCTTCAAACTTAAAGAAGGCTTTAATATTACCTTTCATCCGCGTAATAGCTACACTAATTGGACTTCTGTGTCAAAGATTATTCAGGGTGATGAACATGCCTATATCTATGAAGACAATCATGAATGGCTTTTTGAGCCTAAGACTGATCTCTCAGAAGAGGATATTGTAAAGGTTGCTACTCATGTGGCTACCTCTGCTTATTATGAGGTTGCAGATATACATCAGGTTCAGAACTATACCTCTCCTCAGGTTGACCCGCATGGTGATGATCAGGCACTTGGTGAATATGAAACCTTTGATGGTCCAGTCTCACAGATGGATCCGCAACGTCCTCAATACTAATTAAATATTATCATGAAACATCATTTAGAATTACTTGCAGAAGCATATGAAGAGATGAATGCAACTCCGGACTTCTTAAAGCTCGAAAACATCCTCTTAAAGGTTGCCCCTCAACTCGGAGATGAATCATATGTTCAGAACATAAAGGATACTGCACGTCTTATTAGTATCTCTAAAGAGCACGGTTATGGTTCTGATTGGAAGAAGAGTACTCCTGAAGATTTCTTCTACTTAGTACGTCTTTCCTATTTCGATCAAGATGCAAATGCTCAGAACGGAATGGCTATTGGGGTATCTCAAGATGGTCAGAACGTTGCTCTCTTTTCAAACTAATGCACACCTTTAAGGAATACTTTACAGAGAACTATAAAGTGACTGAATCACCAGCCTTTAAAGAGTGGTTTAAGGGATCAAAGGTGGTTGATTCTCAAGGTAATCCTTTAGTTGTTTATCATGGACGAGTTGACGATTTTAATACTTTTAAAGATCAGGAAGCTACGCTTATGGGTGGAGGTGGAGCATTAGGCCATTTTGGCTCTTCAGAACAAGCTAATAAAATTTTAAGAGGTTGGACTATATCTCCAGAAGATTATGAATGGATGACTCAAAATATGAAAGGTAAAGCGCCTAATATAGTGCCTGTCTATTTATCAATTAAAAACCCTAAACGAGTTGAAGATGATACACTAGGCCCTATGTGGGCATATATAATCCAGAGAGCTAAACGAGAGGGGTATGATGGTTTGGTTTACTCTAATAAAGTTGAAGGAAAAGGTGATTCATATGTTCCGTTTTATCCAGAGCAGATCAAATCTGCAACCGGTAACAAAGGTTCCTTCAATCCTTCTAACCCTGACATCAGACATTAACCTATGATCGACTTTAAGACATATTTTTTAGCTGAGAATCGTAATCAAGTACTTACTCCTGAGTTTCAAAAATGGTTTGCAGGATCTAAAGTAGTTGATAGTGAGGGTAGACCGTTGAGAGTTTATCATGGTCGAGCAATGGTAAGCTTTGAAGATAAATTCCTTAAAGATTATCCGAGTTATTTTACTGATGAACCGGAGTATGCTAGTACTATTGCCCAAAACTCTCATGAATATGCCGCTTTCGTAAATAGAAAAGAGCTCGTATCTGCACGAGTTATTCCTGCTTACCTTAGAATAACTAATCCAGTACCTCAAGACTTACTTCCTGAAGGTAAGTCTTCTTATCTTCAGTATCATGACAATCTCCCACAACTCATAAAGAAATGGGAGAAGATGGGGTATGATGGAATAATTGGTTTTTCTGATACCCCGAGTGCAGATAGAGAGTTTGTAGTATTTGATCCGAGCCAAATTAAATCAGCAACTGGCAATAAAGGTTCTTTTAATCCTTCAAACCCTGATATAAGATATTAATATATGGAAAAATTTAAACAATACTTTAATGAAGTATATGGTTCAGATCATCCTTATAGAACTCCTGAGATGATAGAAGCATTTGCTAAAGTTCATAACCAGCAACGGTGGGAAGGACCAGAGGGGATGTTCAACGAACGCCTTAATCCTAATGTTACTCATGGGACGGGTTCATGGCTTTATTGGCTTGAACATGGTGGTGATTTGATTCATCGCAGTTCCTATAGTGATTCAAAGCACGATTTCGGAGGTGGCGGATATCATTATGGGCGCAGGGCCACATTAGAAAAGGCAGAGAAAATCTATCAGTCTCTTGCTCCTCGTAAAGGATGGATGCCTATTGATGAGGATGTTAAACAGCAGATTGAGAGTAACTACAACTATCATGTCCGAGAATACGGTTATAAAGGTTCTTTAGAACAGTGGTGGAAAGAGGTCAGAGAAGCAGGTGAGCGCTATTCTCAAGCATATGAAAAGCTTCAACCAGTTACTGAAGTTCAGAAGCTGGGGAGAGATGTTGCTATTCATATTGGAAGATTTCAGTTTAAAGAAGCAGTACCTCTCTTGGCAAAGCTTATTAAACTACTCAAAAGTAAAGATTGGGTTACTCACTACTGGACACCTTTAAATACGGCTCCGAAGCCCTTTGAAGAGAATAAGATCTAAATAAGTTCTTTAACAAACACTATCAGAGTATATTCTTTCAATCAAATACGTTTAGAACAAAAGGTAGAGTGCGTCCTCTTTAGTATAAATAATATTATGAAACACCACATGGAATTGCTTTCTGAAGCATACGACGAGGTTCTTAAAAATAGACCTTCAATGTCTAATGTTCCAGATCCTCAAAATAACAATCCAGAAAATCCTATATCTGTAACTATCGAAGAAATTATTGTTCATATGTATACCCGGCAATCAGACCCGGAACGCCCTGAAGAGTACGACTCTGGAGGTGCTATTGGTGATGTGATTACAAACTTTAGTCGGATTGTACATTCAATATCTAATAAACGAGATCGTCAACGAGTGGTTGAAGAGGAAATCGGTTCCGATCCATGGTCTTGGAGCAATATTCCAAATTTTCAAGAAATGGCAGATTCAGGTCAATTAAACGTAGACGTTGTGTATCCAGACGGACAAGTCGTTTCAGCACCATTGAAATATTAAATAATGTTATGAAACACCACATGGAATTGCTTTCTGAAGCATACGACGAAGTCCTTAAAGGTCAGCGCCCATCAATAGGCAATGTACCTTCTAATGACGAACAGCAAGCAGATCTAATCGATTCTGCAGAACCAGTACCGCTTACAAAAGGCGACATTGATTATTTGATTGAATTAGTTCAAGAGAATGACCCGTCTGGAGGAACTGAACCTGATGCTCATATCGTTTCAATTCTTGCTAAGTTCGCTAAGATGTACGAGACTGCACCAGACCAATAATTTGATCTAAATCGATTTTAATCATTCGTATATCAAACTATCATTTTAAAATAAAACCTATTTAGAACCAAAGCTAAATAGGTTTCCTCTTGTATAAATACTCTTATATGCAATCGTTTAAGCAATTCCATCTCGTCTGTGAGTCGATGACCTCACAGGTGCGTCAGCAGATGGAATCTATTAAGAATGGAACATCTGAGTGGGATGGTATTTTGAGAGAGTGGATTCGTGCAGGTGGACAATTTGAATCTGAAGGTCCGCGTCACTTTAAGGTAGTTACATCTAAGCCAGTACCGAATGAGATTAAGCGTAAGTATCCTGATGTAATCTTTGCCCTCCAGGCACTTACTAAGCATCTAGGAGGATATTCATACTTTCGCAAATGGAAAGAGTTGGATAAGTATCTCACCTTTAAGACATCAAAAGAGCCGGTAAGGGTTCAACGTTTCTGGACTAGCTTTACTCAAAAAGATCTAGATTTACTAAAGGGTGGTCAATCATTAAAGGTGAAAGAGGGTGAAGAGTATCAATACTTTACTCGTCATTCACAACTATTTGGAAGGACTGGAGGGTATCATGTAATGAATATTGGTTCAGAAACTCTCCTTCAAACTCATGGAAGGTCTCTTGTAATAGTAACTTCTCATACAATTCTTCCTATCTTTAATGTAGGACTCTTTGCAGTTCATGTAGTTAATGCTGCTCGTCTCGTATTTGGTAATGAAATCCATGGTCTCGAAACCCTGCGTAACTTTCATAGAGAGAAGGAGATTATAGGAGATGCAATAAAGGAGATTAAGCCTCAAGATGTTGTAGGTTACTATGATAATGCTACATTTAATACCCTACATGGAGATGTTCATGAGATTGAGTTCATCCCCAATAGTAATCTTAAGATGAAGTTTTTTCCTGAGCATATTGATATATTAAAGAGCGAATTTAAGAAGTATAATGCAATAGAGAGCTCGTTTAATGGTCATAGATATATTGTAACTAGCCATCCTGAAAATTCTGTATTCACTCGTCAGATAATGGGAAACAAATGGTATCCGAACGAAGAGCTTACTAAATTGATAGGGGTAGGTATTCAATTATATACAGGAGTTTGGAAATAATGATTGATTTTAAGGCATATTTTTCCGAAGCATATCGAATAGGTAATGCTGAATTAAAAGATACGGTAGACATTGATTCAGATACATTTACGGATCGATTTGTATTCGAAAGAGATCATGATCGGTGGCTCGATGTAGTTTTTAATATTTACAGTGACCCTCATACTGTTGAATATTTAAAGCAGGAAATGACTCGAGGTGGGTCACCAACAATACCATCCTTTGATAAGTATTCTACCATCGATTGGTATGTTAAGGGGTATGTAAGGTCTGTAGATAAAAATAGAGAAAAATATGGCTCTAGAATGAACAGCATCTTTACAAATATAATTTATAGTTTAAAGTACTTCGCTTCTACCAGACAAATAAACACATTTCTTTATGAATGTAATGTAGAAAGGGGTCGGATTTATAAATCTGTATTAGAGCGGAATGCAGATAAAATTGACATTCTATATATTGATAAGAGTAATACTTGGGGAGTATTCCAGGTTAAGTAGGCCAGTAATGATAATCTCTCCGAGCTAATCTTTCCCACTCATGATAATTATCACACTCCCACCACTTAAGGACTGCAAGTTCTTCGGAGGTTAAAATAACAGTTGCATTGTTATCAGTTTCCATATATCTTAAATAATTATAATGATTACCTTCAAACAATATTTAGTCGCAGAGAATTGGAAATCAGTGCTTGCAGGCGCAGCGCTCGGAGTATCTTCTTTAACGTCTCCGGTTGATGCGGCACCCGCAAAGGCGCCTACTGTTCAGACTAATAATCTTGCTACCTTAAAGTCTTTATCTGATTCATCAGTTGCAGCATTTAAAGCATTTTATCCCGACACTCCTCAAGCTCGGGAATTATTATATTTGACTGCAGTGGTTGAGTCTGATGGAGGTAAATATAAGAAGCAACTCGGTGGAGGACCTGCATTATCATATTTCCAGATTGAGCCAGCAACTGGAAAGGATGTCTTGAGATATTTAAAAAGTAGACCTAAAACGCTTAATACTCTCTCGCAGTATGCAGGAGTCACTAATAGTATTCCTACCCTCGAAAAGGATTTAAATAAGCTCCTTCTTAATAATGATAAATTTGCTGCAGGTATTGCGCGGATTAAATACGGAATGATACCTGAAGGCATTAAGCAAAATGACTCTAAGTACCTTGCTGAATATTGGAAGAAGTATTATCAAGCAGGTGGAAAAAAGGGCCTCTCTGCTGATCAGGCCCTTAAGAAATATCTTCAGTATAAGAAGTAATTACTCTCCTTGAATAATAGCAAACTTATATAAGATTATCGGCTTAAACTGATTAACTTTATATATTTTGGTTATATTATTCTCTCGTAACATCGAAATGAGTTCATCATAACAATCTAAAATTGTTATACATTTAAAACTTGCATCTACTGTACCTACCGCAGGAAATGAGTATTTTCGACTCTTTGTATTAGGAGTAACTTTCCATATCCTTTCAAAGCCTCCTTGTTTACAGAGTTTATCTATCGAAATATACCATTTATCAGTATCAATTACTATTAGTTCATAATTGGTAAAAGGGGAGGTAGTACATATTTTATCGCTGTCCGATTCTTGTTGTATTACTTGTAACATAAAATTTACTTGTGCTTGTCAATTGCTTTCCAATTTTTCGTTTTCATTCTCTCGACAACTTGAGACCAATGTAAAGGCTTAAAGTCGTGACAATCTACCCCTACATCGAATGAGAGTGAATGAGGATTATCTTCTAGAGTTCCATGTGAATGTCCATAGAGGTGATATGCACCCCGATGGGAATTCTTCCACATCAACATTGCATAATGACAGAAGGTAACATCTCTCCCTTCAATAATTGTCTCATACATGTTATAAGGACCAGTAAACAATTCAGGAGCCTTCCACGATGTTCGATCGTGGTTACCTTTAATCAATATGATTCTTCCATTGAGACGTGAAAGGTAGCTATGAAAAACTTTAACATCAACAGTATGGCATAAATCACCAATATGGTAAACTGTATCACCCGGCTTAACTACATTGTTATAATTTTCAATTATAGTTTCATCCATTTCTTGTACTGTCTGAAATGGACGAAACTTTAAGATACCTTTTTGTCCAAAGTGAGTATCACCTGTAACAAAAATATCATTCATAATTTAATATAAATGAACTATAAGGAATATCAATTTTTAATTTCGCCCTCTGTAGTGGTCATATCAATTATTCTCTCACTTATTAAGTGAATATCTTTAATAATGTTTATTGCTGGAACTGTGACATTATCTAAAACCGTAAGTTGAAATTCAAAATAACCGCATAATTTAGTTGATAGATCATCCTGGGTCATAAATGTGATAACAGTATCACCATAAACGATTTCTGATTTTTTTACTACTTGGAGAGGGCAACGAATACAACCCATAATCAATTTTTGAAATCGGAGAACAGCGCCTGAATTATGACATATAACTAAAATTCTCTTATACTGCTTTACTCGAATAAACCAAGCTACTAGTAGTCCTAGCACTGTAGTTGTTCCAGTTTGCCGTTCTTCTGTGAATGCATGAAATAATTCCTCATTATTAATATCTAAATCTAGAACGTTATGAGCAATATTTTTTTGTACACTATTTAAATGCACCCCTTGTTCATTACAATAACAAATAAAATTTTGATAATCAACGTCGCTTGGTACTGGTCCACACTTGAGAGGAGCTTTTATCTTAGAGCCGTTAACTGTTACATTAATACTCGTATCTTCTGTAAGCTCTGGTACATTAATATTGATAGTGATATTTTTCATTACTTTTTATTATACTTGCATTCCGAATATATCAATTATAAATAATAGTGAAATCCGCGGTATGAGCGGCTTTCTAATAAACATATGAAAGATAAATTCGCAATAAATGTTGTCGTAAACGGCAACTCATGTAAACAATACTCACACAATGGAAAAACATTCATTGAAGCCAAAGCTGGTACTGAGTATGAAATCCACGTAAAGACCTCCGCATATAAGCGCTATCTCGCAATTATATCCGTAGATGGTGTCAATGTTCTCGATGGTACAGTGGCATCTAATAAAGGCCCTGGATATGTATTCACTGCAGCAACACCTCTAAAGCTTAAAGGATATAGATATTCAGATAGTGAAGTAGGTGCATTTAAATTCTGTATTAAAGAAGAGAGTACTGTAAAGGAACAAACTTCAGTATCTGCAAACTGTGGTGTTATTGGTGTTTGCATCGTGGAAGAGGCTGATAATTATCACATCTTAGCTACACTACAGAGCATAAATGACCTCAATGTAGATAGAAAAAAGAGAACTTATATTCCGCCCAGCCCTTGGCCTCCTCATACACCCTATTTTGGTGACACTCCTGGAGAATTATACTGCGGTACTCTCATAACTGATAATAGTGTGCGATGTATGTATAATAGTTCTGCATTAGGGGCAGGAGATTTAAAGAGCTCAATGCTTAGCATGGATTACTGCTCGACTAGTCTTCAATCAGATGAACCCTTTAGTCTGGGTACTCAATGGGGTAAAGCAATTGAGAGTAAAGTCACATCTGTAGAGTTTGTCAGGGGTGCGGAAGTACTCACAACCGACATTTATTATAACACCCGCGACGGTCTTAAATTCCTTGGGGTACTTCTTGAAAATCCTCCTGTGGGTGTTTCGTTTCCACAGAGCTTTCCGGGTTATTGTAAACCACCTAAGAATTGGAAAAGATAACTAAATTAAATATTGTACTTCTACATCGCTTTAATATCTTAATGGTATTAAAGCGATTTTCATTTATGGATAGCGAAGTTACTATTACAGAAGTTGATACAACAGAGATAAGAATCTACTGCGGACTAAAGCGGATGTATACAGGTATTATCTACCCAATAGATGCTGTTTATGTTGTCCTTGAAAAATACGTCAATGAAAAGAGTTGGTGTGTCAGTCTAACACCTACTCAATATGTATATAAAGGAGGGACAGAGCCAGGGGTTATCATAGGTCTAATTAACTACCCTCGATTTCCAGCTAGTCCTGATATTATTCTCCAGCATGCCTTTGATATTGCAAAGCTCTTAATGTATGAATTATTCCAGTATCGAGTCACAGTTGTAACCAATACCAAAACTTATATGCTTTCAAATCCTACCCTCTTATGATAAAGAAAAATTACCCTAAACTATATTCACGTGCAACTACCGGAGCTATTCAAGTCTGGTGGGTTGAACAAGATGGAGATAAGTACCGCTCTCACTCTGGTCAAGTAGATGGAAAAGTTACTACTTCAAAATGGACAGTTTGTGTTGGTAAGAATGCAGGTAAGTCTAACGAGACGACAGGAGATATTCAAGCACAAAGAGACATTCTCTCAAAATATAAGAAAGCAAAGAAGCAGGGCTGCTTTGAAGATATAAAGTGTGTAGATCAGGATAAAGGTTATATTTCATGTACCCTTGCAAAGAAGTTTAAAGATCGGGTTGATAAAATTAAGTACCCTGTAACGGTGCAGAGAAAATACAATGGAGGACGCTGCATCACTACTAAAGATTTAAAGATGAAGTCTCGTGAGGGTGAGCAGTGGCTAACCTGCCCTCACATTTATCATGCTCTCTGTGAATCTGGATTCTTTAAAAAGTTTCCTGATGCAGTCGTTGATGGTGAGCTCTATAATCATGATTATAGATACAATCTAAACGATCTGATGTCTATTGTTCGGAGAACTGCTAATATTACTAGCTTTGATCTAATTAAAGCGAAAGATGTTGTTAAGTATTATGTTTATGATGGATATAACATCGGAGGTACTACGGATCAATCTGAATACTTAGTTCGCCAGGCAGCAATTAAGGAGCATCTTAAAGGTATTCCTTTCATTGAAATCGTACCTTCATACATTGCAAAGTCAGAGGATGAAGTATGGGCGCTATATGATGCATTTGTCGAAGATGGGTATGAAGGAGCAATGGTTAGAATCAACAATAGTGTTTATGATCATAAGCGGTCTTCTAACCTCTTAAAGATGAAGCCGGAAGATGATGATGAATTTCTTATCCTTGATGTTATCGAAGGTAAGGGCGATCGTTCTGGAATGGCTGGTAAAATTTCTCTACAGATGAAGGATGGTAGAGAGTTTAAAGCATCTATGAAAGGTAAGGTTGAACAGTTTACAGAAGTACTAAATAATAAACAGAAGTATATTGGTAAAACAGTTACTATATTTTATAATGGATTTACAGGATTAGGAATCCCTAACTATGCAAGATTTGACTGCAATAACTGGAATAAAGGTGATAGGTGATAAGTGCTTACATCTCAATACTAGTATATTAGACACACCCAGCGACTTCATCATTCATTGCTGTAATTGCTTCCATACAATGGGTGCTGGGGTTGCTCTTTCGCTCCGGCAGCAATGGCCTCAGATATATGCGGCTGATAAGAAAACTAATTACGGTGATGAGACTAAATTAGGAGACTTCAGTAAAGCATTTGTCAACGGTAGTAATAATAAGACTATTGTTGTTTATAATCTCTATGGTCAATATATGTATGGGCGGACCCGCGCTCATTTAGATTATTATGCAGTGAGAACCGGTCTCAATAATATCCGAAATGATATTGAAGAGCATACAAAAAATTGGGTCGTATTGCCAATGATTGCATTTCCGGAGTATATGGGGTGCCGCAATGCAGGTGGTGATTGGGATAAGGTTTACAAAATAATAACAGAAGTATTTACAACAAATAATTACATTTTAACATTTCATAATTATGACAACTCAACTAGAAAAGCAAAAGATAACATGGGACAATCTGCATCAGCATGTAAGAGAGATTTATCATCGATTATATCAAGCTAACATTTTTTCTAATACAAAGGCAATAATCGCATTGAGTCGCGGGGGTTTAGTACCTGCAACAATCCTCGCAAATAAGGCAGAGATCAAAAATGTCTATTCTATCGGTGTAAAGAGCTATGATAATGAAGAACAAAAAGGAATTGAGTATTACCCGAGAAATATAAAGCAACATCTAGATAATATTACCTCCGATTTAATAAGTCTACCTGGGAACAATATTATTATTGTAGATGAATTAATTGACACAGGAGAAACAATGAATGCTGTTGTTAATTTATTAGAGGAAGAATTTAAACTTCTTAGAAAGATAAACATCTTTATTGTTGCTCCCTATTACAAGGAATTTAAAGGAGCAAAATTTACCGTCCCGTTTTTCTACAATGTCACATATCACAAAGATGTATGGCTTGAATTTCCCTGGGAAGTTTAAGGAATCTGATTCTTTTTTCTCCACTCTTCTACCTTTTCAAAGTAATATTTGTAAAGGATAGTGTTGTTGATATACTCTGTAGTGACTACATAGTTTGTTCCATCTACAGTTACAATTTTATCAACAATAGGAGGCTTTGAAAATATGAACAATTGGGTAGGTGCAGGGGGCATCGGAGTGACATTATCTAAATGTCTCCGTTGACAAGTCTTGCAACCTAGTGTAAAACACATTGAGAGTAAGAGAACTATATTAAAAATACGTTTCATAAATTTATCCTGATACAGGTACTGTCCATGTTCCAGATACAGATAATGTCTTAGTATCATACCCTACTAATTTATTGAGATCTTCGATACTACCTCCAGAAAGGGCACCAGTTATAGAGCGTTCCTTTTCTTGAAGTTCTCTTAACTGTTCTTCTCTAATTCTCCGATGTAGGTAAACCTTAATTTCAATTATGGCTTTTTCTATAATCTCACACACATATATAGCTGCTTTAGCTATGGTAACAATGGACCCTATCATATCTATAATTGTAATTGATTGTTGAATTAAATCAATTATAATTATTTACACAAATTAAATACTATTATGTCAGAAGAAAAAAAGACTCGCACATTGAAGTGTATTGTAACTGGTAGGCTTTTAACAGTAACTAAGGAATACTACACATCAAAGGTTGAGAAGGCAGGATCAGAAGCAGCGTTACATTCAACATATATCTGCAAAGAAGCAAAAACGTTCCTTAAAGGTGGTTATACAGTCTCTCAGATCCGAGAAATGCTTAGTATTGATGACCCGTCTCTCGGTGAGGTTTCTACAGATATCATCCAAGATATCATCCGCAATTCAAAATCTACTAATAATCTTCGAATCAAACCTGATACAATTCAGAACAATATCGCTCTTGAGACTGATATTGAAGTTAAAAAATTTATAAATATACTAAAGAATGTCTAAAATATATACAGTTGTACAACGCAATAAGAACTCATTTCTTATCATAGATGCAGGTACTGGTAATACAGTAGGAAGTATTTACCACACAGGAATTACCATAAGCGGACCTACGGTAAGTGGTAATACTGCATCTATAGTTATACGTAAGAATGAGTTCGATACTAAACAGTATCTCTATACATACAAATTACCTTCAGGAAATTTATTGAGCTCGAGTATTATCTAGTCAGCTTGATTAAATAATTTTGTATGGAACTTTCACTAGACATCGGAGCAGCAATAGCATTGGTAGGTACCGTGTGTGCAATATGCGGAAGTGCTCTGGCTATTGTAAGAATATACAAAAAGGTTGACACGACCTGGCAGCCTGTAGTTGAATCACTCAAAGCAGAGGTAAGTAAAGTAAAGGAAGGATTAATCCGCACTGATGCTAAAATTGAATTATTAGAGTCCTATAAGGCTAATACTGATAATAACATCATCCAAGTTCGAGAAGAAGTTAACAGTATGAATGAGAAGTTAGATAAACTCACTCATCTGATAATTCAACACTTTACTTCTAAAAAGTAAGTATATAATGCTCGTATGAGCATTTTAGAGTATAAAGAGATTCCACCAGAACATTCATACCCCCTTCTTCCTGGAGCCTTTAACTCAGGTATTTTTTTCGGTTTTATCATCAACAATAAATTTGATGAGTATAAAGCCCATATAAATCCTCAGCAAGGGTTAGTTCCGAGTAGATACTCTCACTTCACATATGTTGATGAACAGGCAACTTTAAATTTATTGTATGGTTTTATTCTTCACCCAGATGAAAAATATATACCATTCGTAAAAGGCTTTTCTCAGATAGAAAGTACCTTCTTTAAATACATCTGTACTAAGAAGAAATTCACTACAGCATATAAAAAATATTTGGACGACTGGGGGCTCGAATGTAAAGAATCGTTTGGATATATTGCAGATGGACTCTATCCAATTGATATTACACCAACCGCTTTAGAACTATGTTCTTTCTTGCGAGACTTTGATCTAAACGGGTCTTATTCACGATGCAATGACTTGACACTCCTCTATACATACCCCGTTTGGAAACTGTTTATCATATCCAATCCCCTTCAAGAACTTCTTGATTTCGAATAATTTTTCTTAATTCAACCACTAGTGTTATTGCGGGGTTATCATATAAATAATTTCACAAAAAAGAATATGAATAAAAAGGCGTTTACAGGGGAAGAAATGTTGGATGAATTGTCGGATTTTATCTTTGTTAGCAAGTATGCAAAGTACAATAATAAGTTAAAGCGCAGAGAAACATGGGAAGAGTGTGTTGATAGAGTTAGAGACATGCATCTTAAGAATTATAAGGAACAATTAACTCCCTATGATGTCAAGGAAGTATGTACTGCATTTGAATTAGTAAAGCGGAAATTTATCGTACCCTCAATGAGATCTCTCCAATTTGGAGGTAAGGCAATTGAAGTTAATCCTGCACGCATGTTTAACTGTGCAGTGCGTCACATAGATAGCATTCGATCATTTTCAGAATCATTCTTCATGCTCATGTCAGGGTGTGGTGTTGGGTTTGGATTAACAAAGAGATTCATTAATCGGTTACCCGACTTAGTAGGGCCTAAAGATAAGAGTGGTACTGTTATTACTTATACTGTAGATGACTCTCTTGAAGGATGGTCTGATTCTATTGAAGCATTATTGAACTGCTACTTTAAGAATACAGCATATACCGGACGTAAGGTTATATTTGACTACAGTAAGATTCGTAAAAAGGGTGCACCTTTAAAGACTGCAGGAGGTAAGGCTCCGGGGTACGAAGGACTCAAGAATGCTCATATTAAGATTAAAGCATTACTCGACCACATTATTGAAAACAAGCATCAAAGTAGGATGCACCCCATCAATGCATATGATATCTTAATGCACTGTGCAGATGCAGTCTTATCGGGTGGTATTAGAAGAAGTGCATGTAGTACAGTCTTTGATAAGGATGATTTAGAGATGATGTCTGCTAAATCTAATTTAAAGGTTACCCGTTACTTCCGCTTTGAACAAGAGGGCTCTAATTGGCATGGATTTGTATATGTAGATGGAAAGAAGCATGATGTAGTTCTTTCAGAATACGAATATAGCGCTCTTAGAGAGACTAAGACAATTAGCTGGCACAGAATTGAACCTCAGAGAGCTCGGAGCAATAACAGTGTTCTCTTACTTCGTAATAAGACGACATATGAAGAGTTTAAAGCAGTATTCGAGATGACAAAGCAATGGGGTGAGCCAGGCTTTGTTTGGGCAGATTATGATGATCAATTGTTTAATCCGTGTTTCGAGATTAGTTTTAGACCTATAACAGCAGATGGTATTTGCGGAGTTCAATTCTGTAATCTTACTTCTATGAACGGAAGAAAGATTGTATCACGGGAAATCTTTAATGATTGTGTTAAGTATGCAACTATTATTGGTACATTGCAAGCAGGTTACACCAACTTTAATTATTTAAGTAACACCGGTAAGCAGTTAACCAATGAGGAAGCTCTCTTAGGGGTATCTATCTGTGGAGTATTTGATAACCCTCAAATTCTTCTCAAGCCTGAGATACTTCAAAGCGGTGCTAAGTATTCTATTGAAGTGAATAAAGAATGGGCTCAAAAATTAGGAATTAATCCTGCTGCACGTATTACAACTGTTAAGCCTGAAGGTACTACGAGTTTAATATTTGGGTCTGGATCGGGTGCACATCCACATCATGCTCGTAAGTATTTCAGAAGGGTTCAGTGTAATAAACTTGATAATCCGTATCAGTTCTTCTACATCCAGAATGATCACATGTGTGAAGAGAGTGTTTGGAGCGCTAATAAATCAGATGATGTAATTAGCTGGCCGCTCTGTGCACCAGAACATGCAATCGTTAATAAAGATCTTGATGCACTAAAGCACCTCGAATATATTAAACTCATCCAAGAGAATTGGGTTAAACCAGGTTCTCAGACTGTTAATAATACTCATAGAGGTCTCGAGCATAATGTCAGTTGTACTATAATTGTAGATACCCATGAATGGGATAATGTATCTCAATATGTATATGATCACCGAGCATTATTCTGCGCAGTATCATTCATCTCAAAAATGGGTGACAAGATGTATGTACAAGCTCCGCGTGAAGAAGTTACCACAGAAGAAGATAATGTTAAGTGGAACCAGCTTATAGCAAAGTATACTTCTGTTGACTTTACACAGCTCGAAGAGAGTACCGATGAAACAAAAATCATGGAGTCTGCAGCATGCGCTGGTGGTAAATGTGAATTATAATTATGGCAAATCAATTAGAACTTGATAAGAAATACATAGAGATGGCTCAGCAATGGGCTGAGCTGTCTCCCTCAAAGCGCCGTAAAGTAGGTTGCTTTATAGTAAAGGGTACTCAAATAATCAGCGATGGTTATAATGGTACTCCCTCTGGTGACGATAATTGCTGTGAAGATGAACAGGGTAAGACTAAACCAGAAGTCTATCATGCAGAAGAAAATGCTATCTTAAAATTGGCTTGTAGTACTCAATCAAGTGAAGGTGCTACCTGCTATATAACTCTCTTACCTTGTCTACCATGTAGTAAATTACTAGTAGGTGCTAAAATCAGTAGAGTAGTCTATCTCGATTCATATGAGACGAGTTTACCTTCTATAGAGTTTTTAAAGCGCAGAGGTGTTAAGGTTCACAAATTAAGTGACTTGATAAGCTTATAAACTAACATCTACCTTCTTCTCGTGTCGAACTGGCATAGATGGAGCTTTAGATGCATTCTGATTAACAGCTGCAATCTTTCTTAATGCTACGTTAGATGTAGTCAATGTAAGAGGTATATTTCTAAATTGATGTGAGTGCGGCGCAAAGTGTACCAATACAGGGTCATTAGGGTCTATTAAGATAATAGGTCCTCCTGGTCCAGTTGATTGCATCTTCTGGACATTCTCATCATCTATCCATCCCTGGAGGATTACTTCTTCTGTCTCTTGAATTTCTACTGGGGCAGTGATATGGTTGACTGATAACTCACCTTCAACATGGAGACCTCCTCCGATAATAACATTTTGAGTTACTCCGAGGTTACCTTCAACAACCACTTGTTTAAATTTACGATTCTTAAGAGTGATGTAATCTGCATCTATGGTAACACGCTTAGATGAAATATTTGTTTCAAGCTCACTTCCGATGTTGACCTGCTTACCTGCAATATTAGTAACTACACCACCAAAGTTAACTACACCAGTAGTCTTAATATTAATACCTCCCGAACCTACTGTGACATTATATTTGTTTGCAACATTTAATGACGCATTACCTCCAGGTAGGTCATCAACGTGTACTAATTCTATAACTGGTGCAGGTTCATATGCATTTACTACACCTTCAGGAAGAATATATACTTCACCAGGTGCAGCTTTACCGATGTAATCTACCCTAATAGCAGGAAAGTTATTCATCAATAAACCAATGTTCTCTACACGATGCTTAGCTATGGTTACAATTTCAGACCCTCCAATACCGAGCTCTCTTTCAAGTTCAGTTAATTGCTTAATTTTATCACGAAGTTTTATGATTACTTCTGAGTCTTTATTTTCATTGGTAAAGTTACCATTTTGAGATGAAGGAGATTTACCAGTACCTAAGCATACCGGACATACTTCCCCGAGAAAGCTTCGAGGTGCGGTAGGTCCTTGGATAAATTCTGGTAAACTACCTCCAGTATAACTAACATTACTAAAGCTCGCAGAATCATCAACCATATCTACAATGGTAGTAAAGGTACCTGCAGGTTGAGTAGAGCCATTAGGTGGAGGTGAGTCATAGCGGTTAACATTACTATACGATATGAGAGTGTGATTATTTTTCCAATACTTCTGTCTTCCTTCTGCTGAGCATAATGGACAAGGAGCGTGACCTATTAACCCTCCTGGTGATTTTACTTGAAGGGGTGATACATCTTGATATATTTCATTTAATACATAATCAGCACGGCGAATATCAAAGAGTTGTTTTGCATCGGCGATCTCTCTCATTATTTCACGCCAACTCGAAAACTTATCATACTTTTTATAACCTACAGTCCGATACACATCTCCTCTGATAGTTTGATCCAATATACCATCAACATAAAGAGCCTTATTACCCCTTATCGTTTTAAATTCATCTCCTTGAGTTAATGTCTGTTTATTCTTAGAATTAAACTCTATTGCAGTGTTATTGTTGAACTCGATAAATGACCCGCTATAATGAGTAAACCTTAATACTTCTCTATTGTCAGTATTAACGATTTCTATTACACCGCCCTTCTGAGACATTACCCATTTATTTCGATACTTATCATTTTCAGGTCCATAGTTAGGAGTTTCCTTAACGCTACTGTTCTCATAATCAGATGGGTAGTCGGGAGTACCTTCAGAGTTAAGCTCATATATACCCTTCCAATCTTCTTGATTGTATGATACTGCGAAATATATTGGAAACATTGGATCACCATTAGTAAAGAAGCACCACAGGTGAGAACCTACCCGGGGGATTGAGAATGATCCTTTAGATGTGTTTGAATAAGTAGATGGGATATAGTTATGAGAATACTTGTTAAGAATTCTTGATGACTCTATGTCTGTTCCATTAAATGCATCATTAACTCTACTCGTATTGACTTCATAAAGCCTTCCTGGCTTTTCGGATATATTTTCTTTATTAAGACTGTATTTTGTAGGTGATGCAGAAGATGGGAACGAAAGTGATGAAATATTTCCATCTGATGTCGTTGCTAGCTTTGTATATGCATTATATCTACCTGAAGAAGATTCACCAGCTAAAGGTGCTGCACATTCTGACCAAGGAAGTATATCTCTAAGCTCATCAATAATAAGCGTTAAGTCAGAGTCGATATTATTACCTATAAACTTAAATTTCTTCTTAGTATTGACTGAAAGCCAATTTTTATATACAGTAGGAGATACATGAGGTACAAAGACTTTAACTCTGCCTCGTTTTTCGGGATCGTTATTTTGAACTACTATACCGAGGTAATGACCAAAATATTTCTGTTTTGATGATCTACCCTTTGACGATTCATGTAAATTGCTATGATTGATATCTGACATGTTATACTAAGTTCTTCCAGGTATTATTATTTACTGGAGTATTTACAGAAGCAACCAATTGATTATTAACTGTCTGTGCAGTGTTTAAAGCTGCTCGCTGTGTTTCAATCTCTCTGTAGTCAGGAGATGTTTGATACTTCTTGAGTCTCGAAGCAGAAGCATCAGGACAGATTTTACGAATACTATCTGTTACCTTCTGACGAATTAATGCACGCCTCTGAATTTTAAGTTTGTTGTACAATAACTTCTCATATTCAGAATTCACCTTATTGTTTATCTTCGAGCGTACTTCTCCAATCTTTCTTCCTAAAATTCTATCAAAGTTAAGAGCGATGTCTACAAATTTAATATCGCGCGCGATATTCCTTAAATGTCTATCAATACAGTTTCTAAGTTCACCTACTAATATACTTTGAAGGCTTCCAAGCCCATCCTGGAATTGATTTAATAAATTTTGCTTTGAAAGACTGCTAAATGAGAGATTTGTAGACTTCTCGATAAACTTTGTTAAGTCTGATTTAGATGGTTCTGTGACAAAGTTTTTTAGATCTGCAATAGAGATGTTGTTGACTAATGGAAGATTGGGTAGATCGTTAATAAGCGCACCCGTTCGTTTAACTGTATCAACAGGCGATAGAACAATACTCTTTACATCCGAATAAACCGTACTAGATGTATTGGTTACCGTATTTCTTAGAGACTTCAGTGCTGTATTAGTTTCTACCATATAATTATTTAAATAACATTTGCATTTTCACTCAGGCTCTAATACTATTAACTTATATGCGAATACTTACATCACACGAATCACCTATATCAATCCTCGATGAATCTAGATATTATAATGACTATGAATATGCCTTAGTTCATCTTTTTGATAAGCATCCCGAGTATTATGACTTCTTTGCTAAGTCATTAGCTGTAGATCGTGAAGTGTTACTTGATAACAGCATCTTTGAACTCAAAAAGGCATTTGATGCACAGGCTTTTGCAGGGTGGGTTGATAAACTTAAACCTACTTGTTACATTGTTCCTGATAGCCTTCAGGACAAGCAAGAAACCATTGATAATTATGCAGCATGGATGAAAGAGTATAGTAAGCTTCCTGGAAGACGAATTGGTGTAGTTCAGGGTGCAACTATTGAAGAGATGGTTGAATGCTACAAATTTATGTGTGATTGGGCTGATCAGATTGCAATCAGCTTTGATCTTGCTGCATATAATGAAATTGGCGAGGTGTTTAATAAGGGTCGCGTTGTTGATGAACGTACTAAACAGCTTCAGATTTGGTGCACTGGTCGTCAACGCTTTATTGCTGGGTTAATGGTTGAAGGTATCTGGGATATGAAGAAGCCTATTCATTTGTTGGGCTGTAGCCTTGCACAGGAATTTAAATTCTATACAACACATGATATTAATAATATTAGATCTTGTGATACATCAAATCCAGTGGTTGCAGGTATTTTAGGTTATACATATGATAAAGAGTTTGGTCTCTGGCATAAGCCTTCTCAGATGCTTGCAGAAATGATCACTCATAAGGTAACTGATGATGAGATGGAGCGTATCAATTATAATGTGGAATACTTCCGTACAAATCTAATTAAATAATATGTTTCATAATAAACTTACAAAAAAGTCTAATCAGGAAATTGTTAGTGAGTTTCTCACTAGATATAAATGGCTTTTTGAAGAATCAACCACATCAGATGTAGAAGAGTTTATAAAATACATTTGGCATAATCATAAGGTAAATGTAGTCACTCCTCATATATATCCTTGTAAGTATTCTCTCTTAGATACATTAAGGGATATGTTAGTAGGTACTCAAGGTGCCTTTTTATCTAATGGAAGCTTTATGTGGACATCAATCTTTCAAATCAGAGAAGATGCGTACATCAAGATTCAATTTTCTACAGATGAAAAACATCAATTAGTGTGCAGTAATGTTTTTATTCATACTAAGAGAATTAATGATTACCCTGCTCTATTAGATATTATAAGGCCTCATGAATATGATTCATCAAAGGATCCGCAATGAAAAGATGGATATCGCTCTTTAGTCAAACTGGTTCAGAGCTTGAACAAATATCAAAGAAACTAGGTAGGTATCCTGACTATGTTATCTGTAATAGAAATCACTTTGAAGGTATTAATCAAGAGCTTTTAAAGCATACAATCCTATTAGGGGTACCTCAAAAGCCATCTGTAGGTGATTACTATAAAGCTATTGGTGATCGAAAGGATACTATTGTAACATTACATGGTTATCTCCGTATTATACCACCGGAAATTTGTAATGATTATGAGATCTATAATGGGCATCCTGGTGATATAGTTCAATATCCTGAACTCAAGGGCTTTAATCCACAAAAGAAGGCTCTAGAGTTAAAGTTGCCCACAACTGGTACGGTGATTCATCGAGTTACTGCAGAAGTAGATTGCGGTGAAATTGTGAGTAGAGCTCCTTATACTATTACACCTACAGATACATTAGATAGCTTGACAAATAATATTAAAGGTCTTTCTATTGATATATGGGTCACCCTTCTTAGAAAGCTGCTTTAGCGCACTTTTCTAATATTGATGACCTCTTCATCTTCTGAAAGTTCATAGAGATATACGGGAATATTTTCTGGTATACCCTTTATAAGATATTCAACTGCCTGAGATTCATTAGTCTCAGGCACTTTTTTTAGTCCTGGTTCCTGTAACTGACGATCTAAAAGCTCATCATACCGCGCATGCCATTGCTCATACTCTGCTCTAAGTTTTGAAAGTTTATCAGTCTCTCCATACCAATTAAGCTTGATGGGTTTATAGTTTGGATTATCTCTAACCACCTTATACTTTCCCTTTCCGGTCATAATGACTGACATATCTGTTTTATTCATTACTTCTTGCATTGCAGCAAAGTAATCATCCATTTCTTTAACTACAAAATGAGGTGGGTTCTCTTCTCTGTGTTTTTTAATAAAGAGGCGCTCTGCTTCGAGCTGTGGGTACATTTGCTCTAACTTATGGGCAATCTCTTCTTCTGTAAAGGTCTTATAGGTAATCATGTCTACTTCTTCTTGCTCTATAAAAATAGCAACAGGTAATTTTCTAATTCGGGAATTTAGTATACCATCATTTTCATTATATCCTTTTGGTGATGCATCTACATCTTCTCTATTGTAGACTAAAGTAATACCATACCCGAGAGATTGATTAGGCTTTCCTCCGTCAAGAGTCACATTAGATTCAGCTCTAAGACCTGAACGAATTACCTTTACTAAGTCTTCATTATCTCTTAATGTGTGAAGTACTTTACCAGAGAGATATTTGTGACTCTCAGGAAGAGCATTCTCATGCAGAAATTGTTTAAAGTGAACCATATTATTATTTATATCCTGTTGATAATATGTAAAATTCATATATTATTCTTATATGTTAATTGCTTTCACAGGTTCACATAGTACAGGTAAGACTACATTAATTGATAGATTGAAAGAACATTATAAAGGTAATGATCAGATTCAGTATGTAGATAGCTGTACTCGAAAGGTAGGTAAAGAGCATCCGATTAATAACACCGAAAAGGATTATACACT